TGGTAACAATCCGATGGTTGGAATGACTGTTGCTGTTGCAGTAGCGATCGAGGAATCAGCAAAAGAAGGAAAATTCTAAGAAAATTGGCTTAGAATAAGGGACTGTTCAATTTGTATAAGTTTGTTTAGATTACACAATACATTCTAAAAAACAAAAAATAATACCAGTTGTGTACATTTTGTGTACCTAAGATATAAGTGGTACACAAGTACACAGCTGGTATTTAATAAATTAGAAACATCCATTTAAAATTTCTACATTATTTTTTCTCATTTCTTCCATTACATGACTATAAACATTCAAAGTCGTTTCGATATTTTTGTGTCCCAATCTATCTTGGACATATTTAATATCTGCACCTGCGGCTAACAAAATAGAAGCGTGTGTATGTCTTAAAGAATGAAAGTCCCAATCAGGAAGATCTAATTGATAATGAACAATTCTTCCGCAATGTTGCATAATTCTAGGCTGTATATATCTACCATCCTGGTATCTGTTTAATGGGTTGAACTCAATATAATTATCTGGATTCAATTCATCATATTCGTCAGTAATTTCTAAATCTTTTGTTAAATACAATCTTGTATACATATCTCCATAGTAATCCATATCTTTTAACATCTGCTTTTTCTTTCGTAATAGTAAATTAAATGTTTCATCGTCCAAATCTATTGTACGTTTAGAATCATATTTAGGATTAGACAAATACCAAAAATTTTTAGTATCATTATGTTGTACTTGATGATTGATAAAAATTACTTTACTTTCTTCGTCAAAGTCTTTCATAATATCAAGAGCGAAAACTTCTCCTAGTCTTAATCCACACTTATATCCTAAAATAAGAGGAATGTGCTGTGAAGTTCCCTCCGGGAATCGATCTATAATTTTCTCAAATTGCTCCTTTGTTACAGGAACACGGACTTTTTTCCTAGTTGGAACTTTTGCTTTTGCTGTTGCCATGGGTAGCTCAACTTCTTTCATAGGGTTTGATTTTAGAAATTGATATTTTGATACCGCATGTTTAAGACTTTTATTTAAAATTCCTTTTATACTGCTCAAAGTATTTCTCGAAAATCCCTCATTAAATTTATCGTTTATAAAATCTTGAAGAATAATTGGTGTCAACGAAGTTATTCGATATTTCCCTAGTACCGGATCAATATAAAGTCTAATTTTTTTACGGTATCCATGTACTGTCTGTGGATTCAAATTCACATCACAATATTGCTCCAACCATATCTCAAGATAATCATGAAGAGATATATCATTTTCTTTTACGACAATTCCTGCGTTATCGTAATCCGCTTTCGCCTTTGTGCCCGCTTCCAATGCAGCACCCTTTGTGTCAAAACCACTTTTAGATATTCGTTGCCTTTTGCCTCCTACTTTTGCAATTTCAAATATATACTGCCACTTTTTGCCACGTTTAATTGCTCGTACTTCAGCCATTTTGCACCTCCAAACATACATTCGTATACACATTATACACGAATTAGTACCATTTGTAAAATGAAGGATACAAAAAGGTAAAAAAATGGGTAGAAGAGGAATTAACCTCAACTACCCATAAAATAATAGTTATAATTAACTAACCGTTATGTATAAAGATATCAACGTTCTCTTAAATTGACGTAGTCTCTTTTCTATTAACGACTGCCATCAATCTTGCGTACCATGGAGCGCTTGGACTCCATTTGTAGCACGGCATATCTTTTCCGTTGTTATCTTTGTAAATCTGCTGAACGATTCTCAGTTCATCTGGATGCCCTAATGTTATTACTTTATAACCGTCAAAGTAAAAAACTGCACCCTTACCTTCTACTGTAAATAAACATCTCATCTCTTCATTTTCTCCTTCCTGTTCAATCACATTTTGATTTCCACCCATAAGTTCTTTAATTCGTTTGATAAAATATGCCTTTGTTGCTGCAACACCGCCGTGAATCTCTACTGATTTGTGCGGACAAGCAGTAGCAAACACCTCCTGATGCAAGCGGATAGTATTTTCATTAGGGGTGATTCCATACTGCTTACACTTTTGAGCGCACCACTGCAAAGCACGTTCCTCATTTGCTTTAAATGTATTTAAGTCTCCCATACTCTGACAAACTTCGATACTAAGATAATTTGTATTGCCGTTTGTATTTCCACAATGCCAAGCACAGTTTGCGTCGTCTTCCACCTGTTGGATACCATCACTTCCGCAATATGCGTGAGCGAATCCCTCCTCTTTGTTATGACTGCCATTTGCTAAAGAATTAGCCCAATAAGCTGCATTCATAGAACTACCACCTGCATCATTGTGAATAAAAATACCGATAGGATTTCTGCCTCTCCTACCTGCAACACCTCCACATATACTCATTTCTTATCACCTTCCTTTGTTGGAACTATTTTTCCTCTTGAGTTTCTTCATTTTCCTGATTCTGTTTTAAAATTTCTTCGAGTTCCTCAATACTAATTGTTTCTAATCCTGTAAGTTCTGACATAATTTTGTCCTCCTTCATATAAAAAAGAGGGTAGTGCTATTAAACACTATCCTCTGAGTTGATTTGTTTATTGTTATTCTGAAGTTTCTGCAACTTCCTGTCACACTGTCTCCGTTCAAAAACGCCAAGTTCCAAGATGTTGTTGTCTACAAATGATTCCTTTTTACATAATTTGTTAGACTATATTTAATTGTGTTGATTAAACCCATATCAACCACCTGTCCTTTGTGTGTGCCCAAACGCTTCCAAAACCTTTGGACAAAAATAAACGCCTTCAGATATCTTTTTAAAACTTTTGGCAGTAACAAAACCGCCTGGATTAAATAAAATAACATCTTCATTTCCAAATATAAGATTGTTTAGCAATAGAAAACCATTTGCTTCGATGGTTCCGTCCTGATAGATATAAATATTTTCATCAGAACTTAATCTGCCAAGATTTACTGTTTGTTCTGTTTTAAAAAATCCGTCATCAACAGCTAATTTAAATATATGACTTACATCTGAAATTTTATTTACATTAAAATTGAAAACATAACGTAATGTATTTACTCCATCCACGTCAAATCTATTATCATCGCCATAGTCTTCGCCAAGTTCCATCAGTTTATTATCTATATAAACGGACTCTCCATTTCCTCGAAAACTCGTATTTATGAAATTATCAGAAAGCTTTACAACACCCACTAATTGCGCGCTATTATGCGGAGCGTGAGATACATCAAGTGACTGTATAACTGGTTTATTGTAATATAACCTTATAGAGACAATTTCTTTATTTATTGCAGTGTTTGATATATCAAAATTATTATCATAATTTGAACATATTACAATTTTAAAACTTTGCTCATTATTACAATTTTTGATCGACTGAATTAAGATATCTGGCTGAACTGTCAAATTTGCCGATGCGATTCCAGTCTCAATCATATTTGTTAATCCATTACTATTGGTTGCATAATCATTTACTGTACCATCTGCATCATCAACAAAACATATCTTATAGTATATTTTTAGATTTTCTGGATTCTCAACTGTTGCATTCATCACCAATTCTTCAACTGCTCCAATTCCATAAGGAATACAATCATAAGACTTAGAAAATGTAAATTTAGGTTTTCCTTTTTCTTTCCATACAGCATAAAGAGTAAAATTATAATCTGACTTGTAAGAGTATCCAGGCGTAAATGCAATTTCTGGCTCTGTCGCCTCAGACCATGTAGACCATCCAAGAAATGTATAACCATTACGTGTTGGTTTAGATGATGTAATAGTAATAGATTGTCCCACATTTGCTGTCTGTTTTTCCGGAGTATTATACCCACCATTTGCGTTATATATAATACTCCATGTTTTTGTTACATTCTGACTCCAGACTGCGTATAATGTTACATCTGCATCGTCCCCTATAGGATCACCTGGGCTGTAGCCGATAGTGGACGAACCTTGTTCTTTTGTCCAACCCTTAAAGGTGTAACCAGATCTTGTTGGAAACGAAGTTGGAATATATACAACTTCTCCCCAATGTCTTTTCATCATACTAGGCGCGCCAGATCCACCGTTTGCATCAAAATAAACGCCCCAAAGATTTCTTTTGGCTGTAACTGTAAACTTGATTCCCTTACTTACTACATTCGGTATATGAATATTAGCATATGCTGCTAATGGTATGTCTGCGCCTGCTTCCGCTGGAACAAACAAAGTCTCATCTCTAAATGTTGTTTCGCTCTGCACGATAGTCATATACTTTGTGTCTACAGAAGAATTTGTTTGATGAGCACCGACTTGCGTATTCCCAGTACCGTACGTAGGTAACGATGTTGTCTTGTTCGCTTTTAAAATAATTCTAACATCCCACCCAGCTTGTCCATTCCTGAATACGCGAGTTGTTTGCCAGTCAGCCCACGCACGGCAGTTTGTATTTCCATCCATTGTTTGATATCCAGTCCATCCAGAAAAATCAGGCATAACAGTCACCTCCTATACAAATGAAATTTTTAATGCTTCCTTTTGCGTGTCATAAGATAATTTTGCGTGATTTCCAATTGTGAGACTATTGACAGATAAATCTGCAGAAGCAGCAAGAGGAGTGTATCCAAGTGCATCAACTACATTTTTTTTTGTCAATTCAGCTCTGATTTGTTCACTGCTTTTATTATCAACATTACCAAGACCAACTTCAGATTTTGTATAGCTTGGCTTCCCTTCTTGTTTCGCCCACGAATATACATCTTGTGCAATTGCAGTATTATATGATAAATCGTTCCACTCTGACGATCCATCTCCAACTTTGTAGGCATTACCTCTATCTGAGGTAATAGCCATACAACCATCTGGGATTACTGGGTTAGAACTACGCCATTGGCTTTCTGTTTTTACAGCTTGTTTAAGCTGAACTTTGATTGTTGCCTCCATAGCATATCCTCCTCCGTAATTAAATTGATCCGTCTAAAATTAAAACATCTCCTGAATTAAGCACTAATTTTGCTGCATTTAAAGACGTTACATTAATCGTTGCATCAGCACTTCCATTAAAAGATGCAGCAGTGGCTGTAACAGCTCCTCCTACATTAATATTTCTTGCTGTTGTCAATTTAGCAGCGGAAGCAACACTCTTGGTTGCGTCAGAAGTATTATCTACATTCCCAAGTCCAACATCTGCTTTTGTTAGTTGCGCCCATGCTGCAGAGCCAGCTGTTGCACCTGCCTTTAATACTTTCCCATTGTTTGTTGTTCCGGTAGCAGGAACATGCAAATTTCCATCTCCTGTTGGGTGTGTATATTTTGTATCAGCAGATGTTACAATAAGATTTCCTTCCGCATCCGTTGTTACAGATGTAGAACCGGCTCCTTTAATTGCAATGTCTGTAGTTTTTGTATCACTGCCTGTCAATCTGATTTTTGCAGTTCCATTTGCAGAACTATTCGCTGCAACTCCAAGGGAATATGTCGTATTGTTATCTGTTGTTTTATAACCTGCATCGTTTGCCAATTGGGATACTTTTGTTGGAACAGAAATATCCACGGAGCGATCTTCATTAATCGGAACAGCAGAACCATTCTTTTTGATGGATATAATTGTGTTTCTTTCTGAATTTACAGGAGCATGTGCTGATCCAGCATGTGTAGCAGCTCCATCCCATGCAGTTTTCTTTTCCTTTGTCACATGAATATCTGCATTTCCAGTGTGAGTTGTTAAATCTGCTTGATTTGCTTTTTTCCCAATTGCAGAATTTAATGCATCAACTACATTTTTATTTGCATCAAGTGCGTCTGATACTTCTTTTAATGTATCCATTGTTTCAGGTGCATCGTTTACGAGATCTGCAATTTTCTGATCTGCATACGCTTTTGCATCTGTAAGTGCTTTTGCAGAGCTCCCCGTAGGATCAGCTCCAACTTCTGTTGCTGTATACTTTGGCTTAGTAGGCGCTTTTGCCCAAGCGGATACGTCAGAAGCTGGCATGGAAGTTGGTTTGTTTTTGATAAATGCATCAGAACTTGAATCTGTAATATTCCAATCTGACTGTACATTTACCTCTGCTCCAGCAGCAATTGCATTCAATTTTTGTAATAAAGCAGTTGTAAAACTTGCTGTTGTAGCATCAAGAATGGCTTTATTAGAATGAGTATGAGATGATTGTGCAACAATAGAATTTACTTCTTCTGGTGTGAGATAAGCATAAGTAAGTTCATTATATTTCTTTACACCATCTCCAATTTTGCATTTTTTTGTATCCGATTCTACTAAGAACTCACCTTTAAGCCAGACAGTTTCCGTGTCTTTTGCCCACTCAGCCGCTGTTTTATTATTGAGTAAGATACGTGTTTTTAATGTTGTATTCGCCATATATTTGTCCTTTCTATTTCAGCCATTAAAAAGGTTGCTACTAAGTAACAACCAATCAAAAGCATCCATCTATAATTTTTATATTCATATAATCTCTCCCGACGCAGTAATATTTCAGTGACTTATCATCCCATCGATACGTAGCATTTTCTGTTGTATCGATATAAATTTGATTAGAAGATCCAATGGGAGGAAACTTTAAGTACGAATCTTTTGAAATTATTTTTTCTGCCGGTTGAGATGTTATTTGTATCCAATGTCCGTTTGCATATCTCCACAGTATAGAAGTTTCGATTACGAAATAAAAAGAATCAATAGGTGCGAGTAAACCAACACGTTGTTCTTCCTTTTCAATTGTTTGAATCTGTTCGTAAACTGTACGAATACCATGATTATCTAACACGATTTTCTTTTTATCGTAAACGAAAATAAGCTGCCCATCCTCAAGTGGGAGCGTGGGCAACTTAGATTCAACTGTAGAGAGTGCTTTTAATATTGTTTTCGCCATAAATAGCACCTCTACTTTCTATGCTATTCACGACTAAAATTCTGTAATAGACAATTTATCATCCGTATATTGTTTAGCCTGTTTTAATGCTTCGTCGATCTGTGCAGACACATCTGCTCCTCCAGAACCAACCGCTTTGTTAACATAGTCAACAACTGTTTCTGATTCTCCAAGATCACCTACTTTTGTTTCAAGAGCTTCGTTTGCAGATTGAGCTGCTTCAGACAAGATACCCGGTTTTGCAGCAGCGATTTTAGAATCAACTGTTGTAGCATCAACTTTCGTATTGACATTATCAGAAATTGTTTTCAACTTACCGTCAATCTCTGTTTTGTTATAAGCATCAGAAATACCATATCCTGCAAGAGTAGTAGCTTTATCAGCTTTTTTATCAACAGTAACTTTTAATGCATCAACTTTGCTTTGTGCATCTGTTGAAGCAGCAGTAAGTAATTCTGTCTGCGTTTTATCATATGTGTCAAGTTTTACTTTATTTGCATGTTCATGTACTTTTGCAATAGCGTTGTTAAGAGCGGAAATGTTAACCTTGGAAGATTTAATTACTTTACCAGTTGCACCAGACATAACAACGATTTCGCCATCGATAGCAGAAGCATCTGCACTTGTAACAGCTCCATCAATATTTGTCTGCAGCACGATACCATCTGCATTAGATGCAGACTCAGCATTATAATCTTTTACGATAAGAATTAAATCACCGATTTCACACTTCTGTCCGAGATATGTTCCAGCAAGAGCAACAACATATTTCTGTCCAGCTTTGTATGCTTCATTAGGGAACGGATGGTCTTCATCAATTACAATCGGAACCTCAGATTTTGCAGCATTTACAATCGATTCTGCATATTCCTTTGTTGCAATATCTTTTCCTTCTAATTTCAGTGTTCCTGTAAAGTTTGCATTTGCAATATTTGCTTTTAGGTTAATGTCACCCTCAAGTTTTGTGATGCGTTTCTGGAAGTCTGTAATAGAAGTAGATACATCCTCGAATACTTTTACCCATTTTGCTCCATCCCAGATATAACCTACATTTGTATCAATGTAGATAATTCCCTGTTGCTGACCAGATTCAGGTCTTGTACCAACAACTACGTATTGTTTCATTGCGGACGGATCAGCTCCTACTGCTTCAAGAGTACAATTACCATTTGTTCCCTGTAAAACATAGGCTTTATATTTTCCATTCACTTTTGCAGTAATAATCTGACCTGCATAAGCATTTGGTTGTTTTGCATATGTAGATGCTGCTTCTTGGGTATCATGAACGGAAGAAGAGTCTAAAGCCAGTGGGTTCGCTCTGGAATAGGCTTTAACCACAGTCAATAATTCTTGTTCTTTATAATTTGCCATAATTTAATTTCTCCTTTCAGTTTATCCGATTGCAAAAGTGAAGTTCATAGGTGCCGCTGCGGGTACGCTTAAATTATAGACGTAGCAGTTATAATTCTTTAATCCATTCTGTCCGCCTCTAGCATCAGCAACTTGAACTGTAGATTTTGTGAAAGAAGATAACATTCCTTTGTCTCCAAGGTCATCATAGATAACCTGTGTAAGAGTTCTTGGCTCTGGTAATACAAACACAATGTTTTGCTGACCCGTTTCTACCTTCATAGAAATTTTTGTTCCAGAAGTTACGTTCAATCTCTTATTTGCTAATTTACGAATTACGTCAGAAGTAAGAGCTTCTAATTTTCCAACACCACTTCCCCAAAATGCGTTACGCTGTCCTGTAATTGAATATCCACTAGATGTAACAGTACCAGCAGGAATATGCCCATTTGGTGACTCATTCCCAAGATTATCATTCTTGATAGCTCCCTCTTTGTAAGTAGCAGAAGCAGTAAATGTAACTGTTTCATCACCAACAACGATTGCTTCTCCAGTATAATCAAGAGGAGATGTTGTTCCGTCTTTTACGCTTTCAGCTCCCTTTTTAATAGAAATAGCTGTTAAATCACCAGCATCATTTTTATTAAATGTAGCCCTAAGTTTTGGTGTAACAGATGTTCCAGCTTCAACATTTCCTGCAGCGCTTCCTGAATTGTTAACTAAAGTAACGCTAGGTTTTGTATAAGTTGCCGGAATTGATTTCTGTGTAATCAGATTAAGCAGACCATCCATATCAATTTCTTTTGGAATTGTCTGTCCTGCTTTAAGAGCACCAAGATCTGTTCCTTTCAACGTGTACTCTTTAGATGATTTTGACTTCAGAAACTTTGTTTCTCCGTTTTTGTTAATAAATGCAAGTTCATCAGTGTCGCTTGTGACAACGAAATCATTTGCATCCAACTTTCCGGATGTTTTTGCTTCCTCAATTTTCCCTTTTTCACCTGTTGCAAATTTCACTTTTAAATCTGCCATGAGTTGTACCTCCTTAATTTTTTATATATAAAAAGACGATAGATTTTCTATCGCCTAATTTTTAAAATTCAACAATATCAAATGAGTCATCACAACCTGTATCTCCTCCAGATCCTTCAGAAGAAACAGTAACCTCGTCTCCAATTGGGATATGGTTTGACAGCAACTGCAATGTTTTCCCATTTTTAATTTGAATATTATCTGCCTTTGTTTTATCGTATATATCAGCAATTTTATCCAAAGCTGAAATCTTATTCTGCAAATCAGAAACAATCTGATCAACAAATTCAAGAGATTCATCTGGAACAAAAGAGTAGTAGTCTTTTAGAGGAGAAATTTTAATTACAAGTTCTCCGGTATGTACTACGAACACTTTTCTTGCTTCCATATCTGTTTTTGTGAATGTTAACCGAATTGTAATATCGCCAGCATATTGCGTTAATTCTGTATCTACCGGCAGAACATATCGAATGTGTTCTTTATACAATTCAGCATCTTTTTTTAAAATTTCTGCATGTGGAACATTTGCTTGATCCACGTATTTTAATGTGGCAGTAAATTCACTCAAGCCCAATTCTCCATAATTCGGAGGGATTAAAATTTGAATTTTATCTGCTAATTTTTCTCTTTGATATAGTGTTGTGACGACAGTAGCAGTGAGGGATTTGTCGTCATTCATAATTATTGTGTAAATTGTGATCACCTCGTTTCAAATAAAAAACAGTCTATATTGACTGTCATTAAGCTATACTGTATGCGAATGTAACATGTCGTTCCAACATCCCGGTATTATCTGTAACAAAGCTAATCCTACCATTGTTTGATATTTGAATTCGTGTTGAGGCACCATATGTAGAGTTAGATGTAACATTTTGTGCAGTAGCAAAAACCGTTCCATAAGGTCTAAATCCATCAGGAATAGTTATTTCGGATATAGTTGCACTTTTGCTTGTGCCAGTAGCTCCAGTCCAAAAAATATTACATACACAAATCGATCCGAGTTTTACTAATCTTACATTCATGGAATTTCCCCAAGGTTGTCCATATAAGTCTCTTGTTTCAACTGTAAGAACACCATTAATTTGTTCTTTTAAAACTCGTCCTTGATTTGCACTTAAAGGAACAGTTGCCGAGCTGGAAGTTAAATTATCAACAATATCAGACCTGTCTATTTTCCCCTCAAGTTTTGACAACACTTGTGAATTATTTTCTTCAATCGTATTAAGCTTTGTATTCATAGACTCTAAGAATTCTGCAACAAATACCTCTTCACTATCACTGTTTCTGTTTATCATGATATCGCCGTCAATCTGCAATTTTGCCCTATCTGTCTGATTGAAATCAGGAACACGATTTATGGCAACAGTACCATCTTCATAAACAGACAGTGGCGCAACACCTTGAGACAAAGATGGATTGATTACTACTTCAGAAAACCTGTCTTTAAACTTAAATTGGAAATCATAAGATTCTCCCTTTTCTAGTGTTAAAAAATTAGAATTTATTATTATTTTCTTATAATCACTTCCATCAATTCCGCCATCTTGAATATTAGTTATGGTAGTCCATGATAAAGGCATACTTGTTCCAGTCCTACAATATCTATAATAAGAAGTAAAAGATGTGTTATATCCGCTTACCCTAGAGATATTACAAACAACATTTAAACTTACTTCCTTTTCAAAATTTCCTAGTCTTTTCAGCTCAAATGTAGTAGCAAGTGGAACATGATAATCAATTACTTCAAAAGCGTTTTGCTTTACTACCGGCGAAGAAGATATTCCACGCGCATCTACAGCATAAACAGATATAGAGTATCTTCCATATTCAGTAATCGCTCCAAGATCGATCAATACATCTGATTGTGATTCCTGTGCTTCATATGTTCTGCTAAAACTATTGTTGTTGCCACCGGAAATGGTGCATACATATTTACTAATTGTAGAAACAGAAGAGTGAGCTTTGTTTGATGTGCTAATTTGAACTTGCATACATGGTATATTCGCAAGAGCTTTGCTAGAGCCAATAATATTTGACACAGAATAGTTAATATTACTATACGAGTAATTTGTAAATACAGGTGCTGTAGAAGAAATATTCAATTGCATTGTCGCAGAATATTGTTGATATGGTGTTTCTATACCGTTGATATGTAAGTTCTGCACAATAACAACAGTAATCCACTCTTTAAGACCAGCAAGTTTGTAAATTTTATTTTTTTGATCAGATGTGAGAGTTATAGATACATAACTTGACTGTATATTCTTCTTTTCCGCAAAGTAATTGTCATCATCTTTTGAACCAACATATAAGTATACTGACGATGTTGGGGTAGTTCCGGTAAAATATAGATTTATAGGAGAGTTTATATTTAAATTGAAGTCGCCCGTGATTGACGGATATCCAATAGAATGTTCAATATATCCACTATTTGTCCACAAGCTTGTTCCAGTTTTTTTGACACGAATTTGAAACCTATAATTTCTGTTTGGTGTGACTGTATATGTAATTGATCCGGATTTGCCAGAAACAGAGAATTCTTTAAGCTTTGTGTCGCCGTCATATAAGTGTAATGCGTCAATATTATCAGATGTAGCCCAATTAAACCCAACAGTCGTTCCTGAAGTAGAATTGTTTTTTTCAAATTGAGTAATCTTTACATTTCTATCAATATGTTTTCCAAAATATGCATTACGAATCTGTCCAGTTCCACCTAATTCCGCAGCCGTTGGGGACACTGATGTTCCAAAGTACATATCACCAAACATTGTAAAACTAAGATCACCATTTGCATCATGAGGAATATCTGTGAATGTTTTTCGTCCAATTTCAACCCATACATTCTGACCAACATTGAGATCAAAAGTCCAAGTAACATTTCCTGTATTATATCCAGTTCCCTCTATCGCAATTCTATACCATGCGCTTCCTTCACGGTTATATCCCCAATAAGAATAATCAGTTCTCCTAAAATACAGAGCAATTGTTATGTTGGACGTGTTTTGAGCCGCATTTACAGTCTCGTTAATAACGTCAATTCTTTTTTCGTATCTTCCTGCCAAACTTTATCACTCTCCAATCTATATAAAAAGATGTCATGCTGTACACGACATCTTAAAACTTTTATTAACTTGAACCACCTGTTTTTACAAATGCAATTCCATTTCGTGTAATACTATTATTATCTTGTACTGTCAAAGGAATCATTTTTAATGTTGGCAACTCTACCCCTCTGTCTGCATATACACGGGATGTTTTTGTGGCATCTTCTTGCATCCAGAAAACTTTATTACCGTTATACCATCCTTCAAATCCATTTGTTGTCATTTGTGTGCTTCTTGAAGTAGATGGGTTTAATACTTGCACGCCTTTTCCGTCAATCGTTACATTTATTTGTTCGGAAGACACACCATCGTTATACATTCCATATTTCTTAAAAACACCTTGCCAACCAGAAGCAGATTGCTGAATAGCAGATGATATCTTCTGATCAGTCGTCTCGTCAATTCCTTCGATGATACCTGTAATTTTTCCTAACTCAACATTGAACGAAGTATTCAAGGAGTCTATTGCATTGTTCAGTGCAGATTTTGCATTTTCCAAGTCTTGCGATATTTTTTGAATATTTACGTTGAATCCATTTGCACTTTCCTTAATTTCAGTTCTTAAATTCTCCTCTACGTTTTGAATTGTAGTATTTATCCCTGCTATATTCTGTTGAACAGAAGAGAAGTTATCATTTATTATAGTATCATTTATATAATAAGTTTTCCCGCTAGGATCCTCTTTGTATCCTCCACTTTGCTGATATCTTGAATCATATAAAGTGAACCAAGTCTTGCCATCCGTGGAAACCTGTAATCGATGATTGAATATCTTTACCGCATCTAATTCTGCACTTGTAAGAGGATATTCATGCCAAATTGTTATATAATCAATGTCATTTTTAACCTGTCCTAAATCTAATTCTAAACATTTCCATCCAGTTTCTGCTTCAATATATTTCGATGTATCACCATCTGTATATCTTTCTGGATATTGGATAGTAATTGCAGAGCCATCTTCATCTTTGCAAATTGGGATAATTCCATTTGCAATGTTTACATTTTTAGAAAATACATTTATTTCAGTCCATCTATTTTGGTTATCCAAATTACTGCCATTTAACCAATCTCTAATGTAGCGTATAGCAGTAACATGATTTTTCCCAACTGTATGTATGATATTGTCTGCAGACAAACTTATTTCCGCTTTTAAATCATTTTTTGTGTCTTCAACTTTTTGATTTATTTCTCCGGCTGTACTTTCAATTTTACTTGTTAAATTTTTCTCTGTATCTTTTACAGTTTGTTCTATTTCTCCTGCACGTATTGACAGTTGCGATATTTCTTTTTCCATATTTCCAACTGTCAGATCGATACGCTCTGCTGTTTGTTTTATTTCAGATTTTAAACCGATAATTTCTTCCGCATCATCCTCTGGTGCAGGAGTCCAAGAAGTATCAATCGTACCTCTTGATAAGTATGCTTCGTAAAAAAATGTCGTGCTGTTTATCGGAGGTGTGATATCTATATTCTTATTTGATACATCTGATACCTTTTTAACTTTTACAACTTTTGTCCACTGGGAATTTGACTCTGACGTGATTATTTCTCCAAATACGTTGATAGAAATTGTACATGGTGTATTCGTCTTGTGCCAAATCACAAAAACATAGCTATCAGGCTCAGTAATTAAATTTGATAATCTATAACTATTCTGTTCACTGTCTATAGATAATTTTAATACCGTGTCTTCAATTCCATATGGATTAGTCATTTTAACAGATTCAAAATTAGCCAATCACTCACCTCCTAATAATTTTTATATCTTAACAAGACCATATGAATTAAAAATTAAATCTTTAGAATTTCGAATTAAATTTCGACATCCTATATCAACTGTCTGATCAGAAATAACGTTGATTGTATATCTGTCTAACTCATCTGTCTTGTCGAGTTCTTTATATAAAACACATTGAATTTTTGTTACGTTATCTGATTTTGGGGTATATACAATCTCTGACTGTTTTACGGATGAGAAGTATTTTTCTGTAAAAACTCCACCATCTGATTCCAGAATTTGAAAAGCCCCGTTATATTTTTTCTGAGATAAATTTCCTTCTCTGTAAAACGAAGAAAATTTAATTGTTTTAGGGTCAAAAGTATTATCAGTTAATTTTTTTATAATTGTATCTGACGATTGAAGTGTGTATACGACTGTATTTTCTACGTCTTTTCTTTTTGACAAAACAAAACGTTTTGTGTCAGATCTAATCTCTTGTTTATCACTAATTGTGACAGAATATTTAGCTGTAATATCAACATATCCAGTATCAGTTGTCATATTTGTTACAGTGTATGTAAATGTCTTTGGGTTCCAATTTCCGGTTACGCCTTGTGACGGCAACTGTGTAAACGTACAATTTTCAGTTACAAGTTCTGAACCAAAAACAGCAGAAACAGTTGTTTCGCATCCACTATAATTTCCATTTTCTCCGGTTGAATCTGTTGGTATAATATGATTATCGTTTGTAAGTGAAATAGTAAAGGAAACATTCTTTTTTAATTCTTCGCTAAGTCCTTTTTTGGTGATGTAGTTCTTTTCTACTGTCTGTTGAAATCCTTCTGTTGATTGTTTAAACGCAGAAAATTCTTGACTTAATGTCTGTACTGTACTTCCATCTGCTTTTTTGTCAAGCGTAGATTGTACTTTACTTACTTCTGTATTTATACCTTCCAAATCAATTTGTACATTATTTACCTTATCGGTTATTCCTGTTATTATTTCTCCATTTTCGCCAATATATTGATTGAATTTTGTCTGGTCAACCTTCGCACTAATCTTTTTATTTAAATTATCGACCTCTAATCCAATCTTTGTAATAATTGTTTCTTCCAATGAAGAGACATCGTTTTTTACATCTTCTGGAGCAGGTTTCCAATCCGTAACAATTGTTCCACGCTCAATTTGAAGATTTTTGAACATATAATATGTATTCGGTTTGGAATCCATATCAGTGAGATACAATACTTGTTGTCGAGTACTAGGAAGAGTTTTCTTCGTTCTTACCTGAAAAATACATTGTTTCCATTCGTCTTTCACAATCTCATTTTTGATTGCAGTATATGTTTCTCCAATATCATTGGTATTCTTTACGCTATTTTCGTCGCATAGATATGCATTAATAGAAGTAGTAACGTTAGATTTTACATCAAAAGAAATCATATAATCTTCATCAGGTTTGTATTTTTCAGGCATAATCTTGCTATATAAAATATAAGACCATCCGCTTTGAGCTAAAGACCCTCGCGTTAGTTTTGCACAATTTATTTTATTTGAAGATTCGGCAGAAGTAGTATAATCGCCAACTTCCATATTCCATCGCCAATTTTTATCTCCCCTGTTTGTTTCTTCTACAAGATTTACTCCTCCAGAATTTGTATTGCTTCCGTCATTCAAGACAGTAACAGTCTGATAATCCAATTTATTAGTAATACTTCCACTTGCACATAAAGTACATTTAATTGCAGCATCGTCTTTTTGTACTTTATATATGGAGATTGCTTCATCTTTTGAAGAGGTATATACTGTTTCAAACGTTGTTCCATTTATGCTTCTTTCTATGATAAAACGACCCGAATATTCATTTGTAGCCGCCGCATTTCCATCTTTATAAAAACCAGAAAATGTAACAGCTTCTGGTGAAAACTTATCACCAGAAAGCTTCTTAACAATTAAAGTAGATGGTTGTAACATATATACTCGCGCAGAACCATTAGCCCCATCTTTCGTTTTTGTCCAAGAGAATTGTTTTACAACAGACTGTCCTTTTAGCGTAAATGTTAGATTAATAACACCGTTCAAAATATCGGCTCCACCAAGAGTTGCATTTTTAGCAACATTTAAAATAACTTTTCCGTCCTTCTCAGGTGTTGCATTTTCAACGGTATGAGATATTCCGGATGGCAATTCACCAACTGTAACCTCACACGCAATTTTTGTAAAGCCTTCATATCCAGTGAAAGGTATTTCAAGCAGCATTTGTTTGCTTACAAGTCCTGCATTCGTACATGGGATCGACTGTGATTCATTCGCAACTACTACATTTAATGCGGGTGTTCCGGGATTTCCTTGTTCGCCATCATTCACAACAGTTAGTGTAATTTGTCCATATGCTTTCATATTTCACCATCCTTATATTAAAATAGGAGAGTAGTGCTTCCTACTCTCCGTGAATGACAATTTTATGTTGTTAAAGAAATTTCTGCCTCGCAATTAATCACCAGATTCTTATTCACAAGTTCTCTATCGACAAAAATAACTTTTCCTGTTTTCCATTCTTTGTCTGTGTCAAGCTCGACTCCATTTTGCCGTCTGTAATACTTATAAACTCCAGTTGGTAAATCACTTTCTACAGCATCAGCCCATGCGGATCCATTATATTTCTTGAGAACAACTTCTTTTTTTACCTTATCAATATGATAATAGAAGTCTCCTGTATGAGGAGACTTTGGAGCTTCTGTAGAGAATGTAGTTGATTTAATTGGATCAACTTCTTCTCCATTTAAATATGCTAAAGTATACACCGCTCCAAAAGTTGTTTCATTTGTAAGTTGTGTACCTACAGAACATAACACTTGTAAATCAAGCGGGTCATTTTTATCGGTCACAGTCCAATATGCAATATATTCTTTCCCGCCATATGTCGCTGTACATTTAAATGAAGCGAGAGAATCTACCATCACTGGAGTAACTGTTAATTTACTTGTTGTCTGCCCCTCAATAATTTCGTAATTTCCACTTTTGAATTTTGCCCACTTATATGTAATGCCTGAAGCGATAATTGTACTTCCGTCAGAAAGTTGAGTTTCTAATACGACATTATTACCACCATTTACGATTACATCACCTTGCGGAGCATAAATCTGTAACAGTACCGCATTCGTTGCTTGAATACTCTTTGTCCAACCAAATTTTTTAACAACAGAAACACCACCTACAGTGAAAGTAAGAGAGAATGTTCCTGATAAATCAGAAGCAGAACCGAGGTTATTTCCTGCAGGAACATTTATAATCAGCAATCCATCATTAGATGTTGTACCGGCTGTGTTTGTTTTTACAGTAACTCCAGATGGTAAAGTTCCAGGAGTGCATGTTACTGCAGCTCTGCTTAATCCCTTATATGCATAAAATGGGATATTGATATCTCTTGAAATCTTAACAGTACCATTTGCATTACATGGGATGACCTCTGCTTCATTACCCATAATTACAGAAATAGAATCTTCACCCGGTTTACCATTTCCACCATCAGTACCGTCTCTTGTAACCATTACAGTCTGTGAGTCCAATTTTGTTGTAGTTCCACCTGACGCATACAACTCACATTTAATTGCTCTTACAGTTGTGTTGGACGGTGTGTATACTTTACTAGGCTCATCTGTTGAGGATGTATATTTAGCTGTTCCGAAATTTAAACCATCCGTTGATTCTAAAATAACAAATCTACCATTATATACGGTTTGTGTTGTTGCTGCTCCAACTTGCTTCATTCCTGAAAATGTTACATTAGCTGGTGCAAATACATTATTCTTTCCAAGATTCATAGAAAGTGTAGATGCTTCAACAGAATAAATAACCGCATCAGACCCATCAACACCGGCACGCTGTTTAATTAATGAAAATCTCTTTTTCAAAGTTGTTGCTTTTGACACACATGAAAATTCAACATGACCAACATCAATATTATTATCCATTTTTGTTACCGTGTATTTATTGCCTACAAACGTACCTGTAATTCCTTCACTTGGAACTGCACTGATAGTCCATTTAGATGTTACATCAACACCACCTTCAAATACGCCTACAGTTGTTTCTGCTCCTTTATAACCAGTGTCTGGATTAACAGCACCACTTGAATTACAAGGAAGGGTATGACTTTCGTTACTTAATACAACTGCTACGGTACTGTTTCCGGCAGCACCATCTCTGATTTTTGTGATTGTATGTAAGTCATATACAGATGAATCATTTGTTACCAACTTAATTACTGCCACATCATTATTAAATAAAATATTTTCCGATGCTTTAATATTGATAGTAGCTCCGTTAATGGATGGATTGTTTGTCGTTGGCATTGCAACAAATGAACCATTTGCATTTTTATATTGCCACTGTGAAATATTTACGTTTGTACAAGTAGCAGTTAACACAATAGTATCAACACCTACTAAAGTCTGATTTGAATTATATAAAAATACAGACTCTCCAGAAACTGAACAATATTTTGCCTCAGTTGCTTGCTTAGACAGTGAAAAAGTCATCTGAGCCTGTGTCTCTAATGTTACATTGGTGCTTGGGTCTGTATACTGTACATTTGCAATATATGTAAGGATTCCGCTTTGAATTGTCCCAAGAAAATTCTGTGAAACTGTAAGAACTCCATCTTTTACAGTTTCTCCTGTTTTTAAATCCGTTGGAGCAGATGATCCCTCTTGTCTTTTCCATGTTACAGTAAGACCTGTTTTTGGCAGTGTAAGCTGTTGATCATTAAAATACATAATTGGTGTAAGAACCAAATTTGTTTTACTCCAATCTGGAGTATATACAGTCGTAGCTTCATTCGGATTTTCGATGACAGTCTGTGGTAAGCTACTTGTGATATACAAGCTAATTCGACCAACATCTGTAGCATCAGTAATTGTAATAGAACTATATGCTTTTGCTAAAGCCATAAAATACCTCCTTTAAAAAACTGCTCTTGCGAGTTCTTTATCTTCATTAAAAAAGGAACAAGTAAAACTTGCTCCTCCGAATACATCTTCGTTTGTAATATGCAAACCTTTCGTTCCGTTTGCATGTGCTGTGTTCCAGTAATGATCCCCATCAGAATCTGGAGATTGTCTTGTCCATATAAAATGTGTCTCATCGTACATATCTGTAATATTGCTCTGACCAAGATATAACGTCGGTGAGAGAGTAGTATTTATCATTCCGGGTCTGAACATCGTTCCGTTAGAGGAATAGATATTCATTGTGTACGGAGTAGACACTTTAATTCCATCAATCTGTGTTTGCATATTAGAAAATTTGTTTTCGATAGTAGTGAATGATGCGTTGATACCTTGTCCATTAATAACAACATCAGACACATGTATTTTCCCATCGTTATCTTGTTCTACAGCTTGAAAAGCTAATTTCTCTTTAGCAATTGTGGAATCTGCAATCATGTCATTTTTGATTAAACCATCTTCAATTGCAGATTCTTTAATTCCAGTAGAATCAATAAGAACACCTTTTCCAGTTTCGTCATACAGACAGAACGTAAAATCATTGTTTAAATCTCTTCCTATTTGAATACGAACTGTTCCGTTCTTGTCTTTGAATTGCATTGTATTTCCTGCAATTGCCATTCCACCGTCATCAGATTCAATCTGAAATTTATCTGCAGAAATAGTACCTGCTTTTAACATTGATACTGTAATCTGTGCTGCAATCAAATTTTTAATAACAGCTTCATCAATTATCACATTTTGTGCTGTCAAATTGATAATGTGACCGAGTTCTGCCGAAACATTACCGGAGATCAAGTTATCAATATTCGCAACATAAGCAGCAAGTTTTTTGAAATCACCAGATTGAGCAACGATTTGTCCAGCAGAAATAAGTTCAGCTTGTAAATATTGAAAGAATCCATTTTCAGCGTGTATATTAATACATTTAATCATTTCTGCTTCAAGGGTTCCTGGTGTGATGTAATTTCCACCAGAACCTCCAATAATACTTCCTCCAGATCCATTTACAATATTTTGCACTTTATTAGTGAATGATGATGACTGAAGTATCTTCTGTAAGATTTGATAAATATTATCGTCTGTAAGTTGCAGATTTCCGACATAATTATTTCGAGCGCCTGATCCACCAAGGTTTGATCCTGAACCAAGAATTGAAATAAAGTCATTTCTTTTCGATCTGGACTTTATCATGTTGGAGAATGTAATAGAAAAATTATTATCAAAAAGAAATGGATTAAATGAAATTGTCATGACCCTCAATTTAACAAAATAGTCATCACGAATTCCTAACCAAATGAAGTTTCCAAAATCTAAAGACAGAGCGTGTAGCTCAGATCCTATTGCAGAAAGTAAATTATCCACATCAGTAGAATATGTTGTTTGAGGAACAGAAGATGCCATTAATTCTTCCATTGCAATCCTACATAATTCTGTTTGTACAGTTACAATATCTGTGAGAGAATCTTGACTTCCTACAAATATATTTTCATTCGTATATGGAGTAGGGTTTGTTATGTGATAAAGCTCCGCCAATTCTTCCTTTTCAAAACCACCTAGAGTATCACTTGTCCAAGATTCTAATGCCATATCTTGTCCAAGAGAAGCGCGCTTCTTTCCGAGTTTTTTTTGTTTATCTTCCTCTGTTTTAGCTTCTTCTCTACGCTCTTTTAAAGCAGCAGCACATGAATCAGAATTATTTTCGTCTGTTTGATATGCATTTTTTTCATAGAGTTCATGTTTGTCTTTAAATCCGTCCTCGGTTAAAGCCGGATATTTTTCCGGATCTTCTTTTGTGAGTTCCTGATACCTTTCCCATGTCAAATCATAATGGCTTTTGGCTAATAACTTTGCCTGATCTTGATAAGATTTTAACTTTACTTCAAGTTCATTGATACCATAATATTTCCATGTTGTTTCATAGTCTTCAATATAATCCTTTTCACCTTCCGATGTTGGTAATTTTCGATTATCAAATTCAATCTGGATATTAGGAAGAATCGTATCCACAATCTGATGATACATATTTGCATCGGGAGATGCATTAAGAGCATCGATATCAAAATTTCCGTCCTCGTCTACATATATTTTTTCATATCCAAGTTTCTGCGCCTCATAGTCCTTTTTTAAAGCTTCGAGAGCAGTATCGGACAAGCTATGCCAATTATCTGGATCGCAGTCTCCGGTCGGTATGCGAATATAAATTTCAGTTATTTTGTCCTGAAGTGTATTCCATTCTTTAGACATATTTGAATAGTCAACTCTAGCCTGTTCGCAGAAACTGAACCAAGCTTTATATTTTTCAATCGTAGAATTGCTAAGATATTTATTGTTGAGCCAGAATGGATCGAGATAGAAGAGTGTGTTACTTCCACCGTTACATTGTTCAATTCCTAAATCATCTGCTCCAGATACTCGATATTTTGTATACACATTTTCATCATCTACAGTAATATCGTGTGAGTTCTGCACATTTCGATATCCTATTGTGACGTTCGTTTCTTCTCCAAAATTCTCTACACGATAAAAATTAACAACAAGATTTTTATAATCGAATTCAACAATACAGCTAAAAAATTTCTCAAAATCCTGTGTGATAAAACTGTACACATCATTGTAATCAATATTGAATGTTCCGATTTCGTCTTTTAAGTAAACAATTTTCTTTTTAACCTCGCCGTTTTCAATCGTTTCATATTCTTTTGGAATATTATCGATATATCCGACCTTCCATCCAGGTACTTTATCTACTAAAATATTAACCAGACTTAATTGAGGAGTTTTTTCGTTGTAGAATTTAATTTGTTCCTTTGCAAATTCAACACCTTCAATTTCTTCTACATTTCCATCTACCAACATTTCTAAAGAATCAGTTGTTCCGCAATTAACTTTACATCCGTCCAATGGTATTTGTCCATACTCTCCTTGAGCGGAATTCGCCGTTATGCTTTTATATTCTTTTGTTCCGATTCCATGTATTTCCGGGCTATCCATAATAAACCAGCCTAATCCAGATATATACATCTTCATATATTTGGACAACCAGTTATACGCATTTGATTCTGTCATCTTACCATCATCAGTTTCGATATATCGATTCACGTCAAATGCGATAGTAGACACATCATTACAAACTCCTTCAAAACTCCCAGTTGATTCATCAATTCCATTTATAGCACACAAGATAACTCTGCTTGGCGTGGCAAGGTAAGCGACTGTTTTTTCGTGCTTTCCGTATATATCATAATTAAAATGCAATTAAATCAGCGCTCCTTTCCTTGGTTCCAGGTAAGTTATATCTAAAGTAACATTTCCAAACGCCCTGAATGTATTATATCCATTGATTAATCTAATCCAATAAATATTATCCTCTGCTTGAATCCCAACACGTTCAAAAACGACTGGTCGTCCAAGTTCATCATATAATGCAAGATTTTTGCAATCCAATTTTAACTGTAAGTCTCGTTGCACCTGGCAGTAGAAAAATCCTCCCTGAAAAATATAATACTGCCCGTTTTCAATATAGTACGCGCCATACTTATTCTTCACTCCGTAAGAATCGGTAAGATAGAATAGGATAGCAGTGTTGTTGCATACAGATACCACATGACTATCTTTGTCATATACATATTCAAGAGTATACCCATTCATTTTTGCGTAATTTTCAATTTTATTCATCAATAATTGTAACGTCAATTTGTTTGTGGATTGTAGTGAGATTGTGCCAGATTCAAGTGTTTTACTGTCTGACAGATTATGGATATAGATTTGTTCTGTGGCTTTCGGATGTATATTAATAACTGGATATACATATCCGTATTTGTCGCTGCTTGTATTCTGCAACATAAAGTTTTTACTACGTGTAATGATTTGTTGATCTTGTTTTTCTACATAAGAAAATGGAGAGTTACATGTAAATGTGCAGCGGAGACCGTAACAAATTCCCCAATTTTCATATGGGGTAACAGAAGAGAAGTAACCCTTTACTTTTACAACTTCTTCTTGCTGTGTTGTGATTTTTAACCATCTATGTTCTTGAGGTGATGTGAGCCATGAAACCGTTTCCTCATATTCTTCTGTAGATAATTCTAATTCTTCCTGAGATGTATTTACCTCGTAATCCTTTGTGATATGTATTTCAAATACAAGTGTTTCTGTATATGTTGTTCCAAATCCAGTCACCTCTGGTCGATATTTATTCATTGTAGTAGATTCCATTTCCCTCACAATAGTTGATGGAAGGGAAGTATCGTCATCAAAATTAACAGAAGAAAGATTCTGTTGTTTCAAAGTTTGCTCATCAAATTCAAAATCTTTACATACTAGAATCAATATAATTCACCTCAACTTTCTTTCATTTTTATTATTAAAAAAGAGCTGAGAAAATTCTCAACTCTTCGTGTATTCGTTATTCATAAATGACAGGAATATCCGTTTGACAGAATATTCCAAATTTCTAATATTAGTTAGAGAACAGAGTCAAACAATTTATACGGTCACAGTAATAATATGATTTATTTTTTAAAATGTTTAATCTCTATCTTTTTAAAATCTTTTGTATTCAGCATTATTTCTTCTGAACTATCCTCTGTTTTGTCTATGAGGATATTATTATTCTCGTCAAACAGACCATACCTTGATAATACAACAAGTGGCTCTCTCTGATTCTCTTCGCAAAATCTTAAATGACCGGCGTAAAATGTTCCATCGCTTTGATATATCTTTAATGCGGTGCCATTTTGATATACATCATCCCATATGTTTTTGTTTGTTGTGCGACTTATATTTAGTATCCGCAGTATTTTATTATATCTACGAGATGATATAATTATGCTTAACAATATAGAAGAAATTGTTGCAATTATGATACATATCCCTACAAATATGATCTCATCATTTATTGCAATATGTAATTCTTTAAATAATATGTTTAAAAGAATTTTAATAACATATGATACCACAATACTTTTCAATACAATATTTTTTAGAGAATCTCCATCTCTAAATCTTGTCCATTGATATATAGTTAAAAATATATATCCAGGAACAATATAAGAAAGAATTTGTGGTAATTGATTTATAATTTCAGTAATCCAGTTTATACTGATCACTCCTCTTGATTTTCTTGATTAGATGATTCTTGCTGAATCCATCCTTTTATGTTATTAGTAAACTCGTTACGTTCTGTAGAAGATATTTCTACAATGACGTTACGATTAGAAATTTCATTTTTACTACACATATAATTATCTCCATACACAATATTTTGATATATTTTATCATATGTGTATATTTATTACAAGCGGCAGGACAATAAATCCCGCCGCTTTTTTAAAATGATCTGTGTACCCCAGCTCTTTTTGCCTCTTTGGTAAATTCCTTTGTAACTCCTTCAATTACTTTCTTCATGCCAGGATAGGTTTCCTTGTCAATACTTCCTTGAACTTCTATCATCTTGTCATAGTAATTATTTGTTACATTAGGTCTTTCACCAAGGCTGTTGGCAATGTTCAATGAACTATAAATATCATCTTTGTGTTCACCAAGATCCATAATGTTCTTTGACAGTCTTGCATTTACAACAGCATCACCATAAGTAATTGTCGTAGCTGTTCCTGTCAATGCACCACGTCTAACCATCATTTCAGGATTATTTCCTTCATTGATACGAACAATTTCTGAACCATTTACAAATTTCTTTGTTCCAGACGCATAACCTCTTAACTGGTCAAGACTTACCCAACCAAGGTCACGCTCTCCGAAACGAGGTGTTCTACTAATATGATATTTTCTCTGTGCCCAATTTGCATTATTAACACTGGTAATATATACTTCCTGACCACGCATTTCATTTCCAGCAGGGGACTGACCGTCAGAAGAGTAGAAGTAATCTCCACTTGCGAATATTACTTTGTCTCCAACATTCGGTACTCCGTCTCCTCCACCATTATTACTCGGGGGTGGTGTAGTTGGTTTTGGTGGTTCTGGTTTTGGTGTAACAGTTACTGCACAACTATTTGTTGAAGTAGCGCCGCCACCATCTGTTGCAATTGCACTAATAGTAGTGCTACCTGCTTTGACAGCATGAACAGTTCCATTTGCAACCGTAGCAACATCTGGATTTGATGACACCCACTGCAAACTCTTATTTTTTGCATCATTTGGTCTAATTGTCGCTGAAACTGTGCCTGTAGAACCTTCCTGTATAGAAAGTGTCCCCGGACTTAATGTAATTTCTGCAACAGGTCTGTTGGATAAGTCTGGATTCTTGCTGATATCGCCTTGAATCTGGTCATTCTTATCCTGTGTTGTTCCGTTCTGAATCTGACCGGTATTCACATCCGTCCAATCATCCGGTCTATAATTAGGAGCATTAGTCATACTATTGTCAACTTGATCTTGTGCTCCATTACTTGTACCAAGATTTCCAAGATTATTGGATAAATCCTTATTCGGTACAAATCCTGTACTGTTGATGATTTGCTGAATTTTGTCATAAGCCTGTTGGTAGTTTCCAACAACGCGGTTTAACATTCCAGATATTACTTGTTCCTGCTTTTCAGCATTATGAGTAACATCGTATAATGTTTCCTCCAGCTGCTTATCGAGATCCTCACTCAAACCGTCCAGACCATTCTGACGCACATCATATTCATGGTCATCACGGGTGTCTTGCATTTCTTCTTCTGCATCTCTGAGTTGTGCTTTTAACCTCTTTAATTCAGCCTGAGCACTCGCATTATTTCAATTATCTTCACATAGTTCGCTACGCTATGCAGTTCTCTTATGAACTTCTCTGAGTTATCCTCAGAAGTTGAGACTATACCTTCTATTTGAATAATTTGGAATTTTTTTTGAAATGATTTTGGACATAATAAAAGAGCAGTAGTATTACCTGTTACTGCTCTGTGGATTCCGATATTCTATCTAACAATATTTTAACATAATTGTCCGATATACGTTTTTTGGCTTTATACAACCAATATGTTTTTTGACCTATATATTCATTTTGTGGTTGCATAAAAAATGAACACATACAATATTCATCTCCTTTGCTTCTTTTTCTCAAAAACATATATGCCGTTCTGTTATATAAAGTACTTTTTATTAAATAATCCGCTTTTATAGCCGATGAAGGGTTATTAGTTTTTATATATCTACATATAATATTTTTGTTTTCTATAAATTTATCAACATCTTTAAATCCGGAAATTCGTTCTTTTACATTTGCATAGCTGTAATCCACTTTTGTATAAAACACACTTTTGCCTAAATACTCATCAGTAATCTTAAGAGATTCTATTTTTTTAAATAACTGTTTTTCATTTTTAGGGATGTCTATATCTTTTAAGTATTGAAACCCTACTAAATGATAAAAATCTTTTGATTCAAATGTAAGTTTTATATCTGATTTTTGCTTATTACAAACTATTATAAAATCATAATTGCAATTCATCAATTCTTTGAAATTATTTAGTGCCAATGATATATTATCCATAACTTCTCCTTGGTATAAAAATAGAAGAGTCACTGGTGATGACCCTTCTATTCATTCAAGGACTTTCTTTCAGAACATAGTTCCTAGTTAGGCTATGGTAAATCCTCGCACCTTTGTAAATCTCCATGTAAACCGGTTCCTAACCCGGCGTACACTTCAAAGATTATTTATAGCAGTCATATTACGCTGCATCACACCAGATATATTTAAGAAAACACTGCTGTTTTCTTGTTATTATTATATCCCATATACGGAGAAAATTCTACACAAAATACAAACAAAGTGATATGTTTACAATTGTTAAATATATACAAAACATACGTTCTTGTATTCATAAGTGCATCATAGATGTATCTTAATTATAACATATATCATATTTAATTGTTCATTTCATTCCTTATTCAAATAGTCTATATTTTTCGAGTTACCAATCGCTTGTAACCCTATGCCTACATATATAATATATAGGACTTACCAGTCGTTGAGCGTCTTCCATATCATAAATCATATATGACTTAGGAAGTTCGTTGCGTCTGGGTGACTTGCACACCCGGTTATCCCTGACCTATCTGTTTTTTATGGTTTCTATCCGAAGACTGTTGAGTTATAAACTCGTACCGCATTCACGTTTACCGTTTCCAGTTCCGTTGTAGCAAGATAGGGTTGTGGGGACTTTCCCGCTATTAAATAGAAGTCGCGCAAATAACTTCACGCCTTCGAGTGCTGAAATCTGAGCTTTCAATGTATTCACATCTCTAGCCTGTTTACGCAGAGTCTTATTGTAATCAGCATTTTTCTTTTTGATATCCAACAATTCCTTCTGCTTATCAATCGATTTTTGAGCAACTTCATTCTCTTGCTCAAGCATCTTTGTATAGAGATCAACAATAGAATCTTTGTAGTCTTCAACAACGCCAACAGAGCTTGAAATCTGATTGAGAAATTCTTTTTGCTGCTCCTTATATTCACTTGTTGAGATATTCCCGTTCTTTAAATCCTCATCAAGCTTCTTCAATGCCTCTTGATAATTCTTGATTTGCTGTTTCGCAGCATTCATACCCTGACTAATCAAAGACAAATTTGCAATACCATCTACAGTTAAACCGCCGTTCTTATCAAGAAAAGCATCACTATTTAAAAGTCCTCTTAAATCATCTGTCTGGTCAATCAGATCACCTAATGCTTCCTGTCCATCAAAGAACGGTTGCCATCTTACTTCCCAGATTTTATTTTTGAGGTCTTCAATATTCTCCATTGCATCAAAGATAGCATCATCAAGACCCTCAATCTCTTTTGCAATTTCATTATATTTATCAGAACCTACATCATATTTCGCCTGTTCTTTAAGCAGTTCATTCCGCTTATTATAATTCGCCTGAATCTGTGCATTCGCATTATCAATCTGCTTTTGCAATTCCTCCTCAGATACCTGTTCACCTTTTGATTCTGTAAGGTCAGAATTGTTTTCCAGTCGTTTTGCAGTTCTGTCTAACTCATCAATAACCTGTTGCAGTTTTAGTAAATCAAGTTCTCTTAACTGATCTTGTAATTCAATCAGTGTTTTCTCAGCTTCAGCAGCTTCTTGTCTGAATCCATTTAATGCAGCTTGTGCTTCAAACCATTCCGTTGAGTATTCAGCCATATACCCATTTGCCATGAGTTTATTGATTTCATCTTGATATGATTTAATCTGTGACTGTAATTTACCTGCAACATCCTGTTGATTTTTAATAGATTCTTGCAGAGAGCCATACATATTGTCGGAATATGCAGATTCTCCTTTTGCAGCTGCTAACTCACGTAATGCTTCCTGATAATCTACAGCAGAGGACTCAATTCCAGTCATCATATCGATGTAATCTTCAATATTATCCAATGCTGTCTGCGCCAGTTCACTCTGTTTATTTAAGAGGTCATCGTACTGTTTATTACAATCTACGAGCTTATCATAATAAGACTGCAACTCGCTGATTATTTTTTGAGTATCCTGGTCGTATTTTGAAATATCCATAGACCCGTTCTGAATCTGATGTACGATAAGTGGGTTTATTCCACTCTGTTGTACAATAGAATCAAAATGACTTTGATAAGTCCCAATTGCTTGCTGAGTCCTATTCAGTAGTTCACTGTTCTTAGACATTGCTTCATACAGTTTCTGTTGCTTATCTGGGAGATGTGCGATACGCTCCATTTGACTCATCAATAAATCATACTGTGATTCTAAGCGTTTGAATAACACCTCAACCCAGTCCGTGTATCCGGATACTGCTTCTGATAATTTCTCGGCAGCTTCGGATGTATCAGATGCTGCTTTGGAAGTATCAGAAGCAGCTTTGGCAAGATTATTTGATGCGGAGTTGAGATTGTTGGAAGTAGTGTTGGTGCCTCCAATGTTTCCACCACCTGTATTCCCAAAAGTCCAAGACCCCCCAGAAAATGCAGTTCCTTTTGCATGAGAATTGCCTTCATATGCTAATTTAGCATGAGATCCAGTAACATATCCTCGTTCTAACAAAGCTTTGGATTGTTCATGATTGAACACGATATCATTCTTTTTGAGATTAGTGATAGTAGGATATCCATTATTTTCTACAAACCACTGTCCATTTCTGACAATAATTTCTGCACCTAATTCATTTATCAGAGCGCCCTTTTCAGGTTGTTTTAATCCCCACGATCCACTAGAAAATGCATGACCAGAGTTGGCACTTCCTTGTGAATGAGCAGTACCATTGGCTGGACTACTACCTTTTGGTTTTCCGGATGTATCATAGTGTACTTTTACATAAGCGTCTGGTGGAGTAGCAACATTTCCAAGAGTATAATTAACAGTTGCACTTTTAGGTGAATCAGGCAATTCTTGTGATCCACGTTTATAATCGACAACTGCATTTTTCTTACTCGGTGCTTCTTGTTCCCCTTTTTTATAATTAACATTTGCGTTTTTATCCGATGGAGGTGCTTGTTCTCCACCAATCTTACTATAAGTTACAGCAGCACTCTTGTCTGCAGGTTCAATTTGTGTTGTACCCTTTTTAATATAATCAACAGAAGCAGTTCTGTCTGCAGGGGCTTCTTGGTCTCCTCTTACATAATCTACCTTTGCAGTCTGGTCTTCAACCTTAATATCACCAGTAACCAGAGTATCAGATACATTTCCATCTGGAACAATTTTTGCTTTTATTTCAGGCGTCATAGAAGACAAACTTTGCTCCAATGACTCCATTGATCCTGTATCAACTTTTACATCTGGTGTAATTTCAAGTGAACCATCTTCTGATTTTCCTTGCAATTCTGAGAATAATTCTTGAGCCTTAGCCTTCGCAGCGTCAAGTTGGTTAGTGTCTACTTGAATTCCAAAATCTTGTTGCATCTCTAATGAATTAACAGTGTTTAATTGCTCTTGAAATTCTTGCAACTTAGAAACCGTATCAGCAGTAGCTTCATCAAGTCCAGTCGTGTCAATTGTCATAATTGCCGGCTGGCTCACCATAATCTTTTGCTGAATAAGGGTTTGTAAAATTGTAACAGCTTCTTGAGCGCCTTCGACATTTAAATCAATCTGACCATCTGAATTTTTGAATTGATCAAGATTAGATTTTGCACGTTCAATCTGACTATCTAAATCTTCTAAGTCTGTACTATCGAAATTAAAATCTAAATCCAGACTCTGATTTCCAGCATTCTTTAATTCTTCAAGTTTGCCTTTTGCTTCGTCAGCTTTTGATTTCATTTCATCAATAGATGCATTAAAGTCTTCTGAACCGTCAATTTTACCTATTTTTATACCATCATCATATTCTGATGCAGCTCTTAAAATAGATTGAATTGCTTCTTCGCTAAGATGGAATTTATCAGCCAATATTTTATCTGAACCAGTTTGGAATTCCATAGTTCCGTCTTCAAGTGTTTTGACAATCCCTTTTGACATTAATTCTGCATCATTTTGCATATCAGCCATGAAATTATCAATACCCTGTTTATTCCCGGTAAAGTATCTTTCTCTTGCATTAGCAGCATTTTCATAAGCAGCAACAAGTTTTTCCATTGGTGCAGTAGACAAATCTTCATTGGAGAAGTAGTCGGCAATTGCACGAAATTCTTCTGTATTATATCGACCTTCTTTGTATAACGCATCGCCCCTTGTTTTCATAGTTTCAGAAACGTTTCTATACATATCTCCATCTTCACCAGATGATTGTACATTTATCCATTGCTGATATGCAGAAGTGGCTCCGTCATATGCAGCTGACAACAATTGAACTTGCTCCAACTGTTGTTGTAATGAATCCACGGTTGCTTGTGCGGACGCAACATCAGATTCACTTCCAGAATTCTTTGCATTTGCTAATTTGTTGGTAGCCACTGCTAATTGATCTGTAAGATTCTTTTCGTCTTCGAGCCATTTAGACTTGTTCAAAGCTTCTTCTTGAGCCTGTAATTGTCTAAGAGCTTCTCTGTTAATATGTACACCATTTGCTGTTCTTTCGAATAGAGTAGATGGATCATATCCTTCTAAATCTGAATAAGCTGCTTGAAGATTTGCGATGTCTCCAGTTAATTGTACAACACCAGTTTCTTCGTCTACTTCATAAGATACGCTTAATCCTTTTCCAGAATAACTATTTGCAAGAGCAGCATTTAATGTATCAATTAAAGCAATCGCATCTCCAACTTCTGATGTAAATGTACCAAGATTGAATGTCATCGGATTCTCAGATTCTTCTTTCATGACTTCGATCTTATCCATTACATCTTGCCATGTTCCGTCGAAATCCTCATCCTCAATAGCAATTTGGTATGCTAATTCTCGGTCTTCTCCACTTAAATTATCAATTTCTTTTTCTACATCCTTAAACTGCTCTTTTAATGCATTGGCATCTTCAGTTGCAGAATCAATCGCAGATTTAAAGAATCTATTTTTCCATTCGTCTCTAGTTGTCTTGCTGTCAGAAACATCTTTTAAAGCAGAATCAATAGCTTTGTTATATTCTGCAATAGACATTTTTGATGGGTCTAAACTAAGTGCTTTCGTCAAAGCTTCTTGCGCTGGCTTTTCAAGACTATTTAATGGTGAAACTAATTCATCCAAAAGCATCTGATCAGCATCTCCGCCGTATTCTTTATAAAGTTTTTTCCAATCTAAATTCTGTAAATTGCCCTCTACTGCATTGAGTAATTCAACAGGCATATCAGAAATAGCAGCAGATGTTTCAAGATAAGGTTTTACTGTGCTTTCAGCAAAACTATTCCAGACTTCTTTTTGCTTTTGTTCTTGTGCTTTAATATTGGATTGTATTTCACCTTTTTTAGCTGCAATCTCATCTTCTCCAGCTAAAACTCTAGCCTCAATCATATCAGTTGCTTCATTAAGTTTGTTCTCATCTACTACAGGATCAATTGTAAATTCGATTCTGTCAATAGTGTGACCATCCAAAGATACGTCAGACCGTCTGACACGACCCAATTCTTTCCCGACATATGCTCCAAGTGCCTTTTCCATCTTGTCTGCGTCGGTTTTAGACATATCCTTGAAGATAAGATGTCCATTTTTAAGCTGTTCTTTTATTTCTTTTCGACTTAAAGAAATTTGAGAAGAAGATTCTTTTAATTGTTTTTCTTGACCTTTTAAAGACTTAATTTCATCTTCAATATTGTCTGCTTCTTCAAAAGCACCTCTAAATGTATCTCTTGATTTATCAACAATATCATTATGAGCCAACGTCATCTGTGTTTTTTGCAGTTTTTCCATTTTGTCAGCGGCAACAGACGCATTGTCACCTAAATTTAAAATAGAATTTCCGGCTGCATCACTACCAGATACAAGTGATGGGAATGATTCAGCTAATTGATTGCTTATGTCAAGATAGTCCTGGTATTCCTTTTCAGAAAGAGTAAGATTTGTATTATCTGAACTGACACCTTTTCTAAGTTCTGCATATTTTTTAGTTAGTGATTCTACGGCATCACCTGTGGTCTTGATTGAATCTGCATCTTGGGCAAATTTCTTTCCTAGCGTTTTAATCGTATCGACTTTTCCGTTGTAAGTATCAAATACTTCCTTAATTTCCTGTTGAGCCTTTTCCCCATTTTCAATTGCAATCTTATCTGCATTTACAAGATTATAAATTCCCTGTATTGCAAGACTAAGCCCCTCAGCAATAAGAAAACCACCAAACATATTCAGAGCAGTAGCACCAATTGACTTCAGTGCGGTACCAGCAGTTTTTGCCATTCTACTGAATTTAGAAGAAGCAGTAGTGGCATCCAAAGTTTTCGCTTTGAAATCGTCCATTTCCATAGAACCGTTTTGAACAGATTTCGCCATGTCAATGACACTGGAATCTACTTCTTTGAATTGGGATATCAATATGTCTAAATTTTGTGATTTTGCATTATCTCCTAACTTATTAAACTCTTTTGCAAAATTTAATGTGTCTTTATTGAACTTAGGCTTTAATTCTTTCTTAAAATTATCGAAAAATGTTGAAAATTTATCCGTTTCAGAGTCGTAGTTTACAATCGTATTTTGTTCTGATAAACTATATATAAATAACTTGCAATTAAAAATATATAGGGGGATAAAATGATTAAGTTTTGCAAAAAGTGTCATGATGAAAAGAAAATAAGATATTGGGGAGATAAGTATGGATACCTATGGACTTTAACAGACGATGCAAAAATATGTCCAGATTGCCAATCAAATCTTGTAGATATTGATTTCCCAGCACTTGATTTAAAAATTCTGTCAAAAATCTCAGATTCCACAGATTTCTACGATGCAATGATAAAATTACACGATGATGACATCATAGAATATGAATTAAAAATGTCGCAATTCCGGTCACAAGTAGAAGCTCAAGAAGCAGAGGAAGAACGTAAGAAAGCAGAGGAATCCAAACCACGTTGTCCGAAATGCGGATCAACCAACATAACCGCCGGACAAAGAGGATATTCGTTCTGGACTGGATTCTTAGGAAGTAATAAAACAGTCAATAGATGTTCTAACTGTGGTCACACATGGAAACCGTGAGATGAGAGTGGGTTAGATATTGAGATGTTCCATCATCATTTCTGATTCTAACTCACGTATTCTCTGCTTTAGGTCATTACATGATTTGTGCTGCTTTTTCAATGTGTATTCGCATGAATAATCTGTTTTGTGAAGACCAAAATTATTTTCGATTTTCTCATTAAAATCTTTATGTATTTGGTTCAACACCTTTCGATTGTTTTTGCTTAATGAATATAAGAATATAATCATTCTACATTTTGTAAAATGTAAAAATGCATATATTTTATAATGCAGTAAGTGTAAATTTTTCAATTTTAGATTCACCACCTTTGGAGGAGATTTTATGGATAACAAATCTATAAGTATGAACAAAATTATGAATATTGTAAAATCTGCATATGAATATTACAATTTGAAGATCTCGGACATTACTGTATTTGACCTTAAAAATTTGTTCTTTACAGATGATTTATACGAGTCTGTATCGAAAATTCAACAAGACGCTAATCTTATATTAAAAGACAATTTAACAAATGGTTGTGTTGTATTTCCAAACGATAGCAATAAATTAGCATCTCCCGTTATGTTCTTACGTACGCAAAATTTAGATATGTCTAACATGCTTATTGCATTTTTTCACGAATTAGTCCATATTGAAGATTTTTACAAATTTGCGGAATATAAAAATATTGATATTTCTAAAATTAAAGAAATGAAAAATTACGAAAATTTTTGTTTATGGAGTGAATTTCATGCTTTCTATTCAGAAAATTTATATACTTATAAATTTGTAGATTTTTCTAATAATACGAACGATTTCGAATCAATGGAACACGTTTACGTAGAAAATCTTGCAGCTTATCTTTACAGAGAACGTAAACGGGTATTTCAAAATGGGGAAATTTTATATTACGATATATCAAGAATTCTTGGTCGTATTGCTTTCCCAGATATTTATGATAAAGTTGTCGATACCGATTGCTCATATATATACGAATATTTAAAAGAGTTTTTCCCTCAAGAAAGCCAATTTGAGAAAGTAAATTCTCTCTATCGATTTTACGTGCAAGTGTTGAGGGATGGGGATATTCTTGATCGATTGAATGAATTAGATGATTTAATATGTCTTCTTTAGTGATTTTTATTTCGAGTTTATTGTTGCTGTTTTTCACTACATCACCTTCTTTATTTTAATGTGGAGTGGGGGAGTGGTCTAAAAATACTTCCTGCTGCGGAATTTTCCTGTTAATTTACAATTAGCTCTATACGAATACTCCTTTGAATATTCTTCAAACTCTTTGCGTTCAATTACACCATGAGGGCTTTCGTATATTCCGCTGCATAATTTTCTTTGATAATCATCATATAATTTTTTTGCTGTTCTGTCATAAATCAACATCACCTAAAATTTTTTCTTTAAACTTTTTTATAATTGAATAACATTCGGATTGATTTACATCCGTTCCACAATACAGTGTGTTGATTAAGCACCTTACAATATAATTTTCTTTCTCTTCACGCTGTATAAAATTATCAATTTGATTATTATTAAACATTTTAACACCTCAATTCTGAAAGGAGATTTTATGATCACTGAAGAAAATATAATTTATACAACTACTCTTATAAAAGCATATAATTATGAAAAGAACATCTGTAATACGGGAACTGGATTCTTCTGTAAAGACGAAGAAAATTATTATCTTATAAGTAATAAACATATTGTAGACGGATGTACTGAATTCGAATTCAAAGTTCCTATGTATGGAGACGATAAAATAGTAACAACAAAAATAAAAATTGATCCATCAAGTCATTCTCTGTATGATATAGGTGTAATAGGCATAAACGCTGTTATGTCATCAAACTACAAGTACAATATAAAATTTATCGAAATATCTGATTTCTACAATGATCAGCTTTTTAAATGTTCAAATATTGAGAATATTATTATGCTTGGTTATCCACAGGGGATGAAAGGAGATCCCCTTGGTTGTCCTATTATTAAAAGTGGCATAACAGCAACCCCTATATCCAAAAAGTATAATGATCAGGAGATATTCTTGACAGACATTCTGTCATTTCCCGGTTCCAGTGGGTCACCTATATTTATAAAATATAATGATTCCTATATTCTCGTAGGAATTCATTATGCTTCTGCAACAACAATAGACGATGGATCACATATAGGATTAGGGTTTTGCATTAAAGATTCCATATTATATAATTGGATAAAAGGAATCTAAAATTTAAGCGTTGCTGTTTTCTTGGAATCTGTTAAGAATTGAATTAAATTGTCAAGATCTTCTACAGTTACGTTACTTTCATTTAATATCGAAACGATTTTATTTTGTAGATTTAAGTAAGAGCAATTATCAATTTTAAATGAAATGCTCGATGCACGTAGTTCAATGGAATTAAAATCATTTTGATTAGGGCTTTCACATGTTTCCATTTCTTCACCTTCTTTTATAAAATTTTACATACGAAGAAGAGACATCTCAATCGATGTCTCTTGACTAAAAATTATTTCACTTATGAGGGCATAATGCCTCATCTCTCTGATAAGAATAAATCTTATCTCTCTATCGATTGATGACGAATCAGAGCAGTAAATATTACTATTTTTATTAAAAAAAATATAAAACTCATAATGTGGGATTATGCCATCCCAATTTTAAACAGTCATAAACCCACGAACAAATACACATCATATAAGGCAGGTAAAATAATATCATTTGTTACACTGTTGTTTTCCCGTTTTTATTTAATAAAACACAGTCAAATGTTGTTTTATCTCTAGCAATTTCACAATTACATATCAATTCATCAAGAATTAAATTATTTTCAATATTATCATTTTTCATCTCGTTTTTTTCAATTAAAATCATTTCCAATTTATATTCCACCTTTTTAAAGTATCAATTGTTACATTCGGATTTAGATATTTCATAATTTCTAACCCTTTATATTTTACTTCTGTTTCGTCATGAATGTTCCAAAAATGATGTACAATTTCTTCTATATATGCATAAGTTATAATTAAAAAATTATTTGCCTTCCTTAATCTATTCATATGATAAATGATTAATGAAAATGTAGATGCACAACATTTTTCATCTTCTTCGTCAATTATTAATTCGTCACCGCCTAAAAAAACAACACTTGCCTTTTTGATACTTTCTTTGGTTATTCCATCTTTTTTCATGACAACTGCTGCGTATTTTAACACAAGTGCAAAAGCTTTCAATTCATCTATTGACATTTCACAAGTTGATATTAATTCTATTTTGTCTTCAAATATATCTGGTTTTACAATATCGTGTATTGGAACAACATTTCTTACTCCCATATTATTTTTCTCCTATTATTCATCATTAGTATCATTTTCATTATATACTAAGAATGAATAGAAGAGTAGTCTGAACATATGTTTCTATAAAATCAAAACATCCGCCAATATAATAAAAGAGTAGGATTACTCCCTACTCTTTTATATCATCTAATTTCAGCACATACAATTCACATTTTTCGTTATAAGAATCGCCAACTGCTTTTTGTATTTCATTATTGGCTCTTTTAAATCCTAGTGAATTATAAAATTGTATTCCTTGACCATTTTCCGATTCTACAAATACAATGATACCATATATGGCAATAATCTTACTTACTTTTTTTATTTTAGGTATTATATAATCATAAAATAATATTTTCCCTAAACCATTCCCTTGGAAGTCAAAATCTACAGCAATTCTTGCTATTTCCACAACAGGCAACGCCATATATTCGTTTGTATCTATATTAAATGTATGAATTGCATTAGCCTTAATTGTGTAAAATGCTAGTATACAAGTGTATTCGTTGTCCATTAAAATGTATGTGTGTCCTTGCTTTTCTTCTGCATAATCAAATGCATCATCTGATAAGAAAGTATTTAATGGATTGTCTGCACCACAGCAAAAATCACCTACTAACATAAAATGTCTTAATGACTCTTTGCTTAGTAACTCTTCTTTATATTGAAAGTTTTCTGTGTTATCCATTACGTTTACCTTTGAGTATCTCAGCTACTTTAGCATTAGTCTTCTTACGTTGATCGTCTGTAAATGGTTTTAATTTGCTGCTTTTAAAATCATCTACGATTTTAGTAGCCGCTTCCCCTTTTAATAACGGTACAACTGCCATTGAGACTGCCATATGTCTTACCTCCTCTTTTGTATGTATGGATCCTTTTTTACCTAACTTCATATAATCACCCCTTGGTATTTGAAGCAATTATACATCAAAAAAATTAAACAAAATGTCGAAATATAACGTGAGAAATAAATTAGACTATTTTTTGTGTATCTTATTATACATTTTTTATTAAATTTGTTCAACCGCTAGATATAGTGCGGAAAAATAAAAAACACACTAATTATATAAATTTTTCCTATATATAGTTGTTTTCTCTATATTTAAAATATCTCTTGTGTTTTTGGAAAGAAAAAATTATTCTATTTATTTGTTTCCACAACATAACAAAAGGACAGGAGGTAATCCCCTGTCCTTACATCGTGGTGTTTCGAGCTATATTTTTTAACTCATGTATTATTATACATTCTTTTTGTATTAAGTCAAGTAGAATGTAAACAATTTGTGTCTATTTTTTTATCTCTATTAGAAAACGACGAGAGATACGCCGTATAATCCTGTCCTGTTTTTGCAAGTCAGCAACAGGTTGTGTAGTTTGCATCAATAGAGCAGTAGTGTATACTGCCGTATCTCATATTGACTACCCTGGGCTTTCCCCAGGTACGGACTGTATGTTGTGTACCATATGATACAATTACGCCTGTATCACGTCATGTCTTGTCAGTCTCTCGCGCCCTATATATGGAACTACACTTCCATGTTTTAGTTATAGTGCGTCGGGACTACCATTTTCGCATTAAATGCTTATTCCTTCACGAACGTATTTCTTCTATATAATAATACGCTTTTATTGCATCGCTCCGGTACCTATATAAATAGGCTTACGGCTTCCCCCGATATTCGACAATTTAGAAAATCTATATTTCCAAGGATGGTCATATTACACTACGATATATAATATGAACACTCTCTACGTTAATTGCATGGCGTTATTATGCAACCTTATAGAAAGGGGCATTATAAACTACGATAGTTTTACCCCATCCTGTTTTACTCGCTAATCCTCCACCTAAAACTCCCATAACAGTTTCGAGTGTTCCTGCTTTTGAAACAACTGTGTCGATTATTTTAATTATTCCAGTAAGTCCTTGTAATCCAGAAGTAATCATGTTGGAATTAGCGAAATTCTGAATAAATCCAGTCCAAGTATTTGATAATTTATTTAGAGATCCTTCCCAGTTATTTGCAGATTTTTCTGCTTCTTTTGCAGCACTTCCTGTGCCCTCAGAATAATCTACAAGCATTTTTTCATAGTCAGACCATCCAGATAATAAAGCACTTAGTTTGTTCGCTTGGTATTTCTGTCCAATATTTGTAAGAATTTCTGTACGCAGTGGATCTGACTCTTCTAATTGATTAAATACTTTCGCAAGATCCTCCAATACTTCAATTGGATTACGCATTTTTTCTACACCGTTTACAAACTCTGTCTGAGCAACGCCAGCTTTTTTAAACGTTTCTGCAATTTTTGAGTTATTTACATTCTGAACGTTTATCAACAATGATTTGATCGCATTACCAACCTCATTGCCACCTGCTTTTGTTCTGGACTCAATTGTTCCAATCATCGCAGAAAGTTGATTTTCTTGAACTCCCAATTCTGATGCCATTGAAGCTGCTTGAGTTGTGGCTTCTGCCATATCCTGCATGGATACACTGTTCCTGTTAGTTTGTTCTATTACTATGCTTCCAGGACAAAGCATTGGACTTTATTGTTAAATAACAATAAAGCGGATAGGACGTTAATCCTACCTCTCACGTTTCATTTTTAGATTATAGCGTGAGACTAGACTATATCTTTTCCCTCGTTTTACGTTAGGCGTTCCTACGGACTTATAGGTAACGGATAGACTATATCTATCGAAGTCGGCGTGTGCAATATGTTACCATATTACAACTTAGTCGTTAGGGGGTTAAATAAAATACGGTTTAATAATATTGTTATTTAATTTTAAATTGTTATCACAAAAAGAAAAGTTAAAAGAATTATATTCTTCCAACTTGCCATTTGATTCTATATATTTTTTTATTAATTCTTCACATAATAAAGGATTATTTTTTATATCGGATTCCCATAGGTATAAAATTTCAACATCCTGATATTTTTTTATATATGTATGTTTACTTTTGTCTCTATCAATATCCTTTTTCTGCATATTATTTATCTCATTTGAATCTGTATAAATTAAAGGGTTCACATGAAAATAATCACCCATAACTTCAATAATTAAATTATGTTCTATTAAATAATTATCGACAGAATAATATTTAAAAGTTTTTTCATTGATATAATTAATATTATTTTTTTCTAATATACTATTAACTATCTTTTGTGGTATTGTTTGTCTATCAAGTATACCATCTTGATATTGTTTTAATGTTGCTTCTCTTACCTTATTGCAAAAAATTTCGTCCATCTTTTTTCCAGTATTATATAATTTATCCCCGACATAATATTTTTTACGAAATTCCCAATAACATTCATAAGAACAGAAGTTATGGTTTTCTCCTTGTTTGTTTATATTATGTGTTAAAGATGGTATTTTTTCAATTTCCTTACCACAATTATCGCAATGAACCTTTACCTTTTCTTTATAATTTATATTTTGTGAACCTGTCATCGTTTCTTTTTTGTAGTCAGCATAACAACTTCTACTACAAAAAACACCATTTTTATTATTATTAACCTTATATTTAGTAGTTACAAACTCTTTATTACAAAATTTACAGTTTGCGAGAGTTTGCCATGATTTTAATTTTATTTCTATAATATCCTCTTTCTACCGTATTTTATTTAACTTATCCTCCCGATTGTCCATCTCTGGAGTTTCCGGGATAAAAGCCAACTATGAAGCTATATATTTCTATATAGCATGACCACTATATTAATCATATTTTGTCCATCAAGCAATGCATTAAGTTTTTGAACATTTCCAGAATATTGATATGCGGCATTCGATGCCAAAAGATAACTATTTGCAACATCTGAATTTAAATCACCGGCTGCCTGAGCAAGAATACTTGTTTCAGCCATTTGTTCAGCCTGTTTGCCATAATAGCCAGATCTACTCATTTCTTGGATACCAAGTAGGTAATCACTTGCTTTCTTTCCCCACTTGCTTGCGGAATCAAAAGATGTTTCTCCAAGTTTTGTAAGTTGATCTGTTGTCATATCAGATGTTTTAGAAATTTCTGTTAAAATAGAATCAACATTTTTTAATTCAATAACAGAGTTTTGAATAGTCTGAATTACATTTTCAATTCCACCATAAATTTGCGTAAACTGTGCAATTTGAGAAAATGCACGTTTAAATTCCGCTGTAAAACTTTTACCAGTAAGTCCAAGTAATTTTGCCTCAGATACAGTTTTGTTGAAATCTTTATTTAGTGAAGTTAGCTCTGAATCTGATGTTGCTTTTCTCTGAGATTCTGCAATTTCTTTTAGTTGATCGCCATATACTTTTGCAGCGCGACTATTGTTTTTTAACCACGTTAAGGTCTTGTTAGAGGCAGTTACTGCATCAATTTTACTAAATGATTTTGATACAGATGTAATAGAATTACCAAGAGCTTTTTGCTCATTTTGTACAACCTTAATCTGATTCCTGTACTTTTCTAAATCACTGGTAAGTTTTTTAAAATTAATCTCCATAATGGAATCATTTGGAGCCAATTTCACATTATTAATATCTTTATTGATGTCAGATAATAACTTTCGAGCCTTTTCTACAGAACTTGTTGTAAGAGATTCAAACTTTTTAAAATCTGCATTTGCCTTTGACACATCTGCATCAATCTTCAAAGTAGACACACTTCGTTTCGCTCTTTCGATATCAGATAATCCTTTTTTAATTCCAGATGTGTCCATATCAGCTTTTACACTGATCTTATTATTTTTTTCGATTCCTTTTAAGACACCGTTGATTTTATTCAGATTTTTCATCCCATCAATATTAAAATCAACTTTAATCTGTTTATCGTTTTTTACTAAACTGTCTAATTTTTTTTGGGCAGCATCGAGTTCGCTTGTATCAACATTCGTACTAACCCGTACTTTATATTCGCTCATTTTTTAAAAATCACTCCTTTCATTTTTAGACAATAAAAAAGCCCTCACGAAAGGAGAGCAGTAGTAGTTTTGTATAAAATCATATACTATACATATAGTTATATTTATGATAAAATTAATTCGTTGTCATAGTCGAATTTCGTTATGATAACATAACTTGCGATGACGGTGAGAAAGCAGGATGATATGACAGAAGAACTCTATTGGTCTGTCATGATTGCAATTAACATAGCACGTTTCGTCTATGTTGCAATTCGCGACTACTTAAAAGAAAGACACAAATAAGATTTACCAAATTGTTTTATGTTACTTAAAATTATAGTTACATTGAAAACTTACCACTTTCAAATCGCACAACCTATAAACGAACATCGTCAATTGTAACAGAAGTTTAATAAAGCGACATAAAACATTGCGTTTTTTATAATCATATGTTATAATAAAAATCCAATAGAGTTAAGTTATATTCATCTAATATCCGTCTGGTAAACGGATTATGCGAGAGTACTAGAAAGAGCATCTGAAAACAGGTGCTTTTTCTAGTTTTATAAATCTATATTCATTGTCATTGCGTAAGAACCGTAGATGATAAAATAATAAATCATTTAATTAAATCTGAATATATGTCATTATGGTTTTCTCCTAAAGCCAAGGATGTTACCAGCGTCCTGGGTGTTATTATTATATCATTTCAGATACTTCGACATATTCCTATCCACGATTTCAGGCACAGCCTTTCTTGTCGCTTCAAAATATCTGTGATTTCCCAATGTATTTCCAAATGCTCCAGTTTCCGTCGCTTCAATTACTTCCGCTCCAGAAAACGTTCCTGTATGATATGAAATATTTTCTTCCATTTCTGCTTTAAATTCAAAATGATTTCCTCCACCAGAAACAGGAGTGGTATTAGGAGATTCTAACAACGTTCCAGTTCTTTGATACATTACTGGATTTCCAATGTCATAATATCCAAGTACATTATCTTCTAATTTTTCTTCCACTTCATCCCTAGCAGCATTCATTCCAGATCTCACATCTTTTTCAACCAATCCTTTAACTTCCAAAAAACTGGAAACAACTTTTTTTGCCATAGCAATACCTTCTAATAAGGAAGATTTTCGGCTGTTTCATGAATTTCCATTGCGCGTTTAAGCATCTCTCTCATCTTTTCATTTTTAATAGCCTTTTCTTCATTATCTGGCTTATCAATTGGTTGTGTATTTGCATTTTCGAGTTCAGCAGTACGTTTTTCAAATTCCTCTTTCATAAACTGCTTCGCAATATCTTCCATAGATTTGTCTGGCGAGTTATACTTTTCGATAAATTTATTTGCCTCAGATACATTTAATTCTTCTGCCTTTGAAGACAATACGTTGATCAAATCAACAAGAGCTTCTCCAACCATATCTTTTCTATATGATGGAGCATGAATAGCTTTCTGTTTCATATATTCAACTTTTTCTACAACATGAGACATGACGAATTTCAAAATCTCCTGCGGATATGTTAATTTTGGATTTTTTGCTGTTGTATTATTCTTGATGAAAAACTGATTTACAATATCATTAACTTCTTTGTCTGCAATTGCAACATCGTAAACAGATTCTCCATCTTCAAATTCAATTCCCTCTACAAAGTAATTCATAATAGCACAAACCTGCGCTGGTTCAATATAATAAGGGGAGTAGTCTGTAATTTCACCATTTTCTCCAAAATCAAATAAACTGTTACAAATATATTCAATAGCGTTTGCTTTATCTTCGAATGTAATAATTTCTTTAATTTTCATATTTTCTTTTTTCATGATTTTCTATCTCCTTTAAAACAAATGTTCTGGATGTTTTTATTTTCTATAAGTAGTATAATATCTATATTCAGGAAGCCGTGTGCATAACCACGGCTGTTACGTTCCTACATATAAGAAACCTACAAACCAATCACCATGACTATATAATAAGTCAGAAAGAAATGATGATTGATATTTTTTTATTCTCTTTTCATTTCTAAATGAAAGCGAAAATTCATATATTAAACATTAGATTGTCTGTGGTCGATTATAATAGGTTGAAATTCTTTTTGTAATATAATGTCATAATCGTCCACCTTCGTTAACGACTTAATCCATGAGTCGAAAATTTGATGTCTTTTATATCCAAGTTCATCAATACATTTATCAATCAAACAGTTTAAATAATCGTTCGCCTGTTCTCTAGTACATATAATATGAGTATTAATTATTTCCGGTTCTTCTTTATTATTAAACGCACACAAGCCAATATTAAATAAATATTTATTAATACTAACTCCTTTTGACATATCCAGTTGAAATTTAGCTCTTTTATAAATAGAAAATCCTCTTGGTTTTTCACGTAATTGTATTTCCATATAGCATACTCCTTTTGCATCAAAAAAGAGCCGGTTAACCGACTCTATTAATTAACATTTTATGATTTAGATGTAATTTATAATTCTAGTTTTTATGATTTAATAATTCCTTAATTTCATCCAAAGTGTATTCTGATTTATCAATCATTTCCGCGAGTTCACGAATACGTTCAGATTTTTCTTGTTCAGCTTTCATCTCATCATAGATAGCTTTTTCTTTTTCAAGTTTCTTGATTTCAATTTTCTTTTCTTTCATCTGAACTTTTAATTCATCCATTTTATTTTGGATGGTTAAAATTTCTTGGTTGCACTGCTGAATCAAAACATCGTAATTCTTTTCTACAACTTTTTTACGTCTTCCTCTTCTTTTCCCTTCCATGACTTGTACCTCCTTATATTATATAATACAAGCATATCACTGAATAGGAACGTAGTAAAGACATTTTGTTACGCAGATTCCGACAAATTAATGCGTTATAATTTCAATTTCTGTTCTTGGGTGTTCTTTGTCAACATGACATCTTATCATAAGACTATGTAGATGTTCCCTGTCGTCATCTTCCCAAAATCCTGATTCAACAAATCCGTCATGGATGAATTTAGGGCTGTAGTTATCTGGATCGGTTCTTCTTTTTGTTGGATGGTATATGTCGTAAATAACATCTATATTATTTAGTTTCATATTTGTATATCCTAAATCATCAACAAGCCAAATAATAAAATTTTTCCACGACTGCTTTAGTGCATTCATTTGAATTCTTGGTTTAATACTCCAAATATTTATGGATGGATGTATACACTTTTCAATCTGTTTCTTTTTTGCTCTTGGATGCTGCTTAAAATAGTATTCATTATATCTATTAACAACATCATTATCTATAATAATTTTTATAATTGTCACTTCCTTATATAATATTTAAGAGCAGTAGAGTAGTGGTTCAGTATGTGCTCATCTGCTCATAAATATATTTGTTAAACTACTGAACTTTGATTAACAAATATATTTAAATAAGAAGAGAAGTCACCACATCACATATAGCAACTTCCATTCTTATTATTTTTCTGTATTTTGCTCATCATAAACGGGGTTAATTTCAACAGGAAGAACGGGTAAATGCTCTTTTACATATTTATACTTTTGCTCACGACCATGATTTCCATTTAAAAGTTTATATGCAAAAAATAATCCATCAAATTCTGAAACTTCATTTTCGGGTATACCATTCATTGCTACATATTTACTAAATCTTTGGTCAATTTTATCTCCAAGCAATTCCATACTTCCACACATAAGAGCCTTGATTTGTTTTTTTCTTTCTTCTGCCCCTTCTGCTAACTTATCTATAGATTCACTCAATTCTCTCTGAACTTCTTGTGATTTCTCTCTATCGTTAATTCTATTTTTAGCATAAATATCCATCTGTTCTCGTTGAGCAGTAAGAGCAGACTTTAACTCTTCGACAAATTCTGAAAATTCCTGTTGCATTTTCCTATCATTTTGAGTAACACGTTCCACGTCTTCTTGATGTTGTTCTTGTAGTTTTGATAAATTTTCAGCGGTTTTTACAAGAAGCTCATGCTCTTCTCGTCTTTTTCTGATATGTCTAAATTCAATTCCTGTTTTCTCCCAAAACCATACAAGCAATTTGTCTAAAAACTGCCATGCAAGAAGTATGGTAACAATTGCGAGAATAATAGAAACAAAATCTAGCTCAAAAAACATTTCTAAATATTCCATATTTATTCAGTTTTCTGTTCTTTCTTTTCGATAAATTGTGTAAGTGCCTGGTGCAAACCTGTAGATGCAAGACCACTAATCAAACCGCTTAAAACAATTTCTGGGCTAAATGCAAAACCATTAATCCATGCAGCTATCACAATGCCCAATACTCCACAGATTGTTGGGATGTACTTGTTATCAACATCTTTAATCCATTTCTTGATAATATATCCGACGCAAAGGCAAATGCCAAGTACGACCGGCATCATAAATTCATTCAAAAATTCCATAATTTTTTCCTTTCATACAAATAGGAGAGTGGTAGTCCTTTAATACTATTGCCTGTGTACTGCGTGACACTGCGCTCAAAAATATGACACCCACTTTTACGTTCATCATCTTGAACAACCTATTTCATTTTTGTTCCCAGAACTTAGCTAAAGCAAGTCCAAGTTCTTTAGTCTTTTTGTACTTCCATACCGTCACACCATCTTCTTTTTTTACAAATGTATATTTAATTCCGTATTCTGATAAATAACAGACTTCGTGAGAAGATTCTGTACGGTATTCATTGTCTAACTTTCTAATTTCGAGTTCACTCCTCACTTATTCGGAGCAGAGTAAAAAAATGGGGTAAATACCGATAATAGATATTTACCCCATTTTTCACACTAAATATCTATCACTCGTTATTTTAAGATGTAGCCATAATACCAGCTGCTTTCAAAGCGTCCAGCAAAGCTTTGAACTCAGCCTTTGTAACATTTTCTCCTGCAGCTTCAGGAACCAAAGTAGACTGTTTTACGCCTCCAAGTGTTGTTTTATTCGCAGCCGGAAGAGTGTATGTCGCACCAGGATCTCCTTTTGCTCCTTTTAAATTTTTGAATGCAAAATTAAATACCTTTGCTGTGTTTGCTCCACTTGCTGTTACAGTTACAGATGGAACTCCAGTATTTGCGTCAACCGTTGCAGTTGGTGTTCCGAATCCTGCGGCTGCTCCAGGTGCGCCAACCTGTTCATTTTTTACACCTTGCTCCAGCTTGTTCATCTTTTCAGCAGTAATAACATCTCCATCGCTCCATGTCGTTGGTGTATATGCCATTTTTACTCACTCCTTATTCATTCTGATTTTCCGACTTTTGCCTTTCCGATTTTCCCCCTGCCTATCAAGGCGAGATCTTCAGGGGGTTCTATTCCCCCGGTTCGTCCTCGTCCGGTAACAGAGTCAGGTCAAGCATGTTTCCATCATCGTCAACCATCATGTCACAAGTAAGTGTTACAGTACCCGGATCTCCGGAACTTGCAAAAGACAGAGACATATTAGCCTGCGGAACTACTTTATATGCCTTGAACAGATATGGAAGCACATCCTCATCTGTTGTTTTCATATATGTATCGCCGTAAACAGTAAACGCTTTCGGGAAGTCAGTAGATCTAATACTGATATTGTATACATCATTTCTGGTAGCAAGGTAGAATACAACAACTTCTGTTCCTTCTGCCTTTGAATCTTTCAATGTAATGTCCTGACCAGAAACAGTAGTTACCTCAAGTTTTGTTTCCATGTTAGAATCTGCTCCGTCATAAACCCATACATTTTCTTTTGTGAGAGTAACTTTTGTGTCAGTAATACTAACTTTATTGCTTTCGCCAACTTTTACCTTGACTCTCTTCATAATTTCTGCTGTTTTAGAACTCTTACCTCCAGTCATCAGCTCCCAAAGCTTAGGTGTCTGAATCTGCGTTTCAATCGTAATAGTACCAGCACGTTCTCCAGAGAATGTAATTTTCTTTGGATGACCTTTCCCGCCGTACGCAAATACGTTTTCACCTGTCAATTCCTGACTTGATGTATTTGCGTAATCACAGAAAAGAAATGGTTCTTTTGTTTTATAATCTACAAACACCATGTCACAGACTTCTCGGTTTGCCATCTGTTTTCCAAATTGATTTGCCATTTTAATTTCCTCCTATATAAGATTTGTTTTTTTTTGCAATAAAAAAGACACTGAATTACTCAGCGTCATTTTTGTTATATATATTTGAACTCCAAGCACCAAACTTGAATTTCTTTTCTTTATCTCCCCATACAGACACCTGTGTAGAAGCAATGTCATATTGATCAATTATCTGAAGCCTTTCAAATTCATTGAATAATTGATAAATTGTAATATCCCATATATTTATCCAGTTTAATGACAAGCTTCTTACAGCAACGGACGATATGATGTTAGGTAAAGACAAATCTGGATTTCCGCCAGAACTTTTTTTGAATTCACGTTTTACCTTTTGCAACCTCTTGTATATTTTTAATCCACGTTTATTTTTGATCTTTGTAATATCAGTCACTTCTGTATTGTCCGGTGTAATATGCACTCGTTGAAGAATTATATCCAACACATCATAATAATTTTTAGAATTTATAATTCCTTTTGCTAGAAGTTCAGTATCGCCATTTTCTCTAACAATTTCCTCTGTGTATAGGAATGATTTATATTCATCAAACCATTCGAAATCCTCTACAAAGAAAAAATTGAGAGCATTTTTAATCATATTTCTAAAATTTGAATCATACAAAATAAGGTCAAATTTTGTATACAAATTAATATCTGGATCTTCTATTTTAAAATCTTCAATATAATCACTTGGAGTCATTCTTAGACACGACACATATTGTGCATAGACGTAATAAGATATGTCAGCAATCTCAATGAGCTTTGGAGATTTAATTCTTCCAATTCCAACAAGATCAAGTGGGAGAGGGGAGATTAGATCAAAATAATCTAATTTCATAATTCGCTAAATATTTTTGAATTTAAAATCTGATGTTGTAAAAACTAATTGTCTTCCGTAATATTTACTATTTGGAAAGTAGTAATTTACAGATTCCAAATTCAATTCTCCTATACCATATTTATTTGTTTCATGTAATTGACGCTCAACCATATCAGCTAAAATGTCAGCTCTTGTTCCAGAATATCCGTCTTTGTGATATTTCATGCAATCCTTATGACAGTACGCATAGACAATAATCTGAAGAGTTTTCATAGTCCTTGTCTGTTGTTTGAAATTTACTTCAAAACAAAGATATGGTTTAACCTCTGTTTGAGTATCTTCTATATATAAATAAGGAAAGATTTGAGAATACACCAGATCGTCAACATCATCTGGCATATAATTATCACCTAATAGTAATTCACAAATATCAGACGAATCTAAAAATGATAAAAGAAGCTTTGATTTAAAAATTCCAATATCTTTTAATACTGTTTTATTCATAATGTCTTCCTTAAAATAAATTACTAATTTCGATTTTCTTTTCAGAAATTGGATGTGAGTTAGAAATGATTTTCAGAGATAAAATTTTTCCGATATACTGTTCATCAGATATTAGTATTTCAATTGAATTTTCGTAGATTGTTTTTTTTACCTGGATATCATCAGATACATGCCAAGTATAATTAGTACATTCAATTTCTTCAGTACAACTCTCGTCGCTGTAAAATTTAACATAATATGTTCTTTTTCTATTAATCTTTATAGAATCACTTCCGATAATTTTAGCAAAAACAGTTCCTTTATCATTGTCATGTTCTGAATGATCAATATCTATATAGTCACAAATGCCAAGTTCCTGACTGTCTGTTTTAAGATTTAATTCTGTCTTATCTGCAATAAAACTTAAAACACTACCATGATATTCATCTCCATAATCATATAAGATATCGTCTGTTCTTGTCATTTTGAACACTTTTTCCGGATTTATTTTTCTTTTGTCAATAAATACCCTTTTTCTATCCAAGTTTAGACATTCAGAATCTCCCGGTATGAGAATCGTATATGTATTAGATGAAAGCGTAATCGTATAATTCCCATTTTCACCTACATCATATTTACTGGCTGAAACTGCGTTGCACCAACGCTCAATAATCTTTCCTTCAGAATTTTGCCATCGCAGTAAATATTGACACAATACCATTGTAGCTTTTTCGTATATTCCGTTATTTCCCGGATAGCCATTTATCAGCCAATACCTATTTTCAAAAAATACATACATTCCAGCTTTTACAGTTCCTATAGAAAAAAGTACTGTTCTTTCCAGTGACTTCAATTGTGTATCTGCTGTATTTCCTTGTACGATGCAACGAATGTTTTTACCTTTGCTCAAATCGCTATTATAAAGAATAACAGAAACCGCAATATCAGTTTCTAACGATTCCGCAAAAGCATCATCCTTGTTTTCTACAAACATGTCATTCTCAAATCCACCGGTTACATTTGGACGAGTGTTCTGACTTAATAAATACCATTCTTGCATATCGCGTCCTCCTAAATAAAAGCAGTTACTTTCTGGTTTCCAACCATCGTATTTGCCTTTTCTGCGACGTAATCAAGTTCCGCTTTTGTTGCAGTTTTAGATCCGTTAGACCCATCAATTCCAATATCTTTTCCGGTTATGCTGATTCGTTTATTGACTTTAGAATACTGACGTTCTTGATATGATTGTTTCATAAATTCTGCCAAAGTATCAATAACATATCTATCCAATTCAGAATCAAATTGATTTAATTCCACGTCAAAATGTAAATCACTTAATTCTGCAGAATACCTTCCAATTGCCTTCTTAAACCATTCCATTTCTAGTGATAAAGGCAATACTGTTTTATCTGCAAAAGAAGACTCAAATGATTGTATCACTTCGTTAGCTGTTGTATTACCCATTCAAATCACTCCTAAATCTTATGTTCTACGTAATTTTCTACGATTCTAATTTTTTCAAAATCGTTAAGTTTTTCTCTTTTAATAATTTCTAAAATTGCAAATTTTTCGGCGCGTGTAACGACAAGATCCTTCAGTTTCTCTTCGAATGTCTTTAAGGTTTTGTATTCAAACAATTTCTTGACAGCATCTACTGTAAGAATATTTTGCACCTGTTTTCCATCTTCACTCTCAAAATCAACTTCAATTCTTGTTGGCTTATCATCAACATAAAGTGTTGCATGAGAACCTCTGTCGTCTATTCCTGTCAATAATCTATTACCGTTCTGAATCTGTGTAATAATTTCACTTCTTTGTAAGCGAACTGTCCCATTTGCAGGAATTGTTACATCGCCATTTGTTTCAATTCTCTTGAAACCTGTTGTCCAATTTGCGATACTTTTAATAGTTACTTTCTGCTCAAGATTTAATTCCTGTACTGTGTTTTTGTCTTCAATCATTTTCTGTTTCCTCCATAGCAATTAATGTAATTTTATCAACTAATTATTTTTAAACAGTATGTATAATTTCTTTATATAATGCAATTACTTTATCCAGTCGTTCTGACTTCTTGAATGTATGATATGGCATACCATTTTTCTTGTTTACAGATTTTGAAACATATGGAATATCATATGCCATAATAAAGTATGATAATTTTTTTGAATAACAATAGAAATATTCATTCATATTTAATTGTTTTCTCCTTTAAACTAAAATAAGATAGTTTCCACATTTAAAATAATGCGAAAACTATCTTAGATTTACTTGAAATTATTTTCCAAGAGAATCAAGGTTCTGATCATGAAGCATACCCACTTCATATTCTCTTCCAGGTACTACAAGACAACCAAACTCCATGTCAAATCTGGATAATTGCATTCCTGTTGTAACATCGTTTCCAGAGAATGATGTTAGTCCACCTCTTGTTACAGTATGAATTGGAGACTGTCCACCCTGCGGAATTACAAATGCAAGTCCAGCCGGTAACATTGTCTCAAAGTTTGTACCATCTTTATTCAGAGTTGTCAGATCATACGGATTTGGAATCTCTGCAAGAGTGGCTCCATTGTATACGCCCATCAGTCCTGTATTATGAATCTCATCCATGATTGTACGAGAGATTCCGTTTACAGTCGGTGTTGTTCCCTCATATCCAGCGAATCCATTAAACTGTGCAATCATAGCATAATCACCAGAGATTGTTGGTTTACCAAAACGTCTAACATTTGCGATAACACCATCAACACCTGTCTTTGTAAGACCTGCTCCCTCGAAGAAATATTTCACACCTTTTGCATTTTTAACTGCTTTGTATGTTTCATCTACTACATATTTAGCAGCTTTATTTCTAATATCTGTACGAACCTGTTCCTGAAGCTCGTTCTCATCACTCATATCTCCAAGTGCTGCTTTTCTGTAGTCAACTGCATAACCACCAGAAATAGTAGTTGTTGCAATCGGAACACGTCTCTTTCTGATTGTCGGGAATTTTACATCCTGTCCAGCAGCCTGAATTTCAGCACCAGTATTTACATACTCTGTAATTTCTACTTCACAAGACTCATTGTATCCAATTGGTTTGTAGTTTCCATAAATTCCAAGCAGTTTAATTTCCTGCATAAGAACTGGCTGCATTTTAAAACGTCTTAATTCGTTGATTTCGGAAATTGCTACCTGATCATTTGTTGCAGCTCTGCTATTTAATTCTTTAATATATTTAGCAGCAGCATCTCCCTTTTTACCAAACTTTGCTAATTCTTTACCATCTGTCATAGCAGAGAATACTTCTACAACTGGAGAATTGGCATTAATTTTTCCACTTACAAAAGAAGCATCTCTACGTTCGTTATTTAACTCAAATGTATAACTCATTTATATACCCTCCTTCAATTAGCCTTGTTTTGTAACAACTTTGGCAACAAGACCAATTTTGTTTCCAATAATCTCAGTTACTTCAAAATAAGGAGCTACACTAGCACCTGTAATTAATTTTCCTGTTGCATCAGATTTCAGTTTATTTCCTTTTGCAAAAGTTGCTGGTAACTGAGCGCCGTATACTTCGATTTCCTGTCCCTCAAGTTTTTCAAAGTCTACGACTCTTACATGAGATCCAGCAGGAATTTTATATTCTGGCATGTCCATATCATCACCAACTTCGACCTGCATAATCGCCTGTTTTGCGTCTGCTTTTGGAGCAAACTTTCCAGATGTGACTGCACCAAAATCTCCATTCAGTGCATCTTTATCAATAACTGCATCCATAAATGGGTATAATTTCTCGATCTGAGAAATTCTTCTGAATTTAATCATCTAATTCGTCCTCCTCTTAAAAAATGTTTACTTCTTCGTCATCATCGACATATTTCTCGCTGCATACTTCTGAGAAAATATCTTCAATTTTTACTTCTTCTGAATTCTGCTCAGAAATACGAGCTTCAGATTCTGCCTGTTTCTGTTTTGCAACAATTTCCATGCAAATTTTAGATTTAATAGAATTGATTTCAGATGTGACATTATTTAACTCTGATTTCTTTTTACATGCATTAATTTCATCTTTTAATTTTTTAATGTCCTCTTTAGCAACTTCTTTTTCTTCATCGCTAAAGTCTTTCAGAGCAGCCTCGACCTCAGAAAGTTTTTCAGATGCTTTTGCTTTTGTTACCTCTTTTTCGAGATCCTCTTTTTCATCATCTTTCTTCTTCATGTCTTTTTCCATCTGCTCAACTTTTGCATTCAGTTCTGCAATCTGTGTGTCTCTAGCAGCAATATCAACATCTTTTGCTTCAATCTGTGAATTCAGTTCTGTGATTTTGTTGTTCAGCTCAGAAACTTCATCATCGTGTGATTTCTTTTCACTGTTAATTTCTGCAAGAGTAGATTTGAGAACTTCCTCAAATTCTTTCTTATCGAATTCCATGTTTTTCTTTTCCTCCTTGTTTGTAGTTTTTCTCTGCGAAATCTCAAGTACCACAGCCGCATCGTCACTTGGAGAAATGCTTAAGAGCGCACACCCCGAAAATGAATAAATCATGGGTGATCTCATATTTTCGTTATATCCATCTTCATATATGATTTTGTTATCATTTTCTTTTAGTCCCATAATTTCAATAGAAGTACACACTTCACCTACTGCAAATCCCTTTCGCACCCAATCAACCAATTTAGGATATCTCTGATAATATAGATACCCGTACCCACACAAAGCCTCTATTTCATCTCCATTGATATCTTTAATTGTTTCGATTTCTGCTTTCTCAAAAGTTCCGACGACTTCAGAGTTTTCAAATACTGGTTCATGAACCCCATTTGAATCCACAACTTCTCCTGTTAACCCATGTCCGAGAGGGCATGATTTATCTTCTGATGCAAACTCACAACACAATGGCATTCCTTTAACTGAATCAATTGCGTTTAATACATATTCCTTTTTCCAATGGATACCATTTTTGTTAGTTTCATTTGGATCGTCATGAATTTTAAGAAGGGCAATTTTGATTGGAACACGTCCGTTTTTATTAGATCGCTGAGAAATTTCGAGGATATTATTTAACATAAGATTTATCCTCCTTTGTTTACATAAAATAAAAGTGATCTACTTATTAGCAGACCACTTGTTTAACAATTTATTTAATTTTTCATCTTTAACATAAAACTAATTTTCCTTTTAACTATTTATTATCACTTGGACTTGGGTTTAAGTTTCCACCACTTTCTCTACTTTTGATTGTATTTTCTGTGGGATTATCTGTTTCCGGTTTTTTAGCATTATCAGAATTAGATCCGTTCATTGTCCAAGATGTTTGATGTGGTTTATATTTTTCAAACACTCCACTTTCAATTTCTTCATCTAAAACTGAAAAATATGCGTCAGGATCCACACCTGTACTAGCAACGAGAAAACTCATAGATCCTCCGGAATCCGTATACAACTTCGACATCATTTCAAAGAAGTTCTTCCTATTTACGAATGAAGTAGGAAAGTAGTAAACCTCAATACGGTTTTTATCATTTTGAATAATATTTTTATTAATCACATAATTCAATTCATTCTGCCATTCATACACCCACGTATATAACTGTGCGGTAATCATCTCTAAGTTGCTCTGTGATGCACCATAGTTTCCTGTTGTCATTGCACCAATGAGAGCAGAAGAAATTCCTAAATCAAGTGAAATTTGATCATTTAAATCAGACTCATTTTTGCTATCAAAAATATCTGTAGAAACATCGATAGAGTCTAATTTCGTTCCAGCAGCAACGCTAAAGAAAGAAATTCCTCCACGAGAGTTTTTGTTCATTACAGCTTGACGTACAGTAGCATGTTGCTGTTCTTGCTGTTTTCCAGTAAGAGAACTTGTCCCTTTGTCCTTACCTTCTGGAAATGTTTGATAGATAATTTTATTGTTAATTTCATCTAACACGTTTCTCTTTGTGTCAGTGAAATAATCTTTATATAATACATCTGCAAGTGCAGCGATAATTAAACTTCGACCCCAAGGCTCAGAATCTTTACACTTAATTTTTCTGCACATTGTATGATTGTTATCAAGCACAACCCAGTCTCCGCCAGTTGTACCATTTTTTCGACTATTGTATGCTTTTACAATTTCTTCTGGATACTTTCTTAATTTACGTTCCAGTTTTTCACCAGTATAATCATCAAAATATCTCAGATTGAACGCAAGCACATACCTACCATTTTTCTTTCCAACAATTTTTGTATATCTCCATGGAAGAGAAATGATAGTAGCATTGATTCCAACCTCATTGATTTCTACAATGTTTTCTACATCGTAGTCTGTCATAAATTTGGATTTGTCATAATTTTTCTTTTTCGTTTCAAAATAAAAAAAAGCGATTCCATCTAACATACACGTAAATAGTGCATTCCTAATAAACTGTTTATCATCAATTTTTTCAAGAGTGGATTTCATTAGTGCTTTATTCGCCTGGACTGTCTTTGTATTTCGTTTATTTTTACTTATTAAAATACGATCAAGGCACGGAAGAGCAGTCATATAATCGACTGAGTTAGACACGATACCATTTTTTGTATATACAAAATTTGATAATCGAATTGCAGTATCGTGATTTCCAATAGGATCACGTAAAATAGAATCTATTTCTTCTTTAGAAAAATAGTCATAAATACCGCAAGAGAATAAGCTGCTTATGTCCATCGGCGATACAAAACTGTTGAATTCATATATATTAGCAGTAGGAGAGGACTCGTTTTGAATCTCTACCGATTGCTCTTTATTAACTTCTGGCATGTCCGTCTCTCCTTTCTGTTAATTTATAAGACACGTAAATTCGTAATCGGAATCTGTTGAAAGTAAATCAAGTTCTAACTGATCAAAGAAATACGATCCATAACTACAAGATGTGTATCTATCCTTACAATTAGAACCTTGCTCATATACTTTTACAATTCCAGTCTGCGGTGATTTTTCATACAACAGTTCTGCACATTCACTGATCATTGCTTGAGTTTCTAGGAATGGTCGTTCAAATTCAAACTGTGTATTTAAATCTGTTTCATTTTTATAGTTATCATTTTCAGACAATATTTCTTCAATTGCTGTATTCAAATTCACAAGTAATTCTGTTCTATGTTCCATTAAAGAACGTCTGAAACTGTATGCAATATCACTATTTAGTTTCTGAGTGGCGTTGATTGCATAGATAACGGCTGGAGCATTAGGATTTTTAACAACATCAGCATAGGTATCGTTGTTCATACATTTGAGAGGAGGATATTCCTTTCCGCGTTCTTCGTCATATAGTGTTTTACCAAGTGAATAACAGACCTGTGTTCCGCCGTTTCGACAGTCTAGCACAATATAATCGGCATCATAGTCTTCATATAATTGCCGGATTCGTATTGCCTGTTTTGTTGTATCTCCTATTTGATTTGATTCAATATAAGAATACTGTCTCTTATATCCTTGTTTTACTACAACTTCCGAGTCATCAGTTTCATACCTCATAGTTTCTGGAATTCCACGAATACAAGAATATATAGAGTTATCGTTTTTCTTTCCTTCTACAAAAGCAATATCACAAGATATTACACGAATTTCACCCTCTTGCTTTGGAGCAAAATGTTTTGTTTTTTTATTAAATTTTACATCTCTATGGTTTCTTGGATAAAATACTTGACGTAATGTTTGAACATCACTAAGCATAGAATAAGTAAAGAAAGCAGAAGAGTTGTTTCTAACTCTAAGATTTAAAAATTCAATTTGCCATGTAATAGGATCTTGCTTTTTCTTTTCCTGCTGCATCTGCCTTTGAGTACGAATATTATGTTTCAGAGTAATACTTTCATCAAAAGCAAGCATTACAGAAGTCCTATTATTCAACATATCAGTATAAGCTTGATCAACTAAATTCCACATCCAATGTCCATCATCTAACCATGAACTTGAAATGTATATATCTTTTGGATCTTCTTTTAGACATTCAATTCCTTCATAAAATGGGTCAATCATAAAAGGAGCCTGTCTAATTGTCTGGAAAGGAGAAATGACACTATCATCAATATTTTTGTCAATCTGACGGAACTCTTCTCGTACAGCATCCGTACTACGAAGACCACGGGCAAATTCATTTGCTGTAAATACTTTAATAGTTGATCCATTGTTAAAATACACTATGGATTCGTTTGCACTATCCTTTATATCCTTTATCTCTTTTCTTAAAGCAGGAGACATGTTCATCAATTCATTCTTTATCTTTTCCGATATGATAAGTTTGCTCTGTCCGCGTGTTGCAGAACCAAGTACGATTTTTGAACCAGGTTTTATAATTGCTTTACAACAAGCGTATAGAGCAATTATAAAAGATTTTGCTGCAGCACGACACGCAACGATACAAACAAGCTGTGAGATGCCCATAAGATATAGAATAAGCTGTTGGTATAAATGTAGCCTAATTCCCAAATAATCCATAGCGAGCCTATGTAGATTTCTTGAGAAAAATGTAGACCATAGAAATGTATTATGAACGTTTGTAGGATTGCTTAAAAAATGAGTTGAAGGAAATTTCTTGTAAAGATTTTGTTGACGTTCATCAGCATATTTATTATTCATCGACATCATCTGCGTTGTCCTTTACAAAATATTCCGTGTCCCTATCTGTTGTTCCTGTCATAAGATTTCTAAGAGGTCTTTTTACAAATCGATCAAAATATTCCCCAATTTTATCGTAGTCTTTATATAGTTCCTTATCTTTATAATATTCTTCTGGAGTATACTGAGATATAGTAGCAAGAGTTACTCCGAGACATTCATTTGCACTATTATCTGTTTCTTGAATTGTAGATAGTCCGGCTTTTGTAAATGTCTTACTATACTGATCAGTTAGTTTAATATACTTATCTGAATCGCCTCTTTTTAATGCATTTGTCTGAAGCATGAATAACGAACACAAACTTTTAATAAAAATTTCTTGATTGGCGTCACAATTTGGATTTTGCCGTTTTAACATTTTATAATGTTCATCCATTATCTTATAATCAGACTCTGTGAAACCAACCCCCCACCGATCAACGGCTGTTGCAGTAATAGTAGACTCTTCAGATTTCGCCTGTTCACGGGATTTTACAATCTCACCTTGTTTTTCATTAAACTCAAACTTCATACTGTCAAAATATGTAGTTCCAATTCTTGCAGTTTGCCCTAAATTTTTCTTTGCCAAATAGTGACTGATACGGCTCCTATCCGCAGATATTTGTCTTGAAGCAGTTAAAGCATCAATATGATATACCCATCCAAATTCCATACACATATGTCTAATTGCATGTTCTTCGTTTCCAGAGTAAAAATCTATAAGTTTTTTATAATATTTATCACGACAATCATTGCATATTTCAATATATCCGTTATTTGCTTGATATTTGGGATGTGCAGATTTTGAAAAATGACTTTTCTGAGAATCCCAAGATTCTCCACACATATAACATTTATACTTTTTTGTATTTGTCGAATTAGATAGTGGAAATCGCATATCAACAGAGATATCTATTTTCTGTGGAGATTTCATTGATTCTTCAATTCTTTCATCTCTTGATCGTTTTAATTTTTGAGTCAAATATCTCACATCCTTTCTCAACTATTTCGTATTCAATGCTCAGACCCAGATTCGAACTGGGAGCAACTGATTAAAAGTCAGTCGTTTTACCATTGAACTATCTAAGCATAATAATAGGGCAGTAGTAGTACCGCCCTTAATAATTTAATATATTACTGTGCAATAATCCCAGCAGTTCTGAGACTTGCCAACAAAGCATTAAGTTTATCTTTTACATCTGCATCTCCAGCGTCTGCAACTGCAACACCTTTTTTTGGCAATTCAGTTTTTAATGTATACTTTTTATCTGCATCAACTGTCTTCATATATGGAGTAAGAGCATCGGATCCAATCTTAGTTTTCAGTGCATCTCCAACAGCTTTTGCATCCGCAGCTTTTCCTTCCACAGCAAGTGTTTTGTCAAGTTCAGCTCCTGCACCAGTTGGATAAGCCGGGACGAATAATTTACCTGTTGTAGTGTCAATTGCAACTTCTACGGTTTCGTTTGTCTTTGCTTTTGCTTTAACTCCACCAAGAATTTTGTCAGTTGCCTGTGGAAGAGTATAAGAACTTCCTGTCGGAATGTTAATTGTTTTTTCGACAGAACCGTCATACTCATCTGTTACTGCACCTGTAAACTTAATCTTTTTAGGATTTGGAAGTGTAGTCGTAGTTTTTGGTAAGGCTCCAACTTCGTCTGCGGTATAAGTAGGTTTTGTTTCTGCTTTTGCCCATGCCGGTACAGTTGGATCAGTTTCTTTTGTAATATAAGTACCTTTTTTCTGGATACCAAGATCATCCAAGGTTTTATTTCCAGTTAATTCAATTCCGGAAATTTGTGGCTTATTTGTTAATGCAGTATAATCAAGAGAAATATTTCCGCCTGAACCACCAATTGCAGGTTGCTCTATCCATTTCTTGCCAGATTCGTTATATTTATACACTGTACCAGTATCAATTTCTTCATATGTGCTTCCATTGGTAATGTATGTTGTTTCGATAAATTCAACAGGTTTTTCGTCTGTAGATAATCCAGTAATCTCTAATACATTACGATTCATGTCACCACCAATTTTCTGTAATGTTACCATTATTTTCCCTCGCTTTCTATATATATGAGTTATCATATCTTATCCCATTCTTCATCCGTAAAACGTTTAATTTCTCTTGATTTTCTTGGTAGATTATATTTATCACACCACTTACGAACTGCGTTATCAGTAACATCGTACATTTCTCCAATTTTTGTAAATGTATATTTTCTGATTAATGTTTTTAATTGACTTCGATTCAACTCATTATCATTTAAAATACTGTGTATATGATTAACACTACATGGTTTGCATCGCACAGAACCCTTAGAAATTTCTTTGCCACAATCAGCACAATAAAAATGCTTTTTTAATTTTTTTAAATTTTTACCTGCAAATGTAGGTAGTTGTCTATCGCAGTTTGGGCAAACCCATCTTAAATTCTCTATTCTATTATCATGATTGTTACCATTTATATGATCTAGTGTTAAAGTAAGTTCCATATCATTCCATACTGGCTCTTGTCCACAAATGGAACATTTGTATTCAATATCATCTATTTTAGAAAATCTTTTCCTCAATGTTGTTTGATCAACTACAGAATTTTCACAAAAGACTTCTTCGTCAGTTCTTGGAGTGCTTTTCATAGCTATTCTTTTAAAATGCTCGCAAGATAATTTTAAATTATCAATTCTTTTGTAAATCATTTTATAACTGTCTCCGCTACAAGATGTATATCCAATTTTTTTAGATATTTCTCGCATAGAAAAACTATTATTAACTATATTGACAAATTCTTCATCTGAATAAGAATCTATTAAAGATATAAAAATCACTCCTTTATAAAATTAGCTTTATATCAATAGTGCGTGAAGTTGAAATTGAACAAATCGCCTTTGCCACAAAGGGACGGTTACTGATTGCTGTAATAGAGTTGACAGTCACATTTCACGCAAAATTAAAAGACAGCCTCTTTGTGAAAACTGTCTTTTAATTCAATAAGTTGTTTGTAAATTTTAAACCGCCGTTGAGTAGTAGCGGTATACTTGTATAAGTAAGTTCACATCCGAAATAATTTAAAAATCATACTATTTATTAATCGAAATTCATGGCAATCGATACTCACTGTCTATTTCTGTATACAAAAATAGGAGAGCAGCACAGCTCTCCATTAATCTCTCAAATCTATTTCGATTAATTCTACATAATCATCTTCGTGTGTGATCCGCAAATAATCACTTCCCTTGATTAACTTTCCATCATGCTTTTTGACGATGTCTCTCATATAATCAAATGGATGTATATGTGGATGAGCTTTCTTATAATCTAAGAAAGTGATATCATAATTATCGTCCATATGTATATACACACATTTTACTGTAGATATACTAGAATACTTATTTTGAAAATTTTCTATATCACACAGAAAATTTGTATTTCGTTCATCTACAATTTTTGATTCCAAATCATGAACATCAATTGCAATCATTTTGACGTATCCTGTTTTTACCAGTCTTTCCATTCTATAAACCTCCGGTGCTATGATTCTCGGAAACAGTATAACACAGAATAGAAGAGTATTGATCTGGTAAATTATGGGAAATTGAAGATGGTTAGATGAATGCTTCATCAGACTCGTCAAAATCATCATTTCTGATTATGTAATGATTTGTAGTTGTACTAACATCGTTATGTCCTAAAAGTTTTTGAGCAACTTCTGGAGATTTATTTTCGTAAACTACTAGATTAGTTGCGCGACTTTCTCGAAACAGGTGCGGATGTACGCGTCTACCTACTATTTCTGTAAATAGTCCACTACACCAATCATTAAACGTATTCTCGCCAACTTGACGAGTTTCTCCATTTCTTTGTTTTACAACAAACATATAAGGACATTCATCTTCTCCTCGCGCTTCAATCCATTTTTTTAACCAATACATAGCATCTTCTCCGAATTTTAGTTTACGTTGTTTTCCAACCAACGATGCGCCTTTACATCTAATTGTATGTGTTAAGTATTGGCGAGAAATTGCAACATGCTCTACACCATCTTCACCTTTAATTTTTGTTTCTTTCTCTTTTGGTTTATACTCAACAACTTCTTTCAAAAGTTGACGTGCCTCAGCTCGTCTACATCCTGTGCTATAAGAAAAAACTAAATATGCTAATTTTTGCCATTCTTCACGTTTTTCTAATTCTTTACATAACATTAAATATTCTTCCGGTGTCAGCGGGTTTTTCTCATGAACATATCCTGTTTGTACTACTTTTAATCCAACAGTAAAATTTCTGAATGTAGGATATTCTTCTTCATACATTAACATTATATAATTACAAAATGCACTTACACATGATTTTTTAAATTTAATTGCTGAATCAGATAAACCTCTATTAGTCAACCAATTAAGATATTTTTGAAATTCTTTTTTCTTTATTTGTGTAAAATCTTTATTGTTCAAGTGATCTTTTACATATACAAAAAAGACTCTTAATCCAGAGCGATACGCCGGACGAGTCTTTAGTGAAAGGTCAGTTTGATTATCAAGATAATCCTGAACCATTTCTCTATTGAATTCATTAACCTGATTCCAAATCTCATCAGTTATGTCCTCTGAACGCTTTGCAATTTCTTCACTCAATAATCTCACTTCCTTTTATTCAAATATTTTATTTCTCCTCACTCCATAGAAATAGGAGAGAAGTGCGAATGAGGTTACACTTATCCGGTAGGTAGCTAATCCACCGTATCTCTCCTGAAAATCCAATGTTGCATTGGAACATGCAGCGCGGTCGGAGCTTACCCGACACATTCCTTTCGCTGATGTTTCTAATTCTTATTCTCCTAACTGAGAACACATAAATAGATCCGTAAGCTTTGACACCTACAGATCTTTGAAATGTACATATATAACAGAAAATTTATAATCCAAAAATACGAAGTAAATCCATCATATCATCATGATTAACTTGCTCTGTTGAATAAAATGATACGGAGTGACAACCATAATCATCAGTCTTACTAGCAGAAAAGCCATGCAGGTCTTTGTTATCCACATAATCATCATCCAACAAAAAACCATACTCATCATGGTCATCATACTCGTCGCACTCATCACAGAAGATACATCCATCACAATCATATTCCATATCATCTTCATCATTCTCATCATACAAATGTACTTCATATGCATAGTCTGCTTCAAATTTAGAGATGACTTTCGAATTACAATCATCTAATACATACACAATGGAACTATCAGAACAAATATATTCACCGTTTCGTTTTGCCGGCACACAAAAGATTTTATCTTCAATAATATCAATTATATACTCATCAGTATATCCAGCAAACTCCGGATCATGTAATTCGCATAAAAAAAGGGAGAAGTCCATTGTACATAATTCCGAAACAATGAGACTTGTCTCATCGTATTTAGCAATAATAGAAACAATATTATTGCCGTAGTTTGATTCTAGTACATCATATGTATCTACAACATCTTCACATAATTCATAGATATTATCATACGTTTTCTTAATCATTTCTTTTTCCAAATAGATACACCGCCAATCTTAAGCATTTACTTTATCTTTTAATTCTTTTCCTGCTTTAAATTTTACATTTTTAGATGGCTCAATATAAATTTCGCTTCCGTCCTGTGGATTTCGTCCAGTTCTTCCAGCTCTTTCTCTTACTTCAAAACTTCCAAATCCGACGAACTGTACTTTATCTCCAGCAGTAAGTGCATCTGCAATTGAATCAAGAGTTACAGCAACAATCTCTTTTGCTTTTTCCTGTGTTACTCCGTCTACTTTTTCTGCAATTGTTTTAATTAAATCTGATCTTGTCATTTTATAATCTCCTAACTTTTTAAGTATTTTGTAAAATTTATTCTTCGGAAATAATTCCAATTTTCTCCATATATTCTGTCTCTAAATCCAGAATTCTCTCAATATCTGTTTTTGGATATTGACTTTCCTCCATGATATAAGAAACAAGTTCTTCGTAATTCAATACCGGTAATCCATCTTTGTATTCCATAGTTATATACCTCATTAATGAAATTTAACATCATATACACAATCTAATCCGTTGTCAGTAATAACAGAAATCAATTGCTCTGGTTTATTTTGCAATCGGTTATCCAAGCAATAGTTATCTGTTCCAGAAATACAACCTGATTGTAAAATTTTCACATTATAAACAGTAGACATCGCATTTACATGACGATGACCCATATATAAAATATTTGGACGTATTTGTGTCATAAGCGATAGTTTCTGCACAACCGTTTTAGGGTCATCTTTGTCTCCATGGACTCCAAAAATTTTCGTTCCTCTAACAGAAAACATTGCAATTGATTCATCAATTTTATTTTCGTGAAATTCGATATTCTTAAAGTTCTGCAATTTGGCTTGCAAAAATGGAATAGCAAGACAGTCCATATTTTCACCTTTTAAAGATTCTTCCTTTTTTGCATGTAACCTAGAATGATTTCCAGGACAAACATAAACATGAACTTCATTAAATTTATAACTAAGTTCAGATAAAAATTGTGAAATACAATCCGATACGGATAAGAATTGCTCAATTAGATTTTGATTACTTTCAATCCGAAGTGAGTTGTGAATCAATCCTGAGACCAACTCACTTATAATTACATGGATATTTTCAGAACCGTGCCGTAAATAGACTTCAAAAATTTTATCCAGGTACTGTCTAAATCTATCATACATAACTTCTGTATTGTATTTATTAAACCAGTTATCAATTTCAATTCCTGCATGAATATCTGTTACAGAAATTACTAAATCATTATCTGATTTTAAAATTCCATTAAACTGTTTTCTTTTATCATAATCTAATGGTTGTCCGTGATATTCTGAAATGGATCTTAAAATCTGTTCTTTATAAGATTCCTTACGTGCTTCTTCACGAATCAATCTACGATACTCATTTCGTTCATCACGAGTTTTGACACGTTCTTTCTCTAAAAGAATACGCTCTTCCTTTAGTTCTTTTAATTGTGCTGCACCGTCTGTGAATTTAGACTGATTAGCATCAAGAACCTTTCGGAAATACTGTACTTTCTTTCTATATGCCGATTCAGTGTAGTTACAGTCAAGAAGAGAGTTTAGAACTGCAGCAACATCATTCCATGTACCGATATTTTCTTTATCATTACAGATTCTCAGGATGAGTTCATCATCACTTTCACCATCAAATCTTTTATAGTTATGTACTATATCGTCCACCTACTCTCTATTCTTCTTCAGAGTCCAGTGGTAATTCCACAGTGATTTTAAATCCAACCTGTTCCGTTCCTTCCGGAAGAGCTTCAATAACTTGCTGTGTAATATCACCTGTTTCATCTACAAATTTTAGATCTTTTACATAAATACCATCTAATTGGATATTCTGTTTTGCCGGCGTTAATTTTTCTTTTGTTTTTGTAATTTTAATCATTTCTAATTATCTCCTTTAAACTAAAAATAGAAGAGCAGTATTAGACTACTCTTCCTCGTCATAATATTCTTCAGTTTCTGGTTCATAATGAAACCCGATAGCGCATGTATCTGTCGATTCAACCTCAAAATCCGACTGCAACTCTTGTAATTCTGCATTGCCTTTTATAACAAGTTTTCCCGGAAGAATTTTCAGATATTCAATCCAAGACAGAATTACATTAACTATTTCTTCTACAATTGGAAGAAATATTACGATTGTACATGCACCTAATATATATGATAATAATGTTTTATTTTTTTTCATATGCGTTACCTGCAATATAAAATTTAAATTGTAATTTTTAGACTCGAATTTGCAATTAACTGCATTTTTTATAAATTAAATGATCTTCCAGATTAGCTTCATTTATAATATCTTTGTTGGACATATCAAATCTAAATTCACCAAAATATTTTACTTCTGCTGATTTTCTCGCTTCAATTGCATCTTCAATTTTAGCAAACGTTCCAAGGTTTAATGTTTTGTTATTTATATTAAAACTATTAAAAATAGGTTTAGCTTTTATAACAAACATCCTCTCTATAATTTATCCACTAACATTGCAATTTTACTTCTCCAAACATTCGGAAGATGTACATATCCAAATTCTGATTCACCTTGAAGCACATCAATTGCGCGTTTAAAACCATTTGAATTTCCTTCAAATAAATAAGAATCAACCTGGCTATCATAATCACCTTCGATAACAATTTTACATCCGCTACTTGCTCTTGATAAACACAACTTTAATAATTCGATTGATGTATTCTGCGCTTCACTAATGTATAAAATTTCATTATCCCTTACTTCCATTCCTCGTACATCTGCCATAGATACTAATCGAATTTTATCTTGCTGCAACAACATTTCAACAGCAAATCTATCACCAAATTTTGTAGTTAACATGGAACCTATAGAATTTTGAAGTGCCTTTTCAGTAGCATTACCACAATAGAAACCCATATCTGCAGCACCCTTTGCTTTATTAGGGTTAAACATAATGATCACTCTATCATATTCTCCATTTTCAATAAGACTCATCATAGATATTAGTGATATCAATGATTTCCCGCTACCTGCATGTCCGGTAATAGCTGTCATTGTATTTGAAAAAATTGAATCAATAGCACAGGCTTGATATGAATCTTTCGGTCTAATTTTATCTCCAAAAATAGTAGAGCGAACTGTTTTTTCACATACAGCTTTATATTCAAAACCGTCCCACTTTCTATAATCAACAACTTCTCCATCTGATTTTTTAATAATGAGATATTCGTTCAAAATACAATCATAAATGTTTTCATTTGTATGACAATAGAAGTAACTCATTTCTTCATCAGACAATGTTAATTCTTTATATCCAAGATATTCGTCAAGATTTTTGACAAGGTTAATATCCGAAACTCCCTTTGTAGGAAGTCCAAAAATATTACGAGATATGAATTTGCAATTTAAATCATCAGAACATACAAGTACTTCCGATACATTTGAATTGTAATAATAAGCAGAAGCCAAGATAATGTTATCTGGCGTTTCAGATAAGAAATAACTATCAATTATTTCTTTAATTTTTGGAGAGTATAAAACCACATCATATTCGCCATCATGTTTATCCAATAGTCTTGAAATTTGTCTGGCTTTGTATTTTACTTCTCCATCTTTAGAATTAGACACTTTGATATTCTCGATCTCTTCAAGTGTCTTTTGTGCAATAATAAATTTTTCTTTAAATGCATTTTCGCCGAGACTAAGTAATGCATTCGTATCAAGGAATAATGTGCATTCCAATAAGGTGAACCACCTTTCCTCTAGTTTAATTCTAGTTATTTTTTACGTTTTTTAATCTGAATTGTTTCTTTAATCGACTGTGATCTAAAATTTTCTAAATCTTGCATCAATCGATAATTTTCTGTTGCATATTTTTTGTTTGCTCCGGATACAGTGCGATGAATATGATCTCTCCATTTCCATCCTTTGCTTAACAAAAATTTACATTCTTTGTCTGTAATAAGAACTATGATAAAACATTCCTTTCGTTGTATATTTCTCCACAGTGGGAGAGTATTGCAGAGCCTGGGAGTCGAACCCAGTATTTTCAGATTATGGGTCTGACGTAGTAATCCGTTCCACTCGCCTGCATATAACGCTGCACCTAAGATTTGAACTTAGACACCGCATAAGTGGCTACTATCGATTTTTCAAGATCGACCCCTTACCACAGAGGATTAATGCAGCTTATTGTTTGCTCGTCCAAAACACCCATCCACAAGGACGACAAAATAATTGTTATGTGAATAGTTATATAAAACGTAGTAAACCTAGAGCGTATCTTCATATAAGCCAGTGTCACCTGGATTTATACTGGGATAGGTTTTTATGCGCCACTGATTGACGGTCAGCGCAACACTTCGGATGATAGCAGCCCCAAGTAGATTCGAACTACTGAATGCAGGAGTCAAAGTCCTGTGCCTTACCGCTTGGCGATGGGGCTAAAATACTCCTAAGATGTTAGCAACAGCACTACCAGAACAGCAATGCTATTACTAACTGAAAAGGAGATTAGAAATCGTCAAGTGCGCGCATAAGCACTTGATTATAAATACAAATGGAACTTCTTCCTACTCAAATATATCGTCATAATATTCCGCCACTACTTGTAAAGGGCTGAGAATAAGGGAGCTACCCTTAGACTTCCTTTACATCTGATAAACAGCAATTGTAGCCTCGACTGATTACGAGAAACTTTCACCCATGTCATTCAGCGTATTAAGAAAATTCATAATAAGATTTAATTTTTTTGTTCTTTATGTATTAATCTCACGTCACTTTGGGCTACTCGTACATTCGACAGATCTTATACTGGAATTTCTTCCGATCAACGACGCAACTGACTTATTTGGATTTTCGCTACTTATCTCTCTGTAACATTCCACCGATACAGGCATCACGATTATTACTCCACTGGAGTCGTCTATTATGTCAGCGATCTGGCAATTGCGTTTTACGGCAATATATTATTGTACATATATTTAGTTTTGACGGTTTCCGTCTTTCTGTTTATGATTCACATCATTCCAGAAGCTGCAGTATAAAACTATCGTATTATACCGCAACTCACTATTCATATATTCTCAGCATGGTGACAAGCCAATCTGCACTGAGTTATTTGTATTTATAAGCAAGTGCTTATATTGGGCAAAGCCCAAGCCCCTTTCAATAGGGGCTTTATTATAGATATATCTCCATATTTATTAAACGCTTTGGCAATAGCGTTTGTCGTCTTAAGAGTCTTGATTTCATCTCAAGAATTTTGAATATAAGCAAAACTCTCATCCTTCCATATTACGGACGAAGTTGATTTCTTGAAAACCCACTATTTACAAGGGGTTTAGTAACTTTTGACAAAATAATTCGGCAATTTTTGTGCATAAACACTAAATTTGTTTTGGTTTAAAATTCAATAAAAATTTATCTTTGTCCATTTTGTGTAAATAATTTAAAATTTTTCTTGAATATTTTAAGTTTATGTTCTTCGTTTTGGATCCATTTCCGATTCCTTTATCGAGACCTAGAGCCACCTCTATCATTCTATTTATAGTTACTATATTTCCAACTTTAATTTTGCATAGGCTGTCTAATAATTTTTCGGATTTAGAAATCATTTCTTCGATTATTATATCGTCATCGTCATTTGTTATATGTAAATTTTTAACAAATAAGTCATATTCTTCAATAAGACTCCTAATTTTTGTCATTTGTCTGTTATTAGGTTTGCCAGGCATTTTTATAAAAAAATCACTAATAGGGGTTGAGTGTGAATTTGCCGCAGGTTTGATAGTGTCTAAGCATTCCTCTAACCAATTCATAGGGCAAACAAGAGATGGGTTGATTCTATTTTTCAATTTCACTTTTTTTTCGTGTATTTCCTTTTGTGGAATTTCTTTCCCGTTTTTTGTTGTTTTTATAGCTCTTGTATATTTCATAAACTTCGGAAAATCAAATTTAACACTTTTAATTCTACCGTTTTCATCAACTACTTGCTTTGTTAATTTCATACATGGCATTTTGCTGATCCTGTCGATTTCTTTCATTCCATCAATTTCGTATTCCCTTTTACATCCATCAATTATAACTTGAGCAAGAACAGATAAAATCACAAAATTATCATATAACTCATGCAATCGTTCTTCATTAGGATTATCCTTTTGCAACTCTGTCCAATAATAAGTCAAGGCTAATTGTGCAAGATTACTGGAATAGCCAATGCCAATTCTGGATTTAGAAAATTTATTATCCATACGTGCATATTCTAATAATGTATTCTTGTATGTGATTCCGCTTTCTTTGAGATCATTAACAATGGTTGGAAAATCTCTATAACAAATTTCGGCATATTTAACCATCACTGGATTATTAGTGACTAGATTAAAATCTGAATCGAAATCTTCCCCGTTCATTCTATCTTGGACATCAGTTCCTATACAATTTACAGCCATAATATTTTTGCTAAAATCAAAATATCTAGACATTTCCTGACTATATACATTATGAAAGTGACATACATTATTCGGTGAATTATGTGGATTCCTAAAACCGCATAGATATTCATCGTTACTAAATCTTCTTGTATAACATTGAATACTATTTTCTTCTTTTGAAAATGTAGGATCTTCTTCCCAATTTTCACCTACTGAATAGAGTAGAAGAGCATAAGGATTTCCACAGACAGTCAAATTATCTCCATTTACTAATATTTTGCCTTTTCTCATTCTGTTAACATATTCAAAAATAATTTTTTTCTTTTCATTTCTGAACCATCCACAATTGGCGAAATCAGGATTATGTCTGTATAAATCAGCCAACATTTGATAATGGTTTATTTCATTTGCATATTTTCGTAAAAACTTTTCAAATTCAACATTATCTGTTTTCAATGTTTCGATATATTTAACTGTATCTGATGCGATGTCATACACGTCTTCTTTAGTGCACGGAAGAGTGTTTATCATTTGATAACTTAACTGCTGCGAGTTTTCAAATTTACTTTGATGATCTGTTTTTACAACTCCCCATATGTTGCCATCTTCGCGAATTTTATCACACCAATATTCATAAGCAGAAGATAATGTTCCGCCCATAATATCAATAAATTTTTTCCACTTTATAGAATTATCTGTTGTGATAATCTTGATGTCTTTTAAATAATGTTTACATCCAAACATATCTTCAACTTGATATGTATTATAGTCATGATTATTTTTTTTGCACCAATCTTTAAAGAATAATTGTACATGTCCTTTAAAACCGCACATCTTAAATAAATGATTTCGTAATAAAGCCATCCCATTTATCCATCCCGGCAAAATTGATGATTCAATAATACCCATACCATCCCATAGTGTGTTTTTAACTTCTCTTTCTTCTGATTCAACAATACATTTTTTCTTTTTGTTTCCAGAACTATCAATATACTCTTCAGCTTTTACTACACTCGTAAATGTAGAAAAAAATGAATCCTGATCTTTTAATATTAAAATGTCTTCTACCGGAATTTTTAATGTTCCAACAATAGTAGATGTGGTAAGTGGTGCATAAGCAGACATCTCAACTATTTTTGCGTTATCATAAGACATTTTTTTTCCTAATCCGATTGTAAGCCAATCGTATGCATCATCATATAAGTTTTCATTTATAAAAATAACTTGTCCAACTTTAGCTTTTGCACTCGTTCTAAATAGCATAAGATAATGTATTGTTTCAACAACTTCTTTTTTTGTTTTTTTATCGGTGTGTCTATATGAAATATCTACTCCATTCTGATAAAAATCTTCTCTGATTTTATCTCTATTTTTACCATTGTATAGTTTTTCTTTTTTCCCTATTTCTTTTAGTAAATATTTTATTTTATTTTTATCATCTATTGTCGTTGCATTGTTTTCTAATTTTTCGAGTCTTTTTTTCTCTTCTTCGTAAGAACGACTTCCAAAATCAAAGTCTAAACATATTATATCACGCGTAGATTCTTTATCAGACTTTGGTTTTTTATAAATTTTTATACCATTTTTCTTAAGGTGATAGCTAAACAAGCTATTATTTAACATCGCTTCAGTGTAAGTGAAATAGTCTCTCACTCCAATATTTACATCATAAATCATACCTGCTTTTATATTTTTAATCTTAATTCCGTATTTACTAATTTTACTCACCTCATTCTTATGTAGTTAAACTTATTTTTTATTTTCTTCTGAAAATTTCTTAATATAGTATTTATTATGCATAGCCTTTGACCAATTGATTGCGTGTGCAATTTTCTTAATTTTTGTTCCACCATCTGCACAACCACCTGTACTAAAATCACCAACTGTAATGTTTTCAATTAGATACTTGTGAAATTCGCTCCGATTTGGAATCTGAAGATTATGGCTTCCTGGTGTTACATATGTACTTGTTTTCATAAATTAAATCTCCTCTGTTTTCATAATTTTTGTTTGTCATTGGACTCGCTCCTTTAATTGAGTGATGACTATAAGTTTCATATATTTATTCTCTTTATTTAAATTTGACTATTAACTAATTGCATCATTTCTTTTGGATCAGAGCAGCAGTCTGGAACGTTAGATTCTGACTTACCGCAATAATCCAAACCAACCGTGGATGAAACATCCACAAAAACTTGTGCGATGGAAGATATTTTCTAGGGATATCTTCGCTGCAATTCTAATGTGATAGAAAATATAATTATGTTTTCATTCATATAACTCCTTTCTTTAAATGAAATGAAATTTGATTTTCAAGTTACAAATTCCTAAATGATGTTTATTGAATGTGGGACATATTTTAATTCACCATTTAGAAACAAAATACATAAAGTAGGATTACTTATTATTCACCACTTATTTTTTCGTTTTTTATAATTTTAATTGTATTTTCAACATCTTTAATAAAAGAGCTTATCAATTTTGTTTGACCATTATATAAATCAACATATGATAGATATAATTCTTTTTCGGCTCTTGTAATTGCGACATAGAATAACCTACGTTCATCATCAACATTTTCATTCTTATAGTGTGGCAGGATTTCTTCATTGCATCCAATGATAAACACGACAGGATATTCCATACCTTTTGACTTATGAATTGTAAGTAATTTGACTTTATCATTATCTTTATTCTCCATTTCTGTATTTAACTCATCTATGTATGAAACAAATTCTTTAATGGAAGAGTATTTGGAACAAATATTTTCAAAACTGTTAAGGTTGTCGATTTGTTCAATATAACTTCCATCATCTGATTGCTTTCCTTTTGTAACAAATTTATCAATGTCTAATCTGTTTCTCAAAAATCTTACCAAATCTGAAATGTTGGAATTCTGATTGTTTTGTAAATAATTTATTACTTCAATGATTTCATCGATACCTTTTTTGAATCTCCAATTTCTCCTGTCAATCGTGAACATTGAATTGTATAATGATATATTTCTTTTAAAACTGTTATCTGTTACTTCTTTTAAAAATTTTTTATCTAACCATCGATTTGGTTTATTGTATAGATAAGAAAACGATTCATTATCATTTGTGTTTAACGCAAGTTTAAAGTAAGAAATTATCAATTTGATCTCTGGTAATTCTGTAAAAGTTTTACCATCAACAATTTCAAATGCTATATCTTCATCATGCAGCGTTGACTCTAGTTTTTGTAATTGAGCATTTGTTCTGGCGAGGATGGCAATGTCGTTGTAATCGTATCCTTTAAATTTTAATTCTCCTATTTTTGATGCAACCCATAAACATTCTTCATAATCATCAGGGAAATGTCTTAACTCAGGAATTTGAAAATTTTCTTTATTTGAAATACTCTCTACATAATTTTTGTGTTGAGAATCAGGAATACTTAACGCAAGTTTATTTGCTGTAAATACAATATCTTTGCTACATCTATAATTTGTATTTAGATTAATAACTTTTACATCTTTATAATCAGTATCAAAATTTAGAATAAATCTGCTATCACCACCTCTAAATGAATAAATAGCCTGAAGAGGATCTCCGACGATCATTGTGTTTTTTGTGTTTAATTTTCTTAAAAGTAATGCTTGAGAAATTGAAATATCCTGAAATTCATCAACTAATATATACTGAAAAATATTTCGATACTTTTCTAAAGTATAATAATCAGTATCAAAAATTTTATTTGCCATGTTCAAAAAATCATCAAACTCAATAAGTGAATTGATTTCTTTATACTCTTCATAAGTTTTATATATTTGTTTCATATCCTCTTCTTTAAATGGGGGATCCGGAGTGTAAATTAAATCATCATTTGGGGTTTTCATGTTATTTTTCTGCAACGCAATAAACGATGTAATTTCGTTGTATGGGACATTATCAGAATCGCAAAGTAATAAAGAGTCACTACAAATCCATTTTATTGTTTTTTCTTTTTCCCATGGTGTTGTCCATATTTTAAATTTTTTGATTCCATACACAGAGGAGATAATCTTCAAAGCAAATGAATGAAAAGTCTCTACAGATACATTCGATATATTAAGTTCCATTAGTTTTTCGTTTATATTTTCTTTTGCTTTTTTGCTAAAAGTAATTGCCAGGATAGAAGATGGTAATATATTATGTTCTTCAACCATTTTTTTAATTCTATGGGTAAGAACAGTTGTTTTACCGGAACCTGCTGTGGCAATAACCGCCACGTTTCCTTCTATTGTATTAATAGTTTCTTCTTGTTGTTTATTAAAATTCATATGTCTTATTTTCCTTTCCTTGATGATGTGATTTTTAGAGTATAATCATCATTAATTGTTTTTTCTCTTATTCTGTTTCCAAGATATTCTGTATTTTTATCAATTGTTATTTCGCATAAATTTTGAAAACATAAGCTGTAATCATCCTTTTCTGCATAAGAAAAATATTTATCCGGATTTTTATCAAACCTTTTTTCCGCATTTCCAACCAATAAATCTGTAAACTCTTTATTGAATTCACTTATTAAATTATTCATTTTGAATTTACCAAACTGTTTTAATATAAAATTGCATTTGTCAAGATCTACATAATATGCTTCATATGTTTTGAAAACACATTTGATTTTCTTTTTATATAGTTCTTTCTTTAATACTTCTCCAAATAATTTTGATTTTTTACTATAATATCGTTCTCCAGCATTTTCTATTTTTGCTGCTTTATCAGCAATTGAAACACAATGAGAGTAGTAGTTCATTTCATCTTCAGATGCTTGATGACTATCAATAGAAATATCAACGTGTATATTCCCGTTTTCATCAATAATATTTTTGCCGCTTGATATTTCTTCGTTTACTCTATAAACCTCTCTCCAGATAACTAATCCTGCAGATTTTAAATAATCAAGTGCATTTGTTATGTACCATTCAATCATGTCATCAGCTTTGTCATAAAATTCATTTATAGTATCTAAAGAACACTGCGTTTCTTTACTCGTATCTTCTCTGTTGTATTTAACAAGATTATAATTTTTATTTACCATATTAATTTCTCTCGCCCATTTTCCAACTGTTATATCTATTTTGTTATTTTCGTCGTGACCATTAATTAAGTTAGTAAGTAGAAGAGGAACAATATATTGATATAATGATTTTGTCATCTTATTGAAATTTGATGGAAGAGGATAGTCATATACTTTTTTGATTCTATATGTTCTGCCACCTAAATCTTCAATGTTACAATATCGAGACATTTTTGTAAGTAAAGTCTTTTTATAGTTACTTATAAAACGTCCATTTTCTTTATATGATTTTTTCTGCGCATCACTCCCATATAGCTCTACTAATTTTTTTTCTGTAATTTTCCCTTTTTTGATATTTAATTTGTTCACGTGTTTTCTCCTTAAATTAGTTTTTTATCGTTTTTTGCACACCTAAAATGCCAATTTTCCCAGTGTTTATAAGGGTTTAGAGAGATTTCGCATCCTTTCATTTCTCCCTAATATATATATAATATAGGGAGACTTTAAAGGATGTTTTTCGTCAAAAACCCAGTGTTTATAAGGGTTTAGAGAGATTTTAATTGAATTTTTTATCCATTTTATAGTGCGCGAAGGGGGTCTGGGGGAAGTGCAAAAAAGAGCATAATTCATTTAGTCGCACTAGCAGATTGTGAGCCTTGGCGAACAAGGTGCGTAGTAAGACTTATGAATTTGGTCTTCCTTCCCCCAGTTAATAATTCTCTCTTTATAAATAATTTTTTTGATATAAATTCGTAATTCCTTATATATAGAGAGATCTAGGTAATGTTGGATCCACTTCAGAAAGAGCCGCAAGCGACCCTTTCTTCGTGTCTCCGTTTCACTTTGCTTCGCAAAGTCTTTGCTGACGCAAAGATACAATTTAAATTGAAATAGAAAAATTTTTTATAATTTCTTTTATGCTTCTTCATTAAATCCTTATTTTCTTAAATCATTATTTACAATTTGCTCATATCATTTCTCCCTTTATTATTAAAAATATTTGAACGGTTTCTTTGTTTCATACTTTAATTCTCTTAACGATTTAAAAATTTCTATAAAAATTCATAGTATTGTGCTACTATGTAAATATCAAAAGGAATAGGAGAGTAGTACTATGAGTTTTTTGGATGAATTAAATGAAATATCAAAAACACCGGAGGAAGCTGCTACAGAAAAGTATCAAGATGATTATCAATATGGTATGAAGTTTGCTGAATATGATTTCATGGAAGTTAAAAGCGATATAAAAGAAAAGGCAAAAGAGGGTAAGTATATTACAGAAGATGGCAAAAGGATTATTTCTTTCTATGAGGAATGTTATTTAAATAAATTTTCTCGTCCTATTGTAGAGGATTTGTCATTTTCTGAAAACAGAATGATAGAAACAAAAGTACAATTTAAATTTGAAGGAATCGGATATTATGATGGCTATGTTCATCATATAAATAAATTAGCTGAAGAAAATGGAATGTCAATGAAGGTTGTAGGGACTGTACTTAGAGAAACAGATTTAGGAGTGGATCAAGAATTTGATCTTCCTGATCCGCAAATTTTTCATTCAAAAATGTATAAACCATTAAAGATAATGTTGCATTGTAGAATTGAGTTTTAAATATAGCGGTAGTACATTCTAATTAATTTGATGTGTTTTTAGAAAAAAAGGGGATTTTGTCGAAATATGTAAAAATATCTTGATAAAAATATGAAAGTATAGTATTATAATTGTAAATTGTAGGTGTTTTAGAGTAGTAATAAATAGTAATTATAATTTATTTTATAGTTGCTAAAAACAGAAAGAGCAGAAGAGTTCATTAGAATTCTAATCTGCTCTTTTTGTTTTATTTGATACAGACACATAACAAAGCAAACATACTTTCGATTTTATATGGATAAATTTTAAATTTTTTGTTATGATACATATAGTAGGAGGTGTGCTGCATGAATAATAAGTCATATATTGCGATTGATCTAAAAAGTTTTTACGCGTCAGTGGAGTGTATAGAACGTGGCTTGGATCCAATGGATACGAATTTAGTTGTTGCAGACAACAGTCGTACAGAGAAAACAATTTGTCTTGCAGTAACGCCGTCTTTGAAATCATATGGTATATCTGGAAGACCAAGATTATTTGAGGTTGTGCAGCGGGTGCAAGAAATTAATGCAACAAGATTATATCGATTGAAAAAGAATGAGTTTCCCGGACAGTCATATAGTAAAAAAATTCTTGATACAAATCCGGATTTAAAAGTTGATTATATTGTGGCTCCACCACGTATGGCTTTTTATATGAAATATAGCACAAGGATTTATAATATCTATTTGAAATATGTTGCTCCTGAAGATATCCATGTATATTCTATTGATGAAGTATTTATGGATGTGACTTCTTATTTGAATACGTATGGATTATCCGCAAAAGAACTTGCACAGAAGATGATATTGGATGTCTTGAATACAACTGGAATTACTGCAACCGCAGGAATAGGAACTAATTTGTATCTTTGTAAAATAGCAATGGATATTGTTGCCAAACATATACCTGCAGATGAAAATGGTGTGAGAATTGCAGAATTGGATGAAAAGTCATATCGAGAGAAGCTATGGGAACATAAACCATTGACTGATTTTTGGCGAGTAGGTAGAGGGTATATTAAAAAATTAGAATCTGTAGGACTATATACAATGGGCGATATCGCAAGATGTTCTCTTGGAAAAGAGTCAGATTATTATAATGAAGACTTGCTGCGTAGAATGTTTGGTAAAAATACAGAGCTTTTGATTGACCATGCATGGGGTTATGAACCGGTTACAATTTCAGATATAAAAGCATATAAGCCGGAGAGCAATAGTATTGGAAGCGGACAGGTTTTACACTGTGGAACTGATTTTGATAAAACGAAAATTATTGTACGTGAAATGACTGAGATGCTGGTCTTAGATTTGGTTAGTAAGAATCTTGTAACGGATCAGATTGTATTAACGATTGGCTACGATAGAGAAAATCTATTAGATTCTTCCAGAATGAGTAAGTATAAGGGAGAGTTCTCTTTTGATCAATATGGGAGAAAAATTCCAAAACATGCTCATGGAACAGTAAATTTAGATAGTTATACGTCTTCTACTAGCGTGATTGTAAGAGCTGTGCTTGATTTATTCAGTAGAATTGTAGACGAAAATTTACTTGTCAGAAGAATCAATATGTCTGCAAATCATGTGATCAGCGAAAAGGAAGCGAAACAGGATAGATATGAACAGCTTAATTTATTTGATATGATTTCTGAAAAGGAAGATGCAGTAGACCAGGAACAACTTAAAAAAGAAAAAGATATTCAGAAAGCTATCTTGGATATCAAGAAAAAATTTGGGAAAAATGCAATTTTAAAAGGTATGAGTTTACAAGAAGGAGCTACTGCAATAGATAGGAATAATCAAATTGGTGGACATAAAGCATAGGGGTGTGTTATGGGTAAATACGATGATATTATTGATCTGCCACATTTTGTCTCTAAAAAATATCCTCAAATGAGTATGCGAGATAGAGCTGCTCAATTTTCTCCATTTGCTGCATTGACAGGTTATGATGCAGAAATTAAAGAGACTGCAAGATTGACAGATAAAAGGATTGAATTTGATGAGGATGTTTTGGATAGGCTGAATGAGAGATTGAATATTTTAAGAAAATGCTTAGATGACGGTGATGTTGATCCGGATATCAGAATCACATATTTTGAAAAAGATTTAAAGAAAGATGGTGGAAAGTATATTACAATGAGTGGGAGAGTGAAGAAGGTACACGAATACAGAAATGTTGTAATATTTGAAAATGGAACTGAGGTACCGGTTCATGATATTAGTGATATAGATGGGGATATATTTAATAAATATTATTGAAAAAATTAGGCTCGCAATCCCATTAGCTTTAGCTCGTGGGTAGTTCACGGTATTGGATGATTATAGGGTGATTATAAATAATAGCAGTTGGTTCTTAAGGACTTATCTTAGGAATTGGCTGCTTATTTTTTGTGTCAGTAATTTTGAAAATAAGGTACTTCGGTAGAGAGGTAATTTTGTGTGATGTTTTTATACCGGGGGATGCCAGTATTTATGTGGGTACACTTAGGGGTAAGGTGACGTGGTTTTCTGGATTTTGATAGTGTGTTTTATATGTAATTTTTTGGAATATAAGTTAAGTTCGGGAAAATGCAGTAACGGTAAGAGTTTGTTTGGGGTTTGAATGGATATTGTGGTGGATTTTGGTTATTTTTGGACTGTTTAGAATGGTAGAAATGCAGTGTTTATGCTTTGTTGGTCGAGAGAGTTCCCGAAGTATTTTTAGGTAATTTTTTGGATTTTTGAAGTGGAAGATGAAAATTTTGGTGTGGAAATCGGAGGTCGAAATTTTGGTAGTGAGGTGTGGATAGAACCCCATACCTGCTATATTTGATGTATAACAGGTGCTAAAAATGTTTAATACCGCCCCTATTATGGAGTGGCATAATACTACACTATTATGTTGCTTTAGGGACTTTTGGCACATTGATGAAAAGTGCAAAAGTTTTGATTGTAAAGATCTGAAAACAGGGGGCGGTATATGGTGGATTTTATGGACAATCTGTTGATTTTGTGTGTGTCTTTTACGTAGCAATGAAACATTGCATCAGGTGGGATTTTAGACTCAAATTCATGGATTTCTGGACAAGTTCGGATTTTTGGTGAAAATTTTTAATAATAAAATAGTTATCAACATAATGTGGATAACTCAAAATAATATGTGGATAACTTTTTGCCTTAAAACTTACCTCAAAACAAAATTTCCCACCAGACACACAAAATTAAACAAAAACCAACACATATTCCCCACTTGCAATCCAAAATAACCTACAAATGAGTACCACATCACCACTTTTATACCATTTTTTAAAATCAAACTTATCCACATCATGTGTATAACTATGCAATAATTTGTGTATAAATATACATCAAAAAAATGCATCAAAACAATACTACACTAATAATAGTAATAATTCCTAGTTTATCTAAACATCCTACACAACAACGTGATGCAGTCCACACAAACACACAACTATACTCACTATTATTACACAAGTATTACATGTGTATCATATAACATACTATAACTATACAGTCATAACACAAGTTAATATACACTAACATACACACTGACACGATAACATACAAAAAATAGCGACGCCATATCAGCACCGCTATCATACTTATGCTACTTGTTTATAATTGTTATAATCGATAATTGACACCTCTTGTAAACATTGTTTAGCCATATTAACAATCTTTTCTATTTCCTGTACAACGTCACCGGTATAAATAATCTCATTGCATTCTGTACATTTATAACATGGTACATTTCTGATAATAACAAGACAGTTTCCTAAATCCGTAACGTCTGTTGTATATCCCTTTTCAGCGACTGCGCCGCATTCAATACATAACATATAATATCACACCTTTCTGGTCTTAAAATCACTTTCCCACTGATCTGTATTAGGATAGTATGCTGTTATCAAATAAATGTAATCACAATCGTGACTAACCACAATATGAATATATTTATTATTTACCGAAAATCCTAGTATCAAACAACTGGGCAAAGGTTTGTCATCTTCATACTGTTTTATGACTTCTCCTGTCTCAATACCATTTATAATGTCCGTGATAGTAATATTTCTTTCTATTAGTCTTTCTTTCGCATGTCTTGTTAAAACTATCTTATTAGGCACATTTAACCTTTTCAAAACTTCGATATCAATCAAATACAATCATCCTTTCTCAATATTGTTGTCATTACTGACTATAATTATAATAACACTAAAAACAGTGCAAAGTCAAGCACTAAAATTAGTGTCAGAAGTATTTTATCTTTTCCTCTTCCGTCGGTATAATCTCGATTATATCCGACGGTTGACATCTTAAAATAAGACAGATCGTATTGATTGTATCTGTAGTAATACCTTTACCTTGCCGTATGTTTTGCATGGTAGCCTGGCTCATAATCTTATCTTTGCGTATTTTAGTAGCATTATATCCACGATCTGCGAGTGCTTTTAATATATCTATTTTATATCTAAACATACTATCTATAAATCCTTTACTTATTATTACAGATAATTATACCATAGATCACAATCAAATAAAAGCTACACACTCATAAACCGTGTTACTACTTATTATATGCGGTCAAAAAACTTTATACATCTAACATTACTTACTCAATCATAATTTTACAATTATAATCAATCGCATTACATAGCTTTATTACATCACTGACAGTTAATTCCTTTTTTTTAAAAACATTTTGTAATTGCTGAGGAGATATTCCTATTTTCCGCGCAACGTGAGCATTAGTGATTCCCTTTTCGATCAAATAACTTCTATAATCACTTAAAAACTGTTCTGTATTTTTATATTCTAACATGGATTATACCTCATTTCTTTTAAAGTCTTTTATTATACCATATTTTGTTTATAAATATAATTATACATATTTACTAAAATAAAGCAATACAATAGCGTGTTTGATTATAAATATGTACTAAAACAATAAATATATAAATAAAACTATTTACAAACATAAATAAAAGTGATAAGATATAATCAAGTTAAACGACAGATACACAGATAACAAATGAGATTGCAAACAAAGTGTCAGCCGTAAAACTTGCATAGGGTGTACAGATTTACTGCACGATACATAATAATTTAAGCATCTAAAGTGTAGCATATCTGAAAAGCAAAGTCAATTCTGGCTGAGCGATACCCAACTACAAAAGGAATTTGCACTTTGAAAAGTGAATAGTGAAATGTTAGATCATATAATAACAATGTCTGAGATTTTCTTTTCGATGTTATTACGTTTTGATTTTATAATGTTGTCACGAGATTTTTCAGTGTGTAAACTAAAATAATGTTCTCGGCTTTTATATATGTTTATTGTTATATTTGTTTTATTTTTTACTTTTAAGTAGTCGCAATAGCGATATATAGCAATTTCACCGGATTTTATTTCTTCAACATAAAAATCGCCGTTTTCTAATTTTTTAGGTTTGCCTGAAATTGACGATTCACCACAGACAAAAAAGAAATATATATTTTCACAAATATCATGATATTTTTTTATCATTTCTCTGTCTTTGTCTGTGATTGGGAAAGTCCAACTTTTATAAATGGTTTTCCTATTTTGACAGTTTTTCGTGTATTTCATTATAATATAAAAATCTTCGCTTGTATTAGTTGTCATTTTGATAACCTGAATTTCATCGGTACTTTCTATTATAGAAGGTGTTGTATCAGAATTATGTTTAAAAAAAGAAAACATACAAGCGCCGAAATAAAAATCTTGTGTCTGTATTCTATAATTGCCCATGATATAAAATCCTTTTTCTTTTATGGTAACATAAATTGACAAAATATACCATTCAGAACATTTGTTTTTTATCATAGTATATTGTATAATATAGCCTAACAGGAGGTGATATAGTGGATATAAATAATAATGCTGAATTGTCCAATACAATCAATAATTTAATTAAAGAGTCAGGCATAAAAAAAATAGTGCTTGCTGAAAAAATGGGTATTGTAAATCAAAATTTGAATCGAAAAATAAATAAAAAAAATTTATCTTTAGACGAAACAAACGACATCATAAACCCATTAGGATATAAAGCAAAAATAGTAATCGAAAAAGATTAAAAAAATAATCAAAAAACGATTGATAAACATAAAAACATATGATATTATATAATCACAAAAGGAAAACAAAAGAGCAGTCGCAAGGCTACCAACCAAACAATGACTGCTCTTTCCAAACACTTCTTGCAAAGTGATTATATATATTCTAACATTTTAGTATTCGCTTTTCAAGTCGTGTTTCACAAATTCTTGTGAAAAATTCCTTTTTAATAAAACTTAATAAAGTGATTTCTCTATCTTATAGGGGAAAGAAAGAAGCGAAATAGACCGTTCCACGCGTATAGCATCATTAGTCAGACAGCGCAGACGTGCATAAGGGTTGAATCAAATTATAAATCAAATAGTCAGAGTGTTTGAGTTATAGTCACTGGTTACGGCGGTTTTGAAAAAGTAGACTTTCAAACGTATATAAGATTGACAAGCGAAACATGATTTTGCATAAGTCAAATTAAAAATAACTTTCACTTCCAAAAGAAGGGAGGTGAAAACGTATGTACTATATAACATACGACAATGAAACAGTCGTGTACAATTCAGACCATATGCAACTTGTAAAGTGTCCAACGGAACAAGAAGCAAAAGAATATATACACGACAACTCATAAATTATTGTAACTTGTAAATCAGGACTTGTCAAGTCGGCAAGTCCTTTAAAGTGAGTCAAAACACTTTGAAAAAAGAATGTGATGTTTAAACGATTTTTATGGAATGTGAGTGCAAACGAACAATCCGTTTATTTTATTTTGACTATGCAAGGCATAGAAAACAAGCAAAGAAAGATACGTTTCGGGCAAAAGCATAAGACCCGTGGCAGTGAGTAATAGAAACGACTTTACTTCTAATGTTTTCACACATGGCTTGCGTAGATGAAAATAAAATAGCGAATAATCAAATAAGCAAAGGAGATCAAGACGATGGTAAACAGATATTACTTTTCAGAAGATAATCGAGAATCACTTCCAGACGCTATGGAAAAAACATTTTCAGAAAATCAGCTAAAAGAAGTTTATCGAGACATTATCGAAAAAACAGAGTATAAAGATTTTTCGGAATGGTTTTTTGACATGCTCAAAAATGGCTTAATTATTCACAGACAAACGAAAGAGAGGAAATGAAAATGAAAAAATATGTTGTAAGATTAGTGACTTATAAAAATGCGATTGTTGACGGTGAAGTGTTTGAGGCGGTAGACGAAAAAGAAGCATTGGAATTATATATCAATAGATGTAATCGTTTAGGGATTCAGAAAGGATACTACGATAAATACACTATTGAAAATTGGATTTTTGACTAATTCATATAAGCTGACCTATCGGCTAAGGGGAGAAAGAGGTTAAACATGGCGAAACTAAAAAACGTATTGAAGGGTTACACATCACATGAAAATATCAGCAGATTGGTTGTAATAGATACAAAAGATTTGACAGCACTATACAGCGGAACGCTTGAAGATTTTCAAAAAGCTCCTGATTTTATGGAAGAGTTTAAAAAAGAATTAGAAAATAAGGAAGTTATAAAGGCTGATATGAGTTGTGGATGCCAGTTATTCATATTCGTTTAATCCGGACACGTTCCGGCACTGTCAAGAAAAATATTGCACCATAACTAAAAATTTGCTATATTATATTAAGAGGTAATAGAGAAAGTAGGTGAAGGAAATAACTTTACAACAAAAAATAAAAGTTGCTTGTGATGAGGCTGGAATATCATTGACAGAATTGGGTGCAAAAATGGGAATGAGTCAAGCGTCTATTTCCAAAAGGGTAAAAACTGGAAAATTTACGCAAGAAGAACTAGAGAAGATGGCTAGTATTATGGGATGTAAATATACATCTGCTTTTGTTTTCCCGAATGGGAATAGAATAGGCTAAGAAAAGACATTATACGTTTGTATGATGTCTTTTTTATTACAATCATACATTCCGAAAACGTAAAATAAATTCTAAAAACATATTGACATCGCGAAAACTTCATGCTATATTAAGCATAACGAAAACGTAATGATTAGTAAGTTTTCGGAAATAGCACCTTGTCAATTTCATATAGCTAATCAAATACAACGCGTTTATACGAGCAGATAACACTGTTTAAGTACAGAACTCTTATAAGCGGAAAATCAGCAAGTGAATTAAGGGAATAAACCGTAAACAGGCTGTGCTGTATGATGTTCTAGTCTATCGGTATAAGTCCGATACTGACGAGCAAGAGCGAAACTAGAAGAGAATAAGAAAACATATATATAAAGAAAGGTTAAAAGGTGGAAATTATGAGCAAGAAAGTATTGTATTTTGAAGGCGCAGGTTGTGTACCATGTAATGACGTGGAAAATTGTAGAATTAGAACAGCATTTACTAACAAAGAAGGTAAAAAAGTTTATATTGAATTTATAAGCGGATATAAACATATAGTTGTTGAATACGGAAAGAACGGAAGAAAACTAAAGCATCCGAAAACAATTTCAGAAGATGGTTACTTGACTTGCGATTTTTGTTATTATATTACAAATGATCCGAAAATTGATGATTGTAATAAATCAAGATTAGAATGCGAAAGAAATTCCGACATCGAAAAAGTAAAATACACAAAAGAAAATATTTTAAATTTTGTTAATAAATATTGCAACGCTGATTTTGAAGAAATAGTTGTGCTTGATAATTTAGCGGGGTTCAGAGTCTTTTCAGATGGGAAACGAGATACATTTGCAGGATATAATTACGGTGATGAATTTAACTATAACAAGGAATTGACGGAAAAAAGAATTGAAAAAGTAGAGGACATGAAGAAATATTTTTCAAAATTGTTCAATCAAAAATATGATAATACTAGATATTATATCAATAATAATGGCGAATTAGAAGTAAGAATATCTGTATCTGATCAGGCTTTACAAAAAGCAAATTGGGATAAAGGAAGGATTTTTACAGTAGAAGTATAAGTTTTTCTACTTTTAAATAGAATTATTACATATTAGGAGGAAAAGATAATGACAATTAAACAGGCAAAATGGATTAAGGATGGAAAAATTACTAATGTGTGGATTAAAAGCACAAATATAGAAGAATGGATAGAGATAAGCGGTTATAATCCATTCCCGTTTTTTGGAACAACAAAATTTAAAACGTCCAAAAACGTTTTTGAAACCTGGATGAAAGAAAATGGTTTTAGAAAAATCATGAATACATCTGATTACCATTCAGTAAGATTGATAAATTTAATATAATAATAGCGGAGATTTTCCGCTTATAAAAGTGGGCAATATGGATCATTTAGAGTATAGTTTTAATTCTAATTTGAACATTGTCTTTTTTTATAAGTGGAAAAGCATACACAAGTAAAATAGGAGGAAAATAGAATGTTAAAAAGAACAATCAAACACGAAGAGTTAAAAGGCGGGTATACGATGGGAAAGAAAATCATTATTGATGCCTGTGAGATTTTCGGAGAATTTGAAATCATGGCAATGTATGAAAATGGAGAAGAATTAGAAAGCAGGGCTGTATCAACGGAAATAGAAGCGATCAAAGTATTTGACAATCTGCTTTTAAAATATATGGAGCCGTTACAATGTGCCCTTTATAACAAATTACAGCCGGGAAAGAAGTATACACTTGTATATCTGAACGAATTCGGTTTCCCAGTAGCTCAGAAAATCACTTTTCATAGTATGAGAACAACAACATATGCGCAATATAGCGATGTTATGGAAATGATTTTTACACCATACCGCAAAAGAACAAAATATAGAAAACTCATCTATAACTGTTCTATGATGATTTTTGAAGGTTGGCAGGATTTAAAAGAAGAGGAACTAAAAGAAACTCTTGAAGATAATAAAAATGTAAAAATTACAAAATCAAAATATGGTTGCTTTGACAGTAGGTATATTGATGATTTGGAAAACTGTTTTAAGAATCCAGTTGTTATCTATATAAGGATTATAAAACAGGTGTAAATGGGAAAATTTACGCATAGAAAGGAGAAATAAACCATGACAAAACAGTTTTTAAAACGTGTTATAACTGAATCGATCGTTGATACAAAGATGCACAGATACATATACAATACAGGAAATGGAAACATTGAACGGCTGCCACTGGGAAAGCTAAATACAACATATGCTTTAACAGATTGGGAAGTAGTCGGAAACGTAAGGGATTTATAGAAAGAGGTTTGAATGATGAAACGGAAAATATTATATATCGGTGCTGTTGCAATTATTTCTTTTACCACATTTATAATAGGAAGAAACTCGGTTGAAAACACACCGAAACAAGCTCAGGAAACAGTCGCAGAAATGCCGGAAACATATATTGACACAGAAGAAATCGAAAGCGTTACTATTGGAACAGAGGGGTTTGAGTTAAATTTTTTGGACGGAACTGGCTATTATATCGAAACAGACGTTACACCGGATAGCGGATATATCAATGTAAATGATATAAAAGGTTGGGAAACCTGGAACGATGATGAAAAAGTATATCTATCTGTAGGTGATTGGATAATCAGCAAAGAGCCATATACAACAAATACGAAAGCGGAAAGAATGGAATAGGAAGAGACATGATGGAAAATTTTTATAACAAACATCAGATACAGTTAATTAATATCACACAGAGGAAACGCCAGATTGAGCTGATCTCGGTTGAAAGAAGTGGAACGAAGCAAAAGGAAAGGGGTCATGATTATGATAACAGTAGGAAAATCTTTAGCAGATTATACGTTTGAGGAATTGGAAGCCTTGGATAAGAATATACTAACGAATGAAGAGTGTGAGCAGATTCGTGAGAATCCTCTCGTAACACTGGATATTTTGGGAAGCAGTTCATACAGACGCGGTAGAACATGGATAGATGTTCATATCGAAAATGAAGAACGACAATGCAACATAGATGTATACGTATAGAAAGCACTTGTAATTATACAGGTGCTTTTTATTATAGAAAACTTTACATATTAAAGGAGATTAGAAAAATGAGTAGAAACGGAAAACTTGAACCTATGGAAGTGGAAACAATGATGAATGAAGCAAGAATGCTAAACAATATCATTGAAGTTGGAGAAAGAATGATCGTATCTGACAAGATGGAAGAAGCAAGATCGAAACATGATGGAAGAGAAAAGGCAATTATCAGCATTAATCCATTGCTTATTCATGTTCCAGATTGGCAAAGAGAATTAAGGGTATCTATTGCAAAGAAAATCGGATCTGAATTTAGCTCTTATAAGTGGGATTTGCCTAAGATTATGTGCAAGAATGATAAATTTTATGTTGTTGACGGTATGCACAGAATCATTGGCGCTTATTTTGGAAACATGAAATTGATTCAGGTTGAAGTATTGATCGGAATTACAGAAGCAGAAGCGGTTGACTTATTCTTGTCACAGCAAGACGATCGAAAAACCATGACTCCTGTCGATATCTACAGTGCGGCGCTTGTAGCTAAAAAAGAAGAATATGTTACATTAAAATCTATCTGTGACAGAAACCACATTGCTGTTAAGGGAGACAGGAACCCAGTAAAAAATCCTATTGGTATTTTAACTTCTGTCTCTGACGGTGCAAAGATGTCGAGAGTTTGTCCGGATTTATTAGACAGAATTTTACAACTTATCGTAAAACTACAATGGAACGGAGGTAAAACTTATCGCGAAGGAAAGGCATTCAGCGCGAAAGTATTAAGAGTATTTAGAAAATTATATGCCTACTACTCTGGAAGAGAGACAGACATGGAAAGAGTTCTGTTGAATAACTGTAAAGGAAGTAAATATTTTAATGATAATTTATCAGAGAAGTGGCAAGATTCATTATTTGATTTCCTTTCCGGTGTGATCGAAAGGAATATTGATATTCCGGGAATTGAGTCTAAGACAACACGAAAAAGAACATCAAGAAAAGCAGTAGCAAAGACTGCATAAGAAAAACTTACATATTACGTTCTGTGAGTGTCACAGCTTGCAGAATGATTTCAGGGAAATAAAAAATACAACAAATAAACACAACAACAAAAGGAGAATAATACAATGGAGATTTTGAGCGAATTTACAATTTGCGGAAAGAAGTATTGCACTGTAAGAACAAAAGGCAGTGTATCAGTGGTGGAAAAATGGGAGTATAACAACGTAGTGAACAAGTATATGAGGAATGGAGGAAATAAGAAATGAATGTGATTGAAACAGTTATGACGGAAAAAGAATGGAAGAAACATAATAAAGAATGGTTAGAAGGATATGTTATAGCTGCTACGAGCCAGAAGTTTAAACGGTGGAAGCGCAGACTGAACTTTCAAAAGTTCTCTGGATTGATTTTGCTTCTTATCGCGTTATTTATGACAGAAACGGATGCAAAAGTATATATTACTGTATTAGGTGTGGCGCTGATCGTGTACTGGAAACCATTTTGTAAGTAAGAATTATTAGAAAGAAAGTAGAGGAAAATATTATGAATATCGAAGTAAATAAGACAAATGTAAAAGTAGAAGGAAATAACCTGGTGATCGAATTAACGGAAGAATTAAGGAAATCTTTAGGAATAAGACAGAGCAAACCACTTTATGAATGCAAGGTTGGAAACGTGATTGTAGACGACATTGGAAATGAATGGTATGTGGTGGAACAGGATATTGAGAACAATAGAACCAAAGTTTGGAAAAAAGAGCTTATTGACGGAACTTATAAATTTGACAATGGGTCAAATGACTTTAGAACTTCTGAAATCAAGAATGTACTGAATGATGAAAATGGGAAAATTCTGTCTGATATCTACAAAGGATTTGGAAAAGAAAATGTATTATTAGATACAGTTGATTTACTTTCTATGGATGGGTTGGACACTTACGGAACATGTAATTGTAAAGTACATTTAGGAACTTTTGATGATTACAGAAAAGCCAGAAAGAATGGTATGTTTAGGACAGAAAATGAAAAACCGTTTTGGTTAGATACACCAGACAGTACAAATGAAGGATGCTCGGCTTCCTATGTTCAGGTTGTTGACGGTAATGGTGGCGTGGGCTACGGCGATTGCAGTTGGGACGATTGTGGGGTTCGTCCGTTTTGCTCTTTAGACTCTTCAATCTGTGTATCAGTTGAATAACGTAGAACTTTGGAACAGTCAGGAACAGCTTTTTGCTGTTCCGTATGTTATGGAAACAAATAATGATTTCATCGGGAGGAATGGTGTATGAGAGATAAACATAAAGAAAAAGTTATAGAAGTAGCAATTCAGAATTATAAAGATTCTGTAGCGTTTGGATTTAGTAGTAGTACAAAAAATGCAATCAATATGATGGAAGAAGCATACTATATGTGTTCCGGATTTAATATTGATGGAATATCAGAACTACGGAAAATTATCGATGAAGCAAAAGAGAAATATAAGAAAGAGTTAAGCAGATGAAAAGATAATTTTATTAGGAGGAAATTAAGATGAAAGCAGTTAATATTAAATGGGATACAGACGGAGATTTAGAGTTATTACAGGAATTACCTAAAGAGATAGAAATTCCAGAACATTTTATAGATGAAGATTTTGACATAGAAGATTATTATGAAGAAATTTCTGATTATATTTCTGATGTTACTGGATTTTGTAACTATGGTTTTGAACTGATAAATGAATAAGAGATAATTTTAAATGGAGGAAAATACTATGAGTAAAATTAAATATACTAAAAAAGTTACATATGAAATGGAACGCTATCCAGAAAAATGCAAAGAATGTCCTTGTTTTTCACAGAAACCATATAGCTGCATGAATGAAAAAGGTATGGAGGCAAGATGCGAATTGGGGTATATGGATGGGAAAGACACGAGAGATTTTTATGGAAATATAAAATGTTCAAGTTGTATGATCGAAGAAGATGATAGAGTTAAACTTATCGATAGATAAAAGCACGATTTTGTATGGAAAGGTGGAAATAAATAATGATTACAAGAGAAATGATTAAGAATGGTTTTAGGAAAAATTTAATATCATTAAAAAATGAATACAATGGTTGTGTTAGTTTGTGTTGTAAGATTGGAGAAAATGCGTTTTATTTTGCAGAAGGAAACGATTGTTATTTAACGGTTGAACAATATAAAAGTAAATATACAGCAAACGAAATTGTTGACTTTATTTATACTGTACTAAAAGATGTTGAATCAGCGGAAGAACACGGACTTGATAGCGTAGAACTAGAATATTACGAAACTATTTTAACAAAATGAAATGAGATGAAAGAACGCTTTCAAATGATAAAGTGAAAAGGGTAGAGAAATAATGGAAATTAGCAGATTAGACGTTGTTATTATGAAGTTACTGAAAAAGAATGAGTGTACTAATTTTATTGAGGGTATGACAATTCAGGAAATTATGAAAATTACAAAAACATCAAGACCAACTACATATAGAAAATTGATAAAATTATGCGAGTTAGGGTATGTAGATAAAGGATGTAAATCAATTCAAGCAGATACATTTTATCTACTTGATAAAGGAATTAACTTATTAGAAAGAAAAGGTGAAAAAGTATAAAAATGATTATGGAAGAACTAAAGAAGTACAGAGAAAATTCATATTATGACATTGAAGATGTGGCAGAACAGTTGATTGAATTATCTAATCTGGAACCATCAGAAGAATTGAAACAAGAATTGGAAAATGGTTTAGATCTTTTGCAAGCAATGGCACAGAATGAATACAATAAGGATTGCTTCAGAGTGTTATATAATGTGCTGCTTGTGATTACCGGGAATGAATTTTTATAAAATTTACATGATAGGATGGAAAGATTATGAACGAAAATAAGAAAATAGTGACAGTAGGGGAATTAAGAGAATTTATTAAAGATATGTCAGACGATACGCAAGTTTTTGTTTGTTGTGAGGGATATAGTAATTACGATTTTCAAAATGAAAGAATGTATCAAGACAGTGATACAAATGTAAGTATATATAATGGAAAACTTTTCATAGCTGATTCGTGTGCAATAAGCGATTCTAATTGAAATACAGATTTTTAGAGAGGGAAATAACATGGACACACAGAAAATTGCGAAAATATTATATAATCTGTCTTTAGATATGGATTATGCGGACTCTTTAGAATACAAAGATGAAGAAGTAAAGTGTATCACAGAAGAACTGGAAATTTTAAAACAAAATGAATGTTTCAGTACGCTGCAAATGTTGGAAATGATCGCATTGAAAAATGAAGATGTGGAACATTGGAAAGAGGGAAAATGGTATGTCATTAAGAGAATATTTAAAAGAACAGAAAATTGATCAGATTGAAGATGATGCAGAATTTTGTGACAAGGAATACAACGCGATAATGGACTATTGCACAGAACGGAAATTCTTAATCACAGATGATGATTTAGCATGTATTGTTAATCGTGGTCTGAACGATAGCTTTGAATATAGACGTGCAGAATATATCAAGAATTTGTGGTTAGAATTTGGAGATATTCCCATGAATCCTGATACAGAATGTATTGAGGAAGAATGGAACGGATTCGCAGCAGGAACTCATAGGGAGGAAATTTGGAGCTGGTTTGAAGATTTTTATGGAATTAGTGTTGCAAAAGATTTGATGGGATTATAGGAGGAAATGATTATGGCAAAATATTTTATCAATTATAGTGAAACATATAGCAGAGGTTATGAAATTGAAGCTAATAGCAAAGAGGAAGCGGAAAGAATATTACTGGAAGGAATCGCAGAAGGAAAATATAATTCTCCGGAAGAATGTGTTGATTCATGGTGTGAAACAGAGAGAATATTTGAGTAGGAAATCAGGATTTCAAGTGGAGGAATAAATATGATTGATAGAGTTGGGAAACAAAAGAAAACAAACTTAAATTCATCGCTTTTAGCAAGCAGAATTTTTGATTGTATATCTGATGGATATGATGATGAAGAATATAAGGAAACAACTGTTGCTTCTTTGTATAATGAGTTGTCACAAATTCCGTCAGATAGTTCTATTAAAGCTGCATTTATTGCATTATGTAAAAAAATAGAAGAGTTGGAGGAGTAATACAATTTCTGAAATTAATAACAGAAACTAGAATTTGATTAGAATAAAATCGGAATTTGATTGTGTAAAGGAGAGTAATAAATGTTAGATTATACAAGAATTACATTTAATGAAATGGATAATACAGATAAACCATTGCAAGTGTTTTATAACTATGATGTAGAACAGACGGAAATTGAAGAACTTGTAGAAGAATATGCAGACGAAGACGAGGTTCCTAGAGGTATGTATCTTTGTGGAATCGAATTAGCATTGACTATTTACTCAAGAAATGACTTCAAGCTAGAAGGGGTTGTAAGTAATGATAATGCGGAGGAGTTTTGGTTTGAACTGAATAAACAATTTAGAAGTGCAGATGAATTTATTCAGTTAATACCTGATTATGGAAAATTAAAAATTTAGAATAAATGAAATTCACATTTCTTTTGAGAGAGAAATGACAATATTAAAAGAATTGGCAGCAGGAAATAAAGGAGTAAGAAATTATGATGTGGACATTATTTGTATTGGATTTTGATGGAGCCTATAACAATGAATACAAAGAAGATTGCGGAGCAAGACCAGAAGTATATCAGATTCCATTAGATAGACAGAGAGAGGTGGAGAGTCTTGCCGGAGAAGCAACTAGAAAGTTTAATTCATGTACAGATGTATGTGAACCTATTGGGGATATTTTTAAGGGATTGCTCGAAGAGAATGGAATTAAATTCCACTATGTTGGATATTTAAAAATACGTTTCAAAGAGAGACAAGAAGATTACCTTGCAGATTATATTCCTAGGGAGATTGTGTAAATATGGCTCAAAGATGGACAGACAGAGAGATTAAATATTTGGAGTCAAAATATCTTAATCAGCCAACGCAAATTACTGCGGATAGACTGAACAGGACAATGAGATCTGTAGTTAAGAAAGCAATGCAGCTCGGACTTGGAAAGAATAATAACATTCTAAGTGCTAATAAACTTGCTGAGTGTTTTAATGTAACTCCAAAGGTTGTACTAAGATGGATTGAACAATATAATCTTCCATGTAAGATTATTCATTGCAAGAACGGAAATCGATACAGTGTTGAGGTAGAAGAGTTCTGGATGTGGGCTAAAGCTAATAAGGATGTGATTAACTGGACAAAGTATGATTACATGACATTGGCTTTGGAGCCTGAATGGGTAAGACAGGAAAAATTTTCATGTAAAGAACCGAATAAAGGAAAGGCTTGGACAGTGACTGAAATAAACTCGACGAAGTCCATGCTGCGTAGAGGAATGTCTTACAAAGACATTGCAAAAGAATTAGGGAGAACAAGAAGTGGAGTTGCACATAAGTGTGTGAGTATATATAATGGAGAGTGAAGGAGGGATAAAATGGGAACGTTAATTGGAGGAATATTTTTATTGATGCTATGTGCGTTTTTGGAAAATCTCAGCGATAGTTTAAAGTAAAAAAATATTTGGAGGATGATATTATGGGTGGGATTATTTTTGGAACAGTTGTTATGATTGTAGGAGCGTTGTTTGCATTTGCAGAAAATCAAAAAACAAAAAATATGTCAGAAGATGAACGCTGGGAGTATGAGTGGAGAAAGATCAATAAAAGAAAGTAATTATGTATAGTTATAAGTCATCAGTTAATTCTGGTGACTTTTATAGTATATATAAGAAAAGAATATCAATTAGAGCAATCAGGAATATCTGATTGTTTTTTTTATTGCAAAACAGGAGGAATATTATGGGAAAGAAAAGAGATAACATGGAATATTTGTTCAAAGAACAAAGTAAAAGAGTAAAAAGGGGAATAAAGAATATGGAGAACTCCATGTATAACAGTTACAACATTTGCAACGTTGATTTTGAATTCGCTACAGAAATGAAAGCCGAAGGTTTATTACATGGAACACGATTTTAAAGAAAGAAGGCATTAAATGTGAAGGAGATTAAAAGAGAAGATATTCTATTAGGAGAATATGAAAAATTGTATTGTCGAAATGTATATGAATACCTTACTCGGAATAATAAGCCACAAGAACAGAAATATTATAGAACAGATGATGGAGAATTGTGGGAGATTAGTTATTTTCATGGAAAAGAATCAAAAGAATTTGCAGAACGATTGTCTGCATTAGAATATTTACAAAAGAAAATAGATATTGCAGAAGCATTGGGATTTTAGGAGAATATTATATGTGTTATAAAATTGAAAAACAAAGAAAAATAGAACAAAAACTTGCAAAAGAACTAAAAGATATTCCTGATTTTATATCAGATTTTTTTGATAGATATAAATCAGCGGCTACAAAGAGAGTTAATTGGATATATATTAGAGATATGCTTAATTGGATGATCAATAATAAATATATAAATAAACAAAGCATAGCAGAAATCAATGAAACAGATATGCAGATTATTACTAGTAATAATCTTATTAAATATCTTAACGAATTAAAAAATGGATTTTTAGGAAGAACAAATTCACTGGATTCTATCAATACAAAGAAGAATGTATTCAGTGCTTTTTGGAATTATTTACGACAAAATAAATATGTCGATGATAATGTGATTTCACATATACCTGGCAATCTATATAAATCTGAAAAAAGATATAAAGAAGTAGAAATCCCAACAGATGAGCAAGTGGAAAAATTCTTAGTAAATATCACAGATGGAAATAAAAATGAATTTAATATTATTAGAAATATTGCCATCGTTCAACTTATAAAGGGAAGTGGTATTCGTTCAGAAGAACTAATAAATATGGATATTTCCGATTTACATCTACACGAAGAAAAAAGACCGTATATGATGATTCTTGGAAAGGGAAATATACAAGAATATGATAAAGTTTATATGTCTGAACAGGCTAGAATGAATATTGAGGAGTATTTGAAAATTAGAACTTTTTTCGTAACAGAGAGAAAAATTAAAGATAATGCATTGTTTTTATCAAATGAAAATAACAGATTAAGTAAAGGTGCAATTACAGGGTTTTTTAATTTATATTCGGAAGGTGAAATTTACCCACATATGTTAAGACATTGGGTTGGAAGTAAATTGTATGAAGAAACAAAAGATATTGTTCTTGTTCAAAGACAATTAAGGCACAAGAATTTGGAAACAGCAGCAAGATACTATGTACACATGGATGAATCTACTATAGCAGATGCTGTACTTGATTTGTAATATGTGTTAAAATAATATGTAATGGAGGTACGATATTGAGAGGAAAATATATTGGTAGAGACGGAAGTATGAATTACAGCACAGGACAAACATATGAGATAAGCACAGAACTTACGAAAATCTACAGAGATAAGAAAAAGGTTGATGTAATTATGTTGAGAAGCGGGAAGTTGTTTTGTCCGTATGATTCCGTAGAGAGTATTTTGGAAAATTGGAAAATTGGAGAAACCATGATGGAAAACTTTATGAATGAGCCGGTTGAACAGAACTGGACAGAGAATGACATTATAGAAGAATATGAAAAATACAAAGACAAGAAAAAAGTTGCAAAAATATATGGAATTACTACGCAGCAGGTAACAGAAATTTTGAAAAGGAATGTATAATATGAACAGCGATATTTTTGAGATTATGCATAAAGATAGAAGAGTTGCAAGAATTGATTCTTCTGGAAGATGTAAGGTGTATTACAAAAGTTTTATGCCATATAACCTATATCTTGAAGAAGAAGAAGATGTTGATACTCTTGTTAATAATATTACAAATTTCAATTATTGGTGTGCAACAAGAGTTCTCACATTGGATAGAAAATACGCTAAAGAAATTTTGAACAGTATAGGAATGAATCAGGCTGTAACGGACAAGGATAGAGCAAAAGTGGCGTTATCATATAGGTGTACATCATTGACAGATGTTTTCTGGGTAAGAAATAAAGGTGAAAAGATAACATTTTCTGAAGTGAATTTGTATGACAACCACTTGGAAAACATATTTATTGATATTGCCCTACGTGGAAAACAATATACAGTCAATAATGAAGATCTGGCAAAAGATTTGTCTACAAATGGTGTTTTCCCAAAAGCCTGGAAACGGACAGAAAAAGGATTTTCTCTGTTGAAAGACGGAGGAATAGAAGTTGTTGAGAAGGAACTTCTATCAAGTAAAATTTGTCAGTGTTTTGATGTAAAGCAGGTCATATACAACAGAAGTGTATTTGCTGAAGAACCGGTAACTATAAGTGAAAATATCACATCAAAGGACTTTTCCATTGTGTCTATGGAAGCATTTGAAGTGTATTCGCAAAATCATGACCGAAATATCCGAAAATATATTTTAGCACTTGATAAGCATGATTACTACATGATGAACATTATTGATTACCTTGTGGGAAACACTGATCGTCACTGGGGAAACTGGGGAGTTCTGGTAAATAATGTGAATAATAAACCAGTATCTCTTCATCCATTGATGGATTTCAATAAGACATTTAACTCGTATGAAACAATAGAAGGTTCTAATTGCCAGACTTGCTTTGGGAAAAGAATCAACCAGAAAGACGCTGCATTAGAAGCTGTAAGAAAAATTGGATTGAATCAAATCAAAGAAGTGAATTATGATTGGTTTGAATATTTTCCAGAATATGTTGGGATGTTCAAGAAACGGTATGGAATTTTGAAGAGAATAAATGATTGATTTCAAGCGAAGGGGAATTATGAAGGAACAAAAAATATGCCCGTTTTGTGGTTCAGAAAAGGGATACTATATAACAGAAAGAGTAATTAGAGATTTGTTTTTTAATTACAATAATGAGCCATGTGGAGCGTCTGAAGATATTACAGAATTTTGTAGTAGAAGACGAAGGTGTATAAACTGTAATAAAATACTCCCGAAAAAGATGTTTATTAAAGTAAAAGAAATGTAGGTTTTATAGGTGTTCTTAAAGAAGGTGATATAGTGATTTTTGAAACATTGGAAGAGGAATATAGAGGAGATATTATTAGAATTGATAAATTAACAGAGTTTCTTCCTACAGAACACTGGGAATGGGATGATACTGGAGTAATTACTTTAGATGATATATCAATTGCGTTACATAATGGGCTAACAGAAATCCCAGATCCTTATGGTGATGTATGGAATCATCCTGTTCTTGAAATGCGTTCAAGAGATTGGCATATTGGAAGAATTCTGTATTTTATCAAGCATCCTAATGAGATTAGAGATATAGAAATTGATAACGAATGCAGCAATGGATATATTTTACCACAACCAGTAATAGTAGATGGATGGCATAGATACGCCGCAGCAAGATGGTTACATGATCAAGAGAAGCTATTTGAAATTCATTGCAGGTATGGTGGGCGAATGGATGTACTTGAATATTTACAGGGTAAAACTAAATCATTATTATGCGAAGTGATTTAATAGTTGAAATTTAACTTTCATCTGGGAGGTGTAAATGTTATGAGAAAAGTAGTTTTAGAACCGCACAAAGAAAAGTCAAACTTATGGTGTTGGAATGTGTTGCAGTACAGTGAAAGCCAAGATACATGGTATAGCATTGGTTCCGGGATAGAAGTAAACTGGGATATAGCAGCTAGAAAAGCTAAAGAAATAATAAAGATGTAATAAATATATGTAAGACGATACTTATTCTGTATCGTCTTTTTCATTGGATTCATGTAACTTGCAATAATATAAAAGAAGTCTATTTAACGCTGGATCCTCAGATTTGAATAAATCAGTTGGAGTACATTCTAGTGCGATACATATTCTTTCTAGTGTGTCAAAATTTATTTTGCTTGTATCTCCATCGTAAAGTTTACATGCCGCAGGATACCCGACCCCGATCGCTTTTGCAAATTGATTTTTATTCTGAAATTTTTTATCTACCAGATCTTTAATATCTAAGCGCATGTATTCACCACCTGTTCGTTATATATTGTTTACAGTATATAGTTTAGCATATATTCTTTAAAAAATAAATATATTTTATTGAATATACTCTTGACAATATACTGTGAAGAGTATATACTTATGATATCGAAAGAGAGAAGTACATAGATTAGGAGAAAGGAGGATGCGTAATTATGAAAATTAAATTTGAAAAATTTGATATTGTAATGGTTGACTTTGGAGATAACACTATAGGAAGTGAACAAGGCGGGAAAAGACCAGCAATTATTGTACAGAATGATATAGGAAATCATTTCGCTGCAACAACCATCGTTATACCATTTAGTACAAAATTAAAAAAGATAAACCAACCTACGCATACTCTTATCAAAAAGGGAAGAGGTACAGGGTTGGTAAAAGATTCTATTGTTTTGTGCGAATGCATAAGAAATATTTCAGAATTAAGAATAGAAAAATACCTTGGAAAGATAACATCTATGGACGATAAACGTGCAATAAAGATTGCATGTGACGCAAATTTTATGTGGGGAGATGATGTGGCATGAGATATGTATTGATGGACATTGAAGAAGCTGTTAAGCACTGTAAAGGGAAAAAAGTTTTAGTTGCAGAACAAGACCTTGAAAATAATGAGGTGGTAGGTTTTGAAAGAAAAACTTTTCAGGAATGCAAGGATATTATCGAGCGATCTGAAACAATAGCAAAAATTTGTGATGACTTTTTGAACCAGCTAAGAGTGTTTTCTGAAAAACAATTAGATTTGATGAACATAAAACCTATCGGAACTATGAGTACAATATTAGTTCATGATCCTTTCCCGGATACAGAAGAACAGAAAAGAACAAAAAATCGAACAAACGTTCTGTCAACTATTGACAAGAACAAGTGTTCGTGTTAATATACTTTTTGTAAACATAATAAAAAGAAGAGACGGAAATCCATCACAGGTGCGCCAACACCTCCGGTTCCGACTCTTCTAAAACCAAAAAACGCATTTCCCGAAATGGGAGTGCTAAGAACAGCTTACGCTATCCCTACTAGTATAATACATATTTTTTTCAAAGTAGTCAAGCGTATCAGCTAAAAATTCCAAATATTGGAAAAATGAATATTGAAATTTACTTTTTATTCGTGTGGACAAGTTTCTAAACGTTTATTTCTGATGCAATTTTTTAAATAGGAGTGAAATAAACAGTGAATAACGCAATGAAAAGTAAAAAAGAAAGGGTGGTTGAAATGAATTATGTCGTGACGAACGACAAATTGTACATTAGGTTAAGTTCTGATGGTTCTCCTGTAACTTGTTCTAAACGCAACGCTCAAGTATTTGAAAAGGATAAGGCGGATAATATTCTAAAGAATCTTCCAAAAGTATTGAAGAACTTTCATTTTAAAGTAAAACCTGTTCCACAATCTGAACAGGAAGTTCCTCAGAACAAAACAAAAACAGATAATGTGCAATCAGAAGAGAAGAAATACATAAGAAAAGATTCGTACATACCGTGCGACGAGGTTGTACAGTGGATCGAAAAATCAAGACAGTGTAGCGAATTTGTGGAAGACGCTACGAGAAGAAGAGCAGTATTACATAAAAAATTGGCAAATGTTGATCGTGAATTGTCAAACTGTATGCATCAGATTGAATTAGAAAAATGGAAGTCAGGTTGTGATGGATACAAATTATATAAGTTGGAAAAAGAAATTCTTGAAAAACGAAGACAGATTAAAGATGAGTTGGTAATTATTCAATCTGTCCTGGACAATACAAAATGTACGATTGGGATTAAGAATATTGAAAAGACTTTTAATCGTCTTGGTACTAGAAGATTTGAGATAAGAATCATTGAAGACGATGATTTCTTTGATGAATTACAACCTGATTCATAGTAATAATAGAATCAGGTTGTATGAAACTACTTATCATCATTGATAAATTTGACTACATCCTCAATTTTACAATCGAAATATTTGCAAATGGTGTCAAGAGTGGACATAGAAATATATTCATCTTTACCAATCTTGGCTAATGTAGCCATACTTATTCCGGTTTCTAAACGAAATTGAGTTTTGCTTAAGTCGTTATCAATAAGCAGCTTCAGCAAAGGTTTGTATGAAAACATATTACACCTCCTAATATTTAGATTATAACATTATATATTCATATGTCAATGGAGGAATATTCAGATATGTGAATATATTTATTGACAAATATTCGGATGTGGTGTATGTTGTATTCGTAAAAGCGAATATAAAAATTAGATATCTAAATATTTTGTATGAGAGGTCATAAAGATGGACAAGAATAAAATTCTCGAAGACTATATCGGAAATGATATGAAAAAAATTCGTAAAATATGCGACAAAATCATTTCCAAAACAAATATCCCGAAAATGTATTGGGATGATTATTATGATAAAGCTGTCGATATTCTTCTGAAGAGTATGGATACATATGATGAGTCGAAAAATTGTAAATTTAGTACATATTTCTATGGAAACCTTGTAAGAAGAAAAGAAACGTGGAAAAGAGATTGTATAAGGTTTAAAAGATGTAATCTTGTAACAGATAGTAAAGGAAAAATTATGAGAGATAAGGACGGAAATCCTATAGTTATTCCAGATATATCCATACATATGAAAGTTGATCCAGATGAAGATTACACGTTGGAAGAAGGCATTTCTTCTGGATTTAATTTAGAAGGGGAAATTATAAATAGACTTCACCCCACAACAGATAAAATTGAAATGTATAAGAGCAATTTATCTTATAAGCAACAAAAGGCGGTCGATCTCATATGCGATGGATACACTCAAGATGAAATTATTGAAGAATTAAACATAACAGAAAGAGAATATAAAGACAATATACTTGGGACTATGCGTCTTTATGAAAATGTAAAAGTGTTATTGTGCGAATAAAAAATTGGAGGAATATAATCATGGCAAAGAAAATTAGAAAAAAGACATTATCGCTAGATTCTTATTTAGAGAAGATTGTGGAAGAAGATATTAGTGATAATCAGGACGTTCAAAGACTGTTTTGTTGGGAAAATGGAATGGTGAATGAGTTAATCAAAACTGTATTAACTGATGATTATATTCCACCAATTATCTTAGGAGAAGAAGATTTGGACGAAGACGTTGTGCAGCAATACATTGTTGATGGAATGCAAAGAAGTTCTGCGTTGGTTAAATTTAAGCATGAAAACTATAAAATTACAGCTACTTTAGAAGATCCGATTATCCAATATCAGAGAAAAAAGAAAGATGAAAATAATAAAATCTGTAAAGATGAATACGGAAAAGTTATTTGGGAATCTGTTGAATATGATTTGAGAAGAAAAACATATGAAATGTTACCGCCAGAATTGAAAAAAATGTTTGATGATTATCAGATTGACATTACAATACATCAGCATTGTACGATGTCACAGATTAGTAAATTGGTGAGAAGATACAACAATCATTTGGGAATGAATACATCTCAGAAAGCATTTACTTATATTGATTTACATGCAAGAAAAATAAGGACAATATCTGAAAAAAATAAATTCTTTAAAAATTGTATGTCTTGTTCCGGTAAGCAGCAATCGAAAGGTATTAGAGAAAGACTTGTATGTGAATCTGTCATGACAACGTTTTTCTTTGATAACTGGAAAAGTGCAATAAAGAACATGAGCAAATATCTAAATGAGAACGCAACGGAAGAACACTTTGATACTGTAAATGAATATTTTAGCAGGATTGAATCTGTGTGCAAAGATAATTTCACAGAAGTGTTTGTGCCCAAAAATATTATTGTTTGGATCCCTGTGTTTAAAGAGTTTGCTAAATTTGGATTAGATGATATTAAGTTTAAGGATTTTGTAGAAGAATTTGAAAAGTCTTTATATAAAAAAGATGTAAATGGAGTAACATTTGACAAATTAAATGAGGATCGTCATACAAAAGGTAAGGCTATTTTAAAAGAGAAAATTAACATCTTAACTGCTCTCATGAAAGAGTATTTACATATTAAAGAAGATGAAGAAAGTCTTGTCGAAGTGGGAGAGAATAATGTAATAGATAATGTTTCTTCAGACCAGAACGCTCTTGAATTTATCCAAGAAAATGTTAAAGAAGATGTGATTGATGAAGACATCGAATTATATAAAATTCAGTTGGAAGACTGGACAGTAGAGGTTGATAACTCATCTAAACTTCTCGAACCAGAAAACATGAATTCTTTACTTGCTGTTGTTGCGTACAGCTTTGAAACAAACATAGATTTAGAAATTCCGGAGTGGATGGTAAGTTTCTTTAACAGAAATTCTACATATATTAAAGATCAAAAAGAAAATTATACATACATGGTAAATGATATTGGTGAATTTTTAAGGAACAAGTATGAACTTGTAGGATAAGGTGGTGAATTACATATGGAGAAAACTTTTTGGAACATAATGTCAATTGGTGGGTTGATTACATCCTGCTTAGCCGGTGCCAGATTATATGAACTTGGAGAAGAGGCATTTTTCTACGGGTTTGTATTAGGAGTTGGGGCATTGATGTTTGTAGCAAAATATATAAAAGAGGAAGAATGAGGTAAAAAAAGATGAGATTTAACTGGGACGAATTTAAGGATACAGACAATAAGATTGTGGTGCACTGTAAGACTGAGGAAGAAGCAATAGACTTTTGTAAACAGATGTATAAG